GGACTCGGCCGCTTCCAGGATTGCCTGCTCGGACAGGTCGGTGATGACCTGACCCGCAGGGGTCCGGGACAGTTCAGCCAGCTTGGCACGCTTGATGACTTCGGCGATGACAGCCGGAATCTGCCCGTCCAGCACGGCACCGGCCTTGCTCAGGTCGGTTTCCGGACGGATCGCAACGCCACCGTACACCCGCAGGAGCTTCTGGACAGCCTTCGCGTCCGGCGCCTTCACTTCGATGATCGCGTCCAGACGACCCGGGCGCAGCATCGTCGGGTTGATGTTCTCGATGTGGTTGGTGGTCAGGATGGTGATGATGTTGCAGGTCTTGGTGTCGATGCCGTCGATGATGTTCAGGATATCGTCCATTTCCTGGGTACGCTCGCCCTTGAGGGCGCGGTCGATATCCTCGCAGAACACCACGCAGGCCGGTGACTGGTACTGCTTGGAGAAGGCGATAGCCTTGGCCAGTTCATCAGCGTGGGTGATGTAGATGAAGGAGATGCCGTTCTGGACAGCCTTCTTGGCAGCGACCTTCGCGCCCAGGGTCTTGCCGGTGCCGTACTTGCCGGCGAGCATCACACCGCGCTTGACGGGGACGTTGTTGGCGATCAGGTCAGCGACACGCTCGATCGGCGTCAGCAGGTTGTTGGTGATCTGGGTCTGCACGTCGTCCGAGTAGATCAGCATGTTCTCGTCCACGTCCGTGAGGTCCATGAACTCGGGGATCGGCATTTCCAGCGCTCCACCGTCTTCGTCGTTGAAGCGGATCTTGACCGCCTTGCCCTTGTAGATCGAGTTGGTCTCCAGGTACTCGCGGGTCTTGGCGAAGATGGACTCGACCACGTCTTCGTACTTGCGCTTGACGATGCCGGCCAGAGCGAACTTGACCATCGAACCGTCCCACGCGGCGCTGCACTGGATCCAGCCGCCTTCGGTGCCCGGCAGTGCGAAGCGGCCCCACGGAACCTTCTTGAACTGCTTCGGAGCCACTTCGATGTTGATGAGCTTGGGCGGCTGCTTGCCGAAGAAGCCCGGGGTCGGCTCAGCGATGGACCAACCGAACTGCTTTTCCAGCACTTCGTTGATGGCGTTGGCGCCGTCGTAGGGGAAGTACGCGAACTGCTGGGAGAAGTTCATCTCCTCTTCCAGGTACGTCTGACGACGTTCCAGGGTGGCGATCGCTTCGTCCAGGTTCATGCCGACCGGCAGGGTGATCTGCTCGCCGTGATGCACAACCTTTGCGATTGCGATGTTCTGCGGGACTTCCTTCAGGGTGTTACCCATGATTGCTTGCCTTTTGTTGTGTGAGATTTGAGTGGTTGACGCTGCGCAGCGCTTGTTTAAAGCATGTCTGCGCGACGTGATGACACTATAACTGAGGGTTCTCGCGGGTGTACTTGGAAATTACGCTACGCCGTAAAATCGATGCCCGCGATACTGGCACAGATAGGGGAGTCGTGTAGACCAACCCGGTGGACGGCGTACTACCTTAGGAGCATAAAAGTATTCCGCTCCGGTACATGAGCCAAAGTCATATGCACCTGCATAGACTCGGTTGACTACCCTTACTGCTACTGCCCATGCGTCGGGGTTTTTCGCGCTGGGGTTCCGGCCCTTTGGCCAATTGAGAACGCCGTGGAACTGTGACGGCGCGTATGCGATGTTGCATACCGAGGTCTTACGTGTTTTGGCGCGATTAAGCACCGTATGGACTACAAGAGCCATTCCATGTTCACCTTCGGCACGTGCTTCGGTGAACGCTGTCAAAGCCAGACAAAATTCGTCGGACTTGGTTTGCTGTACGGCATGAGCCGAAGCGCTGACACCAAAGAACAACATGGTGGCCAGCAGGATCGAGCGGATACGCATAAGCATTCCCTCCTTTACGCTGTGTGTATATAAATGAACGCACACGCGCGCGAGAGTACCCTCATAAAAAGGAAAAGCCCCGATGGGTGAGCATCGGGGCTATCTCTACGCGCTCACGTCACGATGACACAAGCGCTATTTGGGTGTTACAACTACTTACAGGCTACCCTTGGCTTCCTTGAGCAGTTTTTCCAGCTGACCCACCGACAGACCGGCAGTCAGGTCTTCCAGCAGCTTGCGCTTTGCAGCCGTTTCAGCAGCCGTCGCCTTGCGCTTGGACACGATTTCCTGGAGTGCAGCAGCCAGGCGAACCTTGTCAACCGTCTGGATCATACCATCAACCAGTTCTTGCTGGGTCACATCGAAGTTCTGAGCAAGCCGCATCAGGTGTGCATGGCACTCCGCAGTCAGCATCAGAGATTTACGTCCATCACTTGCCATGTTTGTCACCTCTTGTAATCGAAATCAGCACCGTTGAGTATATTTTCGGCGAATCCTGGGGTGCTTTCCAAGATATACCGGCGTTGGTCGCTATGCCCTTGCAGGTGCTTGTTGAAGGTATCCTCGAATTCCAGGATGTAAGCCTTATTAGCCATCCCCTTGGGCTTCCGACGCAGACCACGACCGATCCGTTGACGTAATGCTACCTCAGCTTTGCCTGCGCCCGCAAGTACCACCATGCCCACAGCGGGCACGTCAACACCCACGTCCATGATGGTGGAGCCAATCAGCACGTCGATTTTGCCGTCTCGCAGGTCGTTCAGGGCGCTTTGTCGCTGATCCCGGGACGAATTACCCTGAATGTACTTGACACGGACGCCTCTAGCAGCGATAGCCTTACGTAGGATATCCCCGTGATCTGTACGCTGGACCAGAACCATGCACGACAATCCGGCTTTTACTGCCGCATCGACTTCATCCACGATGATCCCGTTGCGTTCTTCCGCCTCAACGATCCCGTATTTGTAAGCCAGTTGCCAATTACTGGTCTTACGCACGCGCGCAGGCGGTCTTAACTTAACGATTTTGAACTGTGGAGTGGCCAAAATACCCTTGTCGATCAGTTCCTTTTCGGTTACGCGGATACCAATGGGCCCTGAAACAGCCATCAGGCGCATATTGGCTTCCTCGTCTTCGCGCATGAAGGGCGTTGCGGTCAGAGCCAAGCGATAAACGGCATTCTTACAGGCGTTCAGGATGGTGTAGTACCCTTCACCTGAGGATTCATGGGCTTCTTCCAGGATCACAAACTCAAAATGCTCAAGGATCTTCCGCATCTTGGGTTCAGTAGCCGGGTCTTTCAGCTTCGCCATGATGGTTTGCACCATTGCCACGTTCAAGTGTGGAGAAACTTGCCATTCCGAGTCACCCATGACACCACAATAGACCTTATCCAAGCCCTCTTCGCCTTGAGACTTGCGGTAGTTGATGGATTTGTCGAAGGCGCGCTTCATTTGGTGCATCAGGACGCTGCGAGTGGTCAAGAACAGCGTTGGGCGCTTGATTTTGGCGAACGCGAGCGCACCGATACGCGACTTACCACCACCGGTAGCAACCTGCGCGATCATTGCTCGGTGCTTAATCAGGTTGTTAACCGTCTTGTACTGGTAGTCATATTCCTCGGTGTAGCCGAATTCATCGATCTGCGGATCCTTTTCACCGAGCGGTTCGGGTGCGGGGTTGCGAATCAGGGAGACTTGATGGCCCTTTTGTTTGAGGTGCGAGATAACCAGATGCACCAGGCCAGCCGGAAACACTGCCCGATCATATACAAACAGGGTACTGCGGCCCGACCACGTGCCAGCCTTGAACGAACTGGAGTGTTCAGCACCCGCGATCTGGAACGAAAGCAGGTCCGATAACTCCAATTTCAGGTCATCATCAATGTCCAACACGCGCGCATTGACGGCGTTGGCTGCGATACGGATATTTGCCATATGTAGGTATTGTGTATTAGGTGAAATTAGCTTTATACTACCATCCTATGTGGCACACCTACAACAGGAATTCCATGGAAACCATTAAAATCAACCCCAAAGACCTCCAATTCTCTCCGTGGAACGTCAACACGGTGTCACCCGAGAACATGGAGAAGCTGAAAAAGTCGGTCGAACGTAACGGTATCTTCCGGCCCGTCGTCGTGCGCGAATTAGCAGACGGCACACATGAAGTTATCGCGGGTGAACACACCACGCGCGTGGCTATCGAACTGGGTCACGAAACCATTGACGTGTATAACTTGGGTGTCATTTCAGACCTCAAGGCAAAAGAGATTTCCATTATCGACAACCAGCACTTCGGTGTTGAGGATCAGTTCGGTATGGGTAAAATCCTGCAAGAAATTCAGGACTCGGGCGACGTGATGGTCGGCGAATTCCTGCCGTTCAGCGACCGTGATCTGAATACCATCTTCCGGAGCACCAAGATTGACCTGGAGACTCTGGATTTGGACGAAGAAGTCGATTCTCTGATCCCAGACTATCGCCCAGAAGACTCGGTTGCACGCGCTCCCGTTACGCACCAACAAATGCGGTTCAAAGTCCCACTCAAGGATGCTGAATTCGTGACCCGTGTAATCGAAGGCATCATCAAACGTCAGGGCTTGAAGCAGTCCGACTCCCTCGCATCTGCCGGTGACGCGCTTGTCTGGCTGTGCAATAACCGTGGTACGGAGGAATAATGGCTAAGCATCAACCCAAAATCCAGATGATGGACATTAACAAGATTTTCCCGTATGAAAAGAACGCGAAAATCCACACAGAAACGCAGGTTGCGTCGCTGGTGAAGGTCATTCAAACACAAGGCTGGGATGTGCCTATCGTCGTTGATCGTAACGGCGTGGTCATCAAGGGCCATGGTCGCCGTCTCGCAGCCCTGTCTATGGGGCTGAAAGAAGTACCGGTGATCGTTCGTGACGATCTGACCGATGAACAAGTCAAGGCGGCGCGCCTGTCGGATAACCGAGTTGCTATGGGTGACTTTGACGTGAACCTGATGAAGGACGAACTGGCTGAACTGAATGATGGTGGTTTCGACATGACTTCCATGGGCTTTGGCGACAAAGAACTGGACATGATGATCGGCGACCTCGACAAGATCGACGTGACCGTGTTCGATGAAGCCCCAAGCACGCCAGAAGCTCACCAGAACGCCCCTGCTGCGATTGCAGACGCTACCCCTAGCGAAGATGCTCCCAAAGAGAAAGCGCTGCTGGTGACTGATCTGCTGGGTTTTAAGCACGTCCCCGCAAAATACAAAAACGCCCTGGTGGAGTTCTTAGCCAAAGCCGAAGAAGCGACCAGCAAAGTTGGCGCGGAAGCATTTGGTGAGTTCATCGAGGCACTGGTAAACGGAGAGTTCTAATGAAACTTCAAGTATCCAAGTCGTTTGACACCGGGACTGTTAAATCACCCCGCGTGCTGGAAGTCGCCGAGGCTTTTGGACTTGGACTCACCGACAAGAAGTTCGTGGTGTACGAGAACCTGGAAGTGGATATCGAGCCTGGCGACGTGGTTTACGTCACAGGCCAGTCCGGTTCAGGTAAGTCGCTCCTGCTGCGCGATCTGTCCGCGCAGCTCAGGAACGCAGGTAAGCACGTTTACGACATTGCCGATGTGCCCATGCTGGAAGAACCCCTGGTAGATCAGATTGGTGCCGACACCAACGAGGCCCTGGCCCTGCTTTCACAAGCCGGTGTGACTGACGCCTATCTGTTCGTTCGCAACCCTTCGCAGTTGTCTGACGGTCAGAAGTACCGCTTCAAGCTCGCCAAATTGATCGAGTCGGGCGCAGAAGTCTGGATTGCGGACGAATTCGCTGCGGTGCTGGATCGTGACATGGCTAAAGTGGTCGCTTACAACATTGCCAAAGCTGCGCGTGCAGCCGGAGCGATCTTGCTGGTTGCTACTACTCACACTGACCTCCGGGAGTACCTGGGTGCCAGCATCACCATTGAGAAGCTGTACGGTACGCGTGTAGACGTTCGCCGTTACGCATGGAGTAAGGAAGATGAACGAATTGAATTGCCTGCCACGCCCGAGCCTGCTCCAAAGCCTGAACGCAAGCCCCGAGTTCCAGCAGGAGACAAGCCAAAGCGAGTGGGTCGTCCAAAGAAGCCCAAAGACGGACACGAAGTTCCCGCTGCTGGCTGACATGTATATCGAGCGGGGCACCAAGGAAGACTGGGACGTTCTGCACGAATTCCATTACAAGTCTGAGGGCTCTGCAATGGGTGCGCGTTATTACCGAGTCATGCTCGGTAAGATGCTCGTAGGTGTTTGTGTGATGTGTTACCCGCGTGGTCTGCTCAAGGATCGCCACAAGATGTGGCCCGCGATCAAGCCTGACGGTGATGACAACAAGATCACCAACACCTATCGATACAAGTGGCTGAACGCCAATGTTTCGCTGAACGCCCGGACTGTGAACGATCCGTTGTTTCGCGGTATTGGCTTGGGCTACCGGATGTTGAATCTCGCCTCGCGCATGGACGGTCGTAAGTGGTGTGAGATTCAAAGCTCCATGTCCAAGTTCAATGGGTTCGCCCATAAAGCCGGTTATCAGTTCGTCGCTCCGAGTCCTAGCAAGTTCTACGACAAGGGTGTCGAGTTCTACGGTAAGTGGTTTGAATCAAACCCGGTCGACCAGGTAGCGCTGCTGGAAGAACTGAATGCCATGTCCCCGGCTGTACGTGAAAGGACATTGAAAGAAATGCGGCTTTTCTATTGGAAGCACTCCGCCCTGGAAAAGACCGGTAACAATCGCAACAAGGGTACGTCCCGGGTTGATGCGATGGAAGGCAAGGAGCTAATCAAGAATATCAACCAGCTGGCGTTTTCCAGTCCGCTGTTTGGTTCATACAAAAACCCTGACGCAGGGCGCATCATCCCGGAACGATTGCCGTTGATTGCGTTTGACGAACAGGGAGTAAACGAACCTCTCAAGCGAGGGATGGATAAATGAGACTGACCGATAACCAACTGAAAATCTTAAAGGTTCTGAGTGACAAGAACCCTGATGGCACCGATGTTGACCTGGACCAATTGCTGGACCGGTTAGCCGAGGAGTTCGACTGGGTGACGACCAAAGCTGCGTTGCAGTGGTCACTCCGGCAACTGATTTCCATGGAGCTTGTAGAACGCATGGAAAAAGAAGTCCGGCGTAAGCGAGCCCGGCGAATCCTGAAACTCTCCGGTCTGGGCATGAAAGTCATGGGCCCGTGAAGCGACTCACCAGTAAAAGCTAGAAGCTAGTAAGGTGTTAAACCTTGAAAGCAAAGCTGAAAGTCAAAAGCATTATACTGGGGTTTTTGAAGAATTAGCCCAGCCCGGGCCCAAATAAAGAGGGAAAGATGGCAAGACTTACAAAACATGAGTGGCTCGAAGCCGAAGAAATGTACCGGCAGGGCTACACTCAGAAGCAGATTGCGGAGAAATTTGGGTGCCGGATTGAAACCGTTTCCCTTCACATGAATAAGGTGAAGGTAAAGGGTGGTGAATCGGTCGATGTAGTTAAACAAGAGATGGAAGCGGCAGTCAACCGGAAGGTAAAAGAGTTCGCCGACAAGCGAGCGTCCCGGCAAATCGACGCCAAAGAACGTTTCCATACCCTGACAACCACCATGATTTCCCTGTTTGTCAAGGAAATCAAAGACGCTCAGGCAGCCGGTAAGTCTTTAAGCTCCTTATCTGGTCATGCGAAAGCCCTTAAAGAAGCTATGTTCGCCTTACAGCTTGCCCGCAAAGAAGCGTATGTCATCCTGGATATCAAGGAAGACGATAACGGTGATGAAATGCCGGACCTGATGGTGTCGACCATGTCTGCGGAAGAAGAAGACCGTATTCGTGGTGCCAAGGGTATTTCGGAAGAAGATGAAGAAATGGAAGATATCCATGAAATGGAAGAGAACGCACTGGAGGACGAATTGAATGCCGGCCAAGAGTAAGTCTCGGATTGGTGCCAACCCGAGCGTGGTCAAAATCGATGAAGGCGTACTGGCTGTGGACGGGGGTAAAACCTTCGTCCACACGCTGCATCGTGCCCAATCGGAAATTTACGCGGACAATACCCGCTTTAAGGTAGTCGTTGCGGGTCGTCGTTTCGGCAAGACAACGGTTTCTATTCAGCACCTCATTAAAGTCGCAACCCGGAAGAAGAACGCCCAGGTCTGGTACGTGGCTCCCACGTACGGCATGGCACGAGAAATCGTCTGGACGAAGCTGAAAATGGCGTTACCTCAACAGTGGGTGGCTAAGACCCATGAATCCTTGCTGAAAATCACCTTGAAGAACGGCTCGGTGATTTCACTCAAGGGCGCTGACCGTCCGGATACGTTGCGAGGCGTGGGCTTGGACTACATCGTCCTAGACGAGTTCCAGGACATGCGTAAGGGTGTGTGGGATGAAGTCTTGCGACCGACGTTAGCAACCACCGGTGGTGGTGCGCTGTTCATCGGTACGCCCAAGTCGTTCAACCATTTCCATAAGCTGTACGAACGTGGTCAGGCCCAGCGCAATCGCAAGAAGCCTGAATGGAAGTCGTGGCAGTACCCGACGATTACTTCACCATTCGTGCCGACGGCAGAAGTTGAGCAAGCCCGGCAGGACTTGGACCCGCGCACATTCCGACAGGAATTCGAGGCGACGTTTGAGACCATGTCCGGTCGTGTTTACTACCCATTCGACCGTGACAAGCACGTCGGCGACTACCCGTTCAACCCGAAATTACCAATCTGGATCGGTCAAGACTTCAACATTGACCCTATGTCCAGCGTTATCATTCAGCCGCAACCCAACGGTGAACTGTGGGTCGTAGATGAATTGGTGCTGTTTAACTCCAACGTCACGGAAGTCTGTGATGCCCTGGAGCAACGGTACTGGCGCTACCTGAAACAGATTGAGATTTTCCCTGACCCGGCAGGTAATTCCAGGTCGCACGCCCGTGGTGAGAGCGCCCTGGACATTTTCCGAGCCCGTGGCTTCACGAAGATTTACTACCGCAAGAAGCACCCCTTCGTACAGGATCGTGTCAATGCCGTGAATGCCAAGTTGTATTCTGCCACTGGTCAGATTACACTTAGGATCGACCGAAAATGTCGGAACATGATTGAGTCCTTTGAGCAGGTGATCTACAAAGAGGGCTCTACCGAAATTGATAAGTCCCTTAACAAGGAACACATCGCTGACGCCTTGGGCTATGCGATTGAATACCGGTTCCCGACGAAGGATTACAAGATGATGGGCTTGAAGATTTAAGGAACCCTTAATGGCCAAGAAGAAACCCTCTGCGGCTACTCCAAAGTTGGAGTATCGCAACCTTTTAAATCGTAAGCACCCTGAGTATGACAAGAAGCTGCCGCACTGGCACTTCTTGAACATGACCTATGAATCGCCCCGTGAGTGGTTCAAGCAAAACCTGTTCAGGTTCAACCGCGAAGGTGAAGAAACCTTCGCTGGTCGCTTGAAGCGTGCCTATCGTTTCAACCATACCCGCGAAGTCGTAGACCTGGTCAACAAGTACCTGTTCAAGACCGTGCCGCAGCGCAACCCGGATGTGCCGGAAGAAGTTCAGCGTTTCCGTCAGTCGGCTACTCTGTCGGGTCTGACCGTGGAACAGTTTGAGCGTCAGGTCGCCCGCGAAGCCAGTATTTACGGTCGTGTGTACGTGGTGCTGGACAACAATGTCGCGGCAGATACGATTGTGACCAAGGCTGACGAGAAGGCTGGCAACGTCAAGTTGTACGCCTACATCGTCACGCCCGAACATATGCGCGATTGTGGTTACGACAAGGACGGCAACTACGAATGGATCCTGATCGAAGAAAAGGCCCGTGACGATTCCAACCCGTTCGACGCCTCTTGCACGATCTACTCCAAGTTCCGTCTGTGGACCAAGGACAAGTGGTTCCTGTTTACTACCCGTAACGAGGAATCCAAGGACGGCCCTGTTGTCGAACTGGAAGAATCGGGCACACATGGTCTGGGCGTTGTTCCGGTTATCAAGTGTGACCATATCGAATCGGACAACAAGTACAGCGTTCCGGCTCTGATCGAAGACATTGCCTATCTGGATCGTGCGGTTGCGAACTACTGTTCCAACCTGGACCAGATCATCAATGACCAGACTTTCAGCCAGCTGGTTATTCCAGCCGGTGGTCTGTTGGGTGGTGTTAGCTCGACCCTGAGTATGGTTGACGGTAATGATCCGGACGTTCTGAAAAAGACTCGGGACATTATTGCTCTGGGTACGGGTCAGATTCTGCTGTACGACGGTGAAGGTGGTTCGGCTCCGAGCTACATTTCGCCTGATCCGAAGCAAGCCGAAATGATCGTTACTGCCATCAAGCAAATCATCAACGAGATTTACCACACCGTTGGTCTGTCGGGTGAACGCACCAAGCAGGACAACTCCATGGGTATCGATAACTCGTCCGGTGTTGCCAAGGCTTTCGACTTTGAGCGCGTTAACGCCTTACTGTCTGCCAAGGCAAATGCTATGCAGGCTTTCAGTAATCGTCTGGAAAACATGGTACAAGTTTGGCACGGTAAGGATCCGAATAAGCTGGATCCGACCAAGGTTGACGTGGAATACTCCACCAACTTCGACGTGCGAAGCCTGAATGATGACCTGTCGATTGCCAATCAGTTCATGCTGCTGGGTGTTCCGATGGAACTGCGTCAGTATCAGGCGAAAGAAATGGTTGATAAGATTTGGCCGATGGCTAAAGACGCTGATTTGCAGAAGGTTCGTGCCGCTATTGATGGCTGGGAAGACCCGCTTGAAAAGGCAATGAAGATGGCTGGTACACAAAATTCAGAAAATCCTAAAAAAGGTGTTGACAAGAAGGATCCAATGAATAAGAATACCAGCCAAGGCTTCCCTGGGACTTTACCCAAGGCAGCACAAAAGTGAGGTCAAGCGATAGACCTCAGATACGCCAAGAGATAGGCTAACTAAAGGAATCCCTATGCCAGAAGATTTGACACCTGAACAGATTGCCGCTAATGAGAAAGCCGCTGCGGAAGCAAAGGCCAAGGCAGACGCGGAAGCTGCTGAACGGGAAAAGAATAAGAACAACATCACCGACCGCGAGGCTGAACTCCTCAAGGAAGTGATGGCGAAGAAGGAAGCTGCCAAGACTGCTACAGCAGCCGCAGAAGCCGCAAAGAAGGAAGCCGAGGAACTGGCTGCCCGACTGAAGGCTTATGACGGTATTGATTTGGAAGAAATCAAGGGACTGCTGAAGGAAAAGCAAGATCGTGAGCAGGCTGAACTGGAGAAGCGTGGTGAATTTGACCGTGTTAAGGAGCAAATCATTGCGGCGCACAAGCAGGAAATTGAAACCGTTCGCGGTGAATTGAATCCTAAGCTGGAAGCGCTGACAAGCGAAGTTGCCAAGCGCGATCAGGTCATTACTGAACTGACCATTGGTCGTTCGTTCTCTGAGTCGCCCTTCATTCGTGATTCGCTGGCACTGCCGGTGTCGAAGGCCCGTATTCTGTACGGTAGCCACTTTGAACTGACTGACGGTAAGGTCGTTGCATATGACAAGCCTGCTGGTTCTGCGAACCGCACCCCGCTTGTTGATGGTAACGGTGACCCGCTTGCGTTCGATAAGGCTATCGAAAAGATCGTGGATAGTGACCCGGATCGGGATAATCTGTTGAAGTCCAAGATTCGTAGTGGTGCTGGTTCGGATAACGACCACGGCATCGATACGAAGGATAAGAATAAGAAGCCTCTCTCGGGTATGGAGCGTATCCTTGCTGGAATCAAGGAAAACGGTATGCCAGAGTTGAAGGTGGTCTAATTAAGTAGTACCATCCCATACCTATTTAAGGAGTAATACAAGATGCCTCTGTTACGTGTAGAAGCCGAGAAGCTGTCGAATAACGACCTGCTGCGCGGCGTGATTGAAGAAGTGATCGACAAGGAAGACCTCTTTGCCGTTCTGCCGTTCGTCAAGACCGACGGTAAGGCTTACGTCTACAACCGTGAGAACGGCGTGGTCGAAGCTGAGTTCCTGGACCCGAACGACATTGTGCCGGAAGGTGCTGCGAAGTTCACCGAGGTCGTGACCAAGGTTCGCATCCTGGCGCACGACGTTGACGTGGACAAGTTCCTGTCGGGTACTATGTCGGACACCACTGAGCAGGTTGCTGTGCAGCTGGCTGCCAAGGCCAAGGGCCTGGCCCGCAAGTACCGTAAGACCCTGGTCATCGGTGACAACACCGCTAACCCGAAGGAATTCGACGGTCTCCAGGTGCTGGTTGCTGCCAACGCCGCTCAGAACATCAGTGCCGGTACCAACGGTGGCGCGCTGACCCTGGGCCTGCTGGACGAACTGCTGGACTCCGTGCCGAATGGCGCTGACGTGCTGCTGATGCGTCCGGGCACCATCCGTGCCTTCCGCGCTCTGGTTCGCCAGGCCGGTGGTAACACCGCTGTGGACCTGATGATCGAGGACTTCGGTCGTCCGATGCTGACCCACAACGGCGTGCCGATCCTGGAGAACGAGTTCATCCCGGTCGCTGCTCAGGGTACCGCAACCGACACCTGCTCGGTCTATGCGATCCGCCTGAACGAGACTGACGGTCTGCATGGTCTGTATGCCGGTCCGAATGCTGGTATGGTGGTCGAGCCGATCGGCACCGTCCAGAACAAGGACGCCTTCCGCTGGCGCGTGAAGTGGTATGCCGGTCTGGCCCTCAAGTCGACCCGTTCGGCTAGCCGCCTCGTCGGTATCACCAACGTCTAATCGCAAGGTTAGTTAAACCCCGAAGGGGCCTGGGTAATCCCCAGGCCCTTTTCTTTTTGCATAAGGAGTTACAAAATGGCACAGCGTTTAAAGATTGTTGAAAAGGGTTGGGAAACTTTCTCGGATTACTTCGGTGGCTTTAAGTTCACCAACGGTCTGTCTGATGAAGCCATTCCGAGTGCAGACGCCCAGCGCCTTGGTTCGTGGATCCGCTTTGAAGGCGTAGATGATGAAGCTCAGGTTGGTGAAGGCGTAGTGCAGGTTGCTCTGACGGACACCAAGGCTGATGTGGTTATCGCTGCTGGTGACAAAGAGCCTGAAACCGTGAGCGTTGAACAGGCTGCCGAAGCTGCCGTCGAAGCAACCAAGTACACCGTCGAAGAACTGGAAGCCCTGGCTGATCAGGGTGGTATCGCCGCTCTGCGTAAGATTGGTGACAAGATCGGCGTTAAGGGTCGTGGCATTCCGGAACTGATCCGCGAAATCATCCAGAAGCAGGGGTAATCAATCATGGAAAAGTATGTAGTTGGTGATTTGTTCCCGATCCCGTTGGTTGGTGAAGGTCTTCCCGAAGGTGCTGCTGTCAAGGTTTCGTACCGCTTAATTCGCATGGAACCGCCAGCAGACCCGAATGATCCTAATTCAAACCAAATCGGTGAATTCGAGGTTCAGTACAACCCGTCCGGCAAGATCGGTCTGCCGTTCCCTGAAACCGTTGGTCGTCGCAGTATGTGGTTCTGTGGATGGACAATCCAGGACAACATGTCAGGCTTCCATAACGGTCAGCAGGAGTTCATGATTGAGGCGTATGAAACGCTGGTGAAGGGTGAGAATTCCTTCCAGGGTTACTACGAAGCCCTCATGCGGACCGAAGACATTCCGGGAATCGATGCGTTCAAGGCGCTGTCTAAGCAGGAGCAGATTGCTGCCCTGATTAACAGTTGGCGTCAAATCAGCTCCATGACGTTCATGTCGAAAGGCAAAATCATTTGGGATATTGGCTCGCTTAATGCCACTGAATTGGATAAACTGGACCCTAGGTTGCTTGAAGCCCTGTGCCTCGCACAGATTCTGGAAGCAAACGAAACCATGGATTCCAATTCGGCACACAACAAGCGTCTGGAAGGCATCATGTCCGAGACGATTGGCGAAAGCTCGATGATGTTCCGTCCGGGTAAGGTTGCTTCTAACACGGTCCTGTCGCGTCGTTCGATGGGCTTCTTGCGGAATTATTTGGTCTACACTGCAAGGATTACCCGTGTCTAAACCCATCGATCTTATCGAAGAAAGCGCCAATGCTATCGCGCGTAGCCTTGACGTTGTGGTCTACTCCCTGGACGGCTTGTTTGAGCGAGCCGTCCGGGATCGTCCTGATTACCGTGGACTCACCGAGTTCATCAATCAGGCGTCTGCAATCAGCGACGACAACGTTAACCGCGTTGTCGCTCGCCTTGTAGAAAGTATGGATGCGCTGAAAGCGTCTCTGAGCGATTCTGAGCGCGTCCGCTTGTCTGAGCGCGACGACGACACAGAAGCATATGCTGGCGAAGCACACGAAGCGTTTGGGGCGTTTTTCGCGCAAGCCAAACTAGCTTATGCAAAGCGTTTGCGCGAAGTCATCGCGGCCAAGTCATTTGGCTTCGATACTTACAACGCCGATCCGCGAATTATGTTACGAAACGGACAACAGTGGCATTTCTCAGTCTTCGCGTATCTCCAAACGCGCCAGATGTTGGTGAATTTCTACAACAACACCAAGATTGGCTTGTATGCAGATGCCGGGATTGCCGAGTACACGCTTGATACCGAAGATGCCGAACTGATGTTTGAGCCATATTCGGTCGAGTCATACCCGGAAGATGCTGCGAAGTTGTTCCATCCGCGAACAATGAACCTTGTGGGAGCACCTTATGTTTCGTCCGAATCTGACGTGTAAAATCGCCAAGTACGACAAAAAGGACGGCTACGGCAAACGCATCTACGGACCTTGGAAAACAACACCTTGTGCCATCGTAAAGCTGGTGCAAGAGACCAAGAAAACGTCGGTGCGTACGGACTCCAGCGCAACACGCGGCACTGCGCAAGAAATCCTTGCCGATGCCCGACTGTTGTTCCCGAAATACGTGTCCCTGAAACCGGGCGACCGTATCTCAATCATGGGGTTTGAGCTGACCGTAGTGTCTGTTTTCCCCCGTCACAGCGTTCTGGGCAATCACGACCACTGGGAAGTGGACTTTGATGTTTACGGAGCAGAATGATGGGATTCAAAATCACCAATCAATCGAAGGTCATTACGACATTTAGGCTGATTGATAAGGAAGTGTCTTCGTCAGCCCGTGACGTTATGCGGGAATACGCTATGAAGATTCGTGACACGGCAAGGGACTTTGCTCCGGTACTGGAACATCGTATCGAGAAAGCCATCAAAATCTTGCCGTCGCAGGGTAACCAGTATAGTCTTAGGCTGACAGTGGCAGTTGAGGGTATTGTGAAGGGTCGTGATGTGACCACTTACGCTGCTATTGTCCACGAATACCCCTGGGAAAAACGAGGAGTGTTTACACGCCTCAAAGGTCCGCAAGCTGGTCCAAGATACCTAAAGCGTGCGGTTGATTTACATCGAAAGGACTTGACCCGAGATTTACAAGCCGCAATGGGTGGAGCGATCGCCAAAGCGATTCGTAAGGGCGGTACAAACAACTCCAAGAGGCGTCGCAGATGACAATTAAATTGGAAGCAGTGCGGGAAATCCTTGAATCCGAAGGTATTGCCAAGTTCGGGGAGGACCTGTATATTTACACGATGCCGGAAGGTGTCCAGAATGGCGTTCTTTTGACTGATGATACCGACACTCCGACGGAAGTGGATGAATATATCCCGAAGTTGAAGAAATCGGATTTCCGGGCGATTGTCCGGGGCAACGATTATCAGGAAGCCATGGCACTCGCTAATCGAGTGTCGGCCGCCTTGAATAAGTATGACTACATGGCGTCAAATGGCTTGAAGTTCCTGAGGCTCAAGCCTACTTACGATCCAATCGCTTACCCGCTTGCCGAGTCCGATGTGATCGAAGTTAGTGTGAACCTTTGGACCGCGTACATTGAACCCTAATTGAGGAGTAATAAAGAATGGCTTTAAATAGCAACCAAACCACAAACGTCAAGTTGGGCGTTTGCAAGGTTTTCCTGGGTGGTGAAGACCTGGGTTTCACCAAGGGCGGTGTTGAGGTTCAGGTTGAAACTGAATCGCGCGTTGTCTCGGTGGACCAGCTGGGTACCACTCCGATTTCCGAGTACATTACCGGTCGTAGCTGCACCGTGACCGTTCCGCTGGCCGAAACCACCACTGACCACCTGGTTGCTATCATGCCGGGTTCTACTAAGGTCGGTACTGGTGCGACGGCTTACGCTGACGTTGAAACTGGCGTTGGTACCGAACTGCGCGACATTGCCAAGGTGCTGCGTCTGCACCCGGTGTCGAAGGCTGCGTCGGACAAGTCGGAAGACTTCGTTATCCCGCTGGCTGGTACCACTGGTGCCCTGTCGTTCAGCTACAAGCTGGATGAGGAGCGCATCTTCAACGTGGAGTTCAAGGCTTACGCCGATAACAACGGCAAGCTGTTCTACGTTGGTGCGGTCAACATCGATGACGCTACTGGCGTTATCACCCCGTAATTGACCCCTAAACGCCCCCAGGTATACCTGGGGGCTTGGAGTATAAGATGACCAAACTGTTAAACCTTGATGACATTCGCGTAGATAGCCAGCGCACCGTGATTCTGCACGGCGTGACCTATGCCGTTCGCGACTTCACCGTAGAGGAATACCTGGACTTCCAGGTCGAATTCCAGAAGTTCGGCGAAGCGTACAACTCCAACAATATTCAGGATCTGCGTACCGTGGTTCAGACCACCAAGCGCATGGTCCAGCTGGGCATCCCTGACTTCCCGCAAGAAGAAGTCGGCAAGCTGAACCCGCTCCAGATGCTCACTCTGGTTTCGATGATCGCTGGTTTCATGCCGGAACCGGATGAAGAAACACAGGAAGCCATCGAAAAAAAAGACGAGCCGGAGACTCCGGTAGCAGTGTAACCGCAATCGATTTGCCCTTCTTCATCGTAGAAACCATGCACTACTACGGTTGGAATTGGCAGCAGATCATGCAAACTCCTATCAAGCTGTTCTGGACTCTCCTCAAGCAAATGTATCGGTTACAGGCTCAAGAAGCCTTGCGCTGGATTCGTATTCTTTCCGTGCCCAATCTGACCGAAGATGCGAGGAAGTCTTTCATCGAAGAACAGGTAAGGGCGCTGGGCGTTATCCAAGTCAACGACGAACGTGACGAGGATGGCTTTAACAAGCTCAAAAACCTTTCGTAAGGAGGAAAAGTGGCAAATAATGTCGCCCGTATTCAGGCTGAGTTAGACCTCGATAACGGTCAGTTCACTGGCAAGATTTCCAGTTCGATTGGCCAGTTAAAGTCCTTCGGCGCAGCCGTGAATAACACCGACAAATCGATCCGCAACATTGAGCGCCGAGTCACTGGATTCGGCGCTAGTGTGCGTGATGCGATGGTCGTCTTAGGTCAATTCCGCGCATCCATGATGACTGTCTGGGCTGGTACCGGACAGTGGGTTGCTGCGATCATCAAAGCCAATGCGGAACTGGAGCGTATGCAGGCCCTGTTGAAGGGTGTTGCGTCCGGTACCGAAGCCCAGCGCAATGCTCAGGCTAACTCTGATTTGGCATACACCATCAAACTGGCTCAGGAAGCACCGTTCTCGCTGTCCGCTATCGGTGACTCGATGGTGAAGCTGCGTTCGGCTGGCGTCGAAGCAACCAGCATGATGAAAGCCATGACGGACGCCGTTGCTGCGTTCGGTGGTAATGACGAAACCCTTAAGCGCGCCACGATTGCTATCCAGCAGATGGCGGGTAAGGGCGTGGTCTCGATGGAAGAATTACGTCAGCAGTTAGGTGAAGCCGTACCGACTGCCATGAAGCTGATGGCTCGTGGTCTGAATGTCACGATGGCTCAGTTAACCAAAGAAGTGTCCAAGGGTACTGTCGAAGCGAAGAACGCACTGAAAGCCATGCAGCTTGAAATGGCTGCCGAGTACGAAGGTTCGGCTCTGCGCATGATGAAGACCTGGACCGGCATGATGGCGAAGTTGAAGACTGAATGGCTGTTGTTCGCTAAGAACATTGGTGACGCTGGTCTGTTCGATGCTGCCAAGAATGCTCTCCGCGAATTATCCAATACGCTGTCCGACCCGAAGACCATTGCTAGTGCCAAGGCACTGGGCGTTACGCTGGGCGAACTGGTGGTCACAATGACCAACGGTGCGAAGTGGATCCTGGAAAACCAAGCGGCAATCATTGCTTGGGGTAAGGGTATTGCCACCGTCGCTGCTGCCGGTTATCTGCTGTCCCTGATTAAGAACATGCAGCTTTGGAGCAACGTCATGCAAGGCATGGCTGGTTCCATCGTTTCTATTTCTGGCAAGAACCAGGGTCTGTGGCGTTCGTTCCAGGGCTTCACCGTGATGCAGCAGGCTACTGTCGCCGCGAACGGTATGAAGGGCGCGATGAACGGTCTGCTGCAAACACTGACCGGCTTTAGCGGTCCGGTGGGTCTGGCTATCGTTGCGATTGGTGGTCTGATTGGCTGGCTGGTCAAGCTGCAATCCGAAGCGAAGCAAGCTGCCGCAGACATGCGCGCGGTTCTGGCTCTGCAAGGTAACGAAGTTCTGACCGATCAGCAGTACACCACTGCTACTGAAAACCTGAACAACTACACCGAAGCCTTGAAGAAGGTTACGGAAGCTCGCCGTCTGGAAGCACAGCAGCAAGCCCAAGGTTTCAATCAGGTTCGTGGTAACCGTATTCGTGAACTGATGCAGGAAGCTGCCGGTTTGACTGGCGATTCCAAGATGGCTGATTCTGTTATCTACGGTCAGGATTCTTGGGACAAGAAGATCAAGGCGCTGGAAACGTATCTGATTCCACGCATGAACGAAGTGTCCAAGAAAGTCCGCATGTCGGTTGAGAACCAAACAAAGGCTGACGATCAGCGCTTTGTGAGTTCCTGGTCGGCCAAGATGGATGACAGCATCGTCAAGGTCAAGGAACGTTTCAGTGGTCTGAATGCCCAGCTGGAAGCAGATATTGAATCCGGCAAGATCAAGCAGGCGGACATGTTTGAAGCCCGTACCAAGCTGATGACCGATCAGGCTAAGGAAGAAAGTAATATTTACGCCGCACAGATCGCCGTACTGGAAGAGGGTTTGAAAAAGCAGACCGGTGTTGAGGCTCGTCGTACCCAAATGCTGTTGCAGGCTCGTCGTGAACAGAAGCTCGCGGCTGACCAACGTTACAACGACCGTCTGGGTGCGCGTGAGCGTGGCATCGTTTCGCTGACCGAACCCGGCAAGGACAAGAACGCTGAGAAGAAGGCCAAGGCGCAAGCCCAAAGCCTGTCGGATCTACTGACCACTCTGCGCGGCAAGAACGCCCAGCTGACTGCGTCGTTGGAAGACGACAGCATCCCGGCGCTTGAGAAGTTTGAGGCGATACTGGAAGAGGGTAAGAAGTACGGTAACGCTGATAGCGGCATGGTTGCGGAAATCAAGGAGTTGATTGCTGTCAACGATGAACTGGCTGATAAGGTCAAGAAGAGCAAGGCTACCGAAAAGCTGAAAGGCGATCTGGAAGAAATGGCAGCGAAGGCTAGCGCCGACGTTATCACCGAATCCCTCAAGCAATCAGGCGACGTGTACTCCAAGGTCGCTGCTGGCATGGTGGGTTTCAACCGAGAAGTCGCGGTGATGCGCGTCAATCTGGATAAGACCAACATGTCAAGCAAGGAATTTGAGGAGAAGGTCAAGGAGATTCAGGCGACTCTGTTCAAGGTAGATATGATCCGGTTCAGCGATTGGGTCAAGGATACCAATGTCGAGAACAACACCGCGATTCTGGAAGATCGGGATCAGGTCTTGGCTAAGCATATGGAAACCCTGCGCCAGTATGAAATCATGCGGCAGAACCTGATTAAGAGCGCTAACGGTGACAAAGCTCAGATCGACACCATCAACAAGGGCATTGACTCGGTAATTGCGACACAGGAAAAGCGGTTCAACTACGAGTCACGGACCTCCTGGCAAAAGTGGCTGGACGACTACCGGGACATTACGCAGGAGATGGATGATGTTTGGGCGCAGTCGCTGGATTCTATGTCCAATTCGCTGGCCGATATGTTCGTCACTGGTAAGTCTGGCTGGCGTGATTACGCGACAAGCATCCTGAAGGAAATTGCTCGCGTTATGACCGCTAAGGTTGTTGGTCAGTTTGTTGAGTTCGCCATGTCGTTCTTCAACTTTGGTGGAGGTGGTGGCACCGCTGGCGCTTCCAAGGCTGGTATGACTGCCAATACTTCGGCTAGCTCTGCTGGTTCCAACGTGAAGGGTTATGCTAATGGTGGTATTCACTCGTCGGCTGGTTCACTCCCGCTGCACAAGTACGCCACCGGTGGTATTGCAAAGACCCCTCAGATGGCATTATTCGGTGAAGGTCGTTTGCCAGAAGCGTATGTTCCGTTGCCTGATGGTCGTTCGATTCCTGTTACAATGGAAGGGGCGACGGGAGGTGGCACACAGAACAACGTGTCGATCAATGTAACCATCAACAACGAAGGTGGTGGCAGTGGTGATGCTCAGAGCGATACCGCACAGGGTCGCCAGCTGGGTAAGAACTTGCAGTCTGTCGTCATCAAGACCATTCAGGAGCAGCAACGTCCGGGTGGTATTCTCTGGAACGGAAATACGAGGTAAATAATGGCGACAGAAACCTTTACCTGGGAACGCCAAGCGGGTGCGGTAGGTAAGATTACCTACCGCGTCCTGGAGGCAAAGTTTGGTGATGGTTATTCACAAGTCATTCCTGACGGCATGAATACCAAAAACCAAACTTGGCCCCTGGTGTTTGAAGGCAATATGGCTTACATCAAACCGATCTTGGAATTCTTCGACCGTCACAAAGGCGCGAAGTCTTTCAAATGGACCCCACCGGGAGAAGATTTACCTTTGTTCTTCCGAGCAAGCGATCTTAGCCTGACTTCTATGGGTGGTGGCGTGTATCAATTAAGCGCGGAATTTAAACAGGTGTTCTATCAATGAGTACGGTTAAGTCGGAATTACAAAAACTCAATCCGGACGGCATCATCGAACTTTTCCAGTTGGATGCTACGTCCATTGGTGCGAATAGCCTGTACTTCCACGGCGATACAACCATGGGTACGATTGTCTGGCAGGGCCAGGAATACGACCCATGGCCCATCGAGGCAGTTGATTTCGCGCGTACATCCGACCAGCAACCGATGCCAAAGCTGACAGTTGCTAACCTGGATGGATCCATTACGCGCCTGTGTCAGGTCTACGACGATATGGTTGGTACTGTGGTCAAGCGTATCCGCACCTTCGTTAAGTTCCTGGATGCGGTGAACTTCCCTGATGGCAATCCGGAAGCCGATCCGAACGAACAGTTCCCACCTGAAATCTGGTACATCGAGCGCAAGTCCGGTGAAACCCAAGACAACGTTTCCTTTGAACTGGTGTCGGCGTTCGATTTGGGTGGCGTGCAGTTACCTCGTCGTCAGATCATCGCCAACTATTGCACCTGGAAATCCGTCGGTGGTTATCGTGGCGAATACTGCGGCTATACTGGTCCGGCCGTAGCCAAAGAAGACGGCACACCTACCACTAACCCCGGTGAAGACCGTTGCGGTGGCAAGTTGTCTGATTGTCGGTTACGCAAGTGGCCCGAGGACGTAATGAATTTTGGTGGCTTCCCGGCAGCGGGTCTGATGCGCACCTAAGGAGTTAACATGCAGGAACAAACTAAACAGGATGCAATTGCCCATGCGATTTCGGTGTTCCCAACCGAATCGTGTGGTCTGATTGCTGTGGTGAAGGGTAAAGAGAAATATTTCCCGTGTGTAAATCACGCTCAGACCAAGTCTGAGCATTTCATTATCTCGGGCGAACAATGGGCAGAAATCGAAGACCAAGGTGAAATCACTGGCGTAGTCCATTCGCACCCCAACGCCAGTTCCGATCCCTCACAGGGCGATAAGATCCAGTGCGAGAACACCGGCGTTAACTGGTACGTTCTTTCAATTGGTCAAGAGCCAGGGTCAGACCCGCATTTCCACGACATGTCTGCCATTGCTCCGTGTGGTTATGAAGCGCCATTGGTTGGTCGTGAGTTCTTCCACGGTTCTGCCGATTGTTTTTCGCTTGTTCGGGATTACTACAAGCGCGTGCTGGGAATCGAACTGACTAACTACCAACGCACTGATGGTTGGTGGGAGCGTGGTGAGAACCTGTATATGAAAAATCTGGAAGCAGAAGGCTTCTATGAAGTATCCGAAAAGGATATGCGTAAGGGCGATATGATTGTCATGCAGGTTATGGCGAAAGAACCGAATCATGCCGGTGTTTACTTGGGTGACGGATTGTTTTTACACCATCTGTACGGTAGACTTTCCAGTCGTGACGTGTATGGTGGTATGTGGCGAGAAGCCACCCGAGTTATTGTTCGACATAAGGATGCTCCATGAATGAGTTGAAGACAATTCGGTTATATGGTCAGCTGGGTGCGCGTTATGGGCGCGTCCATCGCTTTGCTGTGTCCAGTACAGCCGAAGCTGTACAAGCCCTGTGTAGCCAGATTCCCGGCATTGAGCGGTATCTTACTGAATCCAAAGAGAAAGGTTTAACCTTTGCGGTGTTCGTCGGTAAGAAGAACCTTACGGAAGACAATCTGCACGATCCGGTTGGTCAAGAAGACATTCGTTTCGCTCCAGTACCAATCGGCTCTAAGCGTGGTGGTGTTTTACAGACCATCGTCGGCGTGGTGCTGATTGTCGTCGGTGCGATTATTACAGGTCTGTCATACGGCTGGGCCGCTCCGGTTGGTGGCGCGATGGTTAAGATGGGTATTGCGATGGTCGCGGGTGGTATCGTCCAGATGCTGACACCAATGCCTAAATCCAGCGCAGCAGACACCAAGGATGCGAACGCTTCCTACACATTTAATGGCGCAGTTAATACACAAGCGCAAGGTAATCCTGTACCATTGGTGTATGGTCGTATGATTGTCGGTAGTGCCGTCATCAGCGCCGCGATTATTGCCAACCAAGAACAGATCGCCGGTACCAGCCGTTATCTGAATAACCCAGTCAACGGTGGTGGATTCTGGACAGATCGTTTTGAATTCCTAAATGAATAAGGAGAAGAGGGTGTTGGATTTAAAGAAGACCCCATTAGCTATTGCAGTACAGGGTTACAAAGGTGGTGGCAATCGCACACCGGTCGAAGCCCCCAACACCCTCAAATCTAGCGCTATCGCCAACCTTCTGGACCTGATTTCGGAAGGTCCCATCGTGGGTCTAGTTGATGGCTTGAAATCGGTGTATCTGGACGAAACCCCGGTTGAAAGCTCCAACGGTACGCGCAACTTCACCAACTTCCAAATCGACTACCGACTGGGTACTCCCGATCAATCCTTCATTCCGGGGTTTGATTCGGTCGAGAACGAAATCAGTGTGGGCGTCGAACTGAAACAAGGTTCCCCATTCATTCGCCAGTTCACAAACACCAACCTGGATGCTATCCGGGTTCGTTTGTCTGTGCCTGCGTTACATAAAACCAATAAAGAGAACGGCGATATTAGCGGCACGTCTGTCGCCTATCAGATTGCCATTTCGACCGACAACGGTCCGTACAACACCGTCCTGAGTACCTCGTTCAATGGCAAGACCATGAACAAGTACGAGCGCGACCATAAGATTGACCTACCTCCGGCTAATCAGGGCTGGTCGATTCGCGTTACTCGCTCTACTCCCAACTCAACCGCTTCGGAACTTCAAAACCAGACCTTTGTGGAATCGCTGGTCGAGGTCATTGAAGCCAAGCTGCGTTACCCGAACAGCGCCGTCATTGGCGTCAAGTTAGAGGCTTCGCAGTTCTCCAACATTCCTGGTCGTGCCTATGACGTGAAGGGTCGTATTATTCGCGTCCCGACCAATTACAATCCGGAAGACCGTTCGTACTCCGGCGTCTGGGATGGTACGTTCAAGCTGGCTTGGACTGACAATCCGGCGTGGATTTACTACGATCTGGCTACGCACCCGCGTTACGGTCTGGGTCACCTGATTACCGACCTGCAAGTGAACAAGTGGGTTCTGTACTCGATTGCCCAATACTGTGACGGCTTGGTGCCTAACGGTCGTGGTGGTCAGGAGCCTCGCTTCACTTGTAACATGTTCCTGCAAAAGCAGGCAGACGCTTACAAGGTGCTGCAAGACCTGGCTACTGTGTTCCGTGGCATTGCGTACTGGGCTAACGGTGAAATTCAGGCGATCCAAGATCGTCCGGACGAACCGGTGTTCATGTACTCACCTGCCAATGTGATCGCTGGCAAGTTCGGTTACGAAGGTACTGCGCGCAAGACCCGCTTCAATGTGGCGCTTGTTTCGTGGAACGATCTGACCAACATGGGTCGTGCTGCGATTGAGTACGTGGACGATCCGGAAGGTATCGCTCGTTACGGCATTCAGCAGACCGACGTTACGGCTGTTGGTTGTACTTCGCAGGGCCAGGCTCAGCGTGTCGGTCGTTACCTGCTGGCTACTTCCAAGTACGAAACCCAAAGCGTTACCTTCCAGGTTGGTCTGGACGGTACCCTGGTTGCACCCGGCAAAATCATCTTGATTAACGATCCGCTCCGCGCTGGCATTCGCCTGGGTGGTCGTATTACTGCGGGTCCGGATAATCATTCGGTGTTCGTTGATGGCGAACCGGGTCAGATTGAAATCGGTGATACCCTGCGCGTCGCGCTGCCAGACGGTACGATGGAAAGCCGTACGGTTTCCTCGATCAATGGCAATCAAATCATTGTTTCGGTTGCGTTCACTCAGGCCCCGCAAGACGATGCTATGTGGTCGGCTGAGCGTGCCAACGTGCAGGCTCTGCGTTACCGTGTGCTGGCTGTGACCGAAGAAGACGGCAAGGTCTTCACAATCACTGCTATCCGTCACGTTGAGGGCAAGTTCTCCAACGCTGATAACGGTACCCGTATCGATCCGCCGAAGGAAAACCAGATGACTCCGGTGTCGCAAGACTCGGTTACCGATCTGGCCCTGACCAGCTACAACGCGGTTGACTACGTTTCTACCTCACAGGTGGTGGTCGCTTCGTGGAACGCTCCTAAGAACGCCGTTAAGTTCCAGGTGGAGTGGAAGCGTGACTCGGGTCCATGGACCAAGCTGCCCGAAACTGAATTCACCATTGCGGAAATCCGCGATGCGTGGTTTGGTACCTACCTGGTTCGTGTTCGTGCGGTTAATTCCAATAACATTCTGTCGCAGCCGGTTACTTCGCAGCCGTTTGTTCTTAGCGCTCTGACCACGCCTCCGGGCGTCATCGTGGAAATCGATGACAAGGTGCAGGATAACTATGAGGAAATGATCCGCAAGGACGCTGAGAATGCTCAGGCGATTGTGGACGAAGCTCTGGCACGTACCCAAAAGGACGTTGAACTGGCTCAAGCGGATGCCGATGAAGCTGCCGCACGCGCTGCTGCGGACGCTCAAGAGGCTATTGATCGCGCTGCTGCCATCGACGCTGCTGTGGCTGACCTGGAAGCTCAGATTGCTGCCATTGATATTGGCGATATCCTGGGTGCGGAAAAGTGGGATAAGACCAAGTCTTACCTCGCTACGACACTGGTCGTGTCCGAAGGTAAGCTGTATCGCGCCAAGATCGACGTTCCGGCTAACACCGAAATCACCAATGCTACTTACTGGGAGCCGATCGGTAATTACGCTGAACTGGTTGATGAAGTGAAGGCGCAGGCTGCGGTCGTGAGCCAGCACACCACGCAGATCACCAACATCAACGGTCAGATCAGCACCCTCAGCACCGACATGACGCAGGTTAAGTCGCGTCTGACCAATGCTGAAGGCACAATCACTGCGAATAGCTCGGCTATCAATGCCCTGCAAACCAACGTGACCAACCTGAACAACACCGTTACGGCTAATAGCTCGGCTATCACCCAGCTGCAAACCGATATGGTGGACGCAAAACAGGGTATTTCCGCTAACGCTGGTGCTATCACCGGCTTGACTACGCGCGTGTCCAATGCTGAGGGTTTGATTACCTCACAGGGTCAGGCGATCACCAAGGTCCAGGCTGGTCTGGGTAACATTGGTGGTGACAACCTGCTGAATAACTCCAGCTTTGAAAACCGTATCAATGACGTGACTCCTCCGACTGGCTGGGGTACGGCTTTTGGTGGCTCTATGGGTTCGATTGTCCATAGCTACGTTGACTCGCCTCTGGCTGGTTCGACTAAGGCTTGGCGTGTCACTGGTACTGCTGCTTCCGGTGGTGCTACGCAAATCCTGGGTCTGTCCGAGTCGGTGACTGCGGCGAACCTGATCAAGGCAGTTCCGGGCCAGAAGCATACCCTGAGCGCCTTCATGCGTGGTACGGCTACCAATGCTACGGCTCTGCTGATTATCTGGTACTACAACAGTGCCGGTACGTCGGTTGCTACGCATGTCAGTCCCGCCGTCACGCTGGATGCAGCCAACTTCAATCGCTTTACCTTTACGGTTCCGACTGCTGCTCCTGCAAACACTGTCGAGGTTCGTGCCCAGCTTCGCCTGCAAACGACTGTGGCTGGCAATTACACCTTTGAAATTGACAACGCCCAGCTGCAATTAGGCGAAGTTGCTACCAACTGGATGCCGAGCGCTCTGGAAGTCGCGCAGCAGGCTGCAAATACCGCGTCTGCCCTCACTTCGCTGACTGCTACCGTTACACAACAGGGCAACACCATTACATCGCAGGGTAACGCGATTACCAATCTGCAAACCGCAGTGGCCGGTAAGGCTGACGCTCAGGCGTTGGTTGATCTGACCTCGCGCGTGGTTGTGACTGAGAATTCGATCACCAGCCTGAATAGCTCGGTGACCACGTTGAATTCCAACATGAGCAACATTGGTGGTGACAACCTGCTGTCAAACAGCTCGTTTGAGCAGGGCGAACCTTCGGGCCTGAACGCTGGCCCGGGGTGGAACCTGGAGCGTATCCGGGGCGACATACCCTGCGCGTTCTCCCGGGTTCCGTCGATGCTGACCGGTGGTGGTAATGCTCTGCGTCTGGAGTGGACTGCTGCCAATGCAGAAGATTGGGCAGGCGTGAATCGTGCGGGTCCAGGTGCGGGCTATATGCGTATCAAGCCTCTGACCGATTATGTGCTGTCCACTTGGGTTCGCGGTACAGCGGGTACTCGCTTCCAGATTTACGTTGTGTGGTTCAACGAGACTGGTGGTACCGGTATGGGTACGATCACCTCGCAGTTTGTCTTTGCCACTGGCGAATGGCAGCGTCTGATTCTTCCTGCTCGTTCGCCGAGTGGCGAAGTAAAGCGCGCCCGCGCTTATGTGGGCCGTCAGTTCGCGGTCACTCCGGGCAACTACTGGATGGAAGTTGATAACGTCATGCTCCAGGAGGGTCTGGTTGCTACCGCTTGGACTCCGAGTGCCAACGAAGTGGCTACGCTGGCTAACGCAAGCGCGTCCGCGATTACTTCGCTGACCACTCGCGTCACCAATGCAGAAGGCACCATCACAACTCAGGGCGGCCAAATCACCACGCTGAACAACAGCGTGAATGGCGTCGCCATGAACGGCGCAAACTGGATGTTCAACTCCAACTTTGCGACCGGTCTGGAATGGTGGAGCGTATCTGCTGGCGCTGGTAACTCGATTGTTTGGGGTGCAGCTGCCGGTCAGACCGGTGGTGGTGTTACCTTCACTCGCGGCACTGGTACCTCTCAGGCGCCGTATGTGTTAGGTCGTAATGGTTTGTGGATGCCGAGTCAGACTGATAAGCCGCGCAACTTCCGTGCGGTCATTATCGCCAAACTGACCACTGGTTCTTCGGCGACCGTTACTGCCCGTATGCGCGTGCGGACAACCAATACATCGGACGGTGGTACTATCGGCGAGTCGAACAACGACCAGCAGATCACCATTACCGATACCAATTGGAAGCGGTACGTCTTCAATTTCGGCCCGGCTCTGAACACCCGTAACGAGTTCATGTTCCAGTTCTGGGTTGGTACAGAAGGGACTGCTGTGACCTTCGACCGCATCGAGGTCTACGACATGACCGAGCAGCTGGTGGGCGAAGCGAACGCTGCGGCTACTACCGCTCTGACAACCCGCGTGACTGCGGCTGAGGGTGCTATTACCTCGACCTCGCAGAACATCACCCAACTGTCCAACAGCATCTCCCTGATTCAGGGTGGTTCTTCGTCCATCTGGCAACAGGGTACGTTTGAACAATGGGCTGATGGTACTGTGCTGGCTGGCAATCAGGCTGGTGGTACTAGCGCTACGGTCCGTGCGGCTGCCGCTCGTCAGGGTGTGCGGGGTATGGAGTGGAACGTTACCGCCAACACCTCGCCGACCACCAACGCTGATTTGTATATGGGCAATTTCGTTTCGATCAGTGGTGCTCGTAAGATTTATGTGGAGTTCTGGGCAAAGCTGGCTGATACCAGTATTGATGCGCCAACTGGTACGTTTGGTGTTGGTATCAATACCCAGTCTGAGACCGGTGCTAATAACTGGCCGCGTACCAATACAGCCATCAACACTCTGTCCAAGACTGAATGGACCAAGATCAGTGGCTATCTGACCACAAATGTCAACACCGCGCGTATGCGTATGTTCCTGTCGATCCCGGGTACGGGTTCGTCGGGCAACCGTCAGGTCGGCACCGTGATCTGGGTTGATGACATTGTTTGGATGGATGTGACCGACGCTGTGAACGCTCAGGCTTCTACAGATGCTCTGTCTACCGCACTGTCGTCGCTGACCAGCACTGTGACCACGCAAGGCAACACCATTGCCTCGCAGGGTACGTCGATCACCAACTTGGATAACAAGCTACTTGGCGTGCGTAATCTGGGTGGTAACCTGATTCCCAACGCAGACTTCCAATACAACCCGTTCATTCAGAACTGGTGGATGGCTGATGCTGGTGGTACAGGTAACGATATCCAGTGGGGCGCGGCTTACGGCGACGGCAAGTCCGGCGTTCGTATCACCCGTGGTGGCACTGGCGCTCCGTTCATTGCAACTGGTAACACCGTTAAGTCTGGCAATCAGGCTGCGGGTTGGTTCCCAGCTGTCGCGGGTAGCGTCTTCCGCGTCACTGCGCGTGCCAAGTTGTGGATGAGTGGTTCGGGTAACGTTCTGTTCCGTCTGTTCCGTAAGCTGGAAGATGGTTCGGTAAACGCCTATAACGACATTTACATCCCGGGTGGTGGTGCAACAAATGCTTGGGCAGATTACAACTTGGATTTCCCGGCATGTCCGGCGAATACAATTGGCGTCTTCCTGCGCGTTTATGTTCACCCGAACGCTGGTACTGTGGACTTCGACAAGATCGAGTTGCGGAACGTGACAGGTGAAGTTGCTGCCAACGCTGCCGCATCGGCTGTGAGTTCGCTCACTACCCGCGTGACGGCTGCGGAAGGTTCGATCACGTCGCAAGGCACTCAGATTACCTCCCTGCAAAACAGCATTGCTGGCGTGCGTGGTGGTAAGAACATGATTTCCAATGGTCTGTTTGACATGGGTGGTGATGTGGGTTGGACGATTGCGAGTGGTACTTGGACGTTCCCGGCAGAAGGTCGTAACGGCAGCTTGTGTGCCAAGCGTGTGGGTCCGGGCAACACCACACCTCATACGCTGCGTGCCAATGCTGACGCTTCGACGCCTGTAACTGCTGGCAAGACCTACCGCATTAGTTGCTGGTACAAGAACGATGCGGCTTGGAACGGCACACCGGGCAACAGCAAGATGCGTTTGGCTGATCAGGGTGGTAACCTGCTGAACACCGTAGGTAACATTTGGTTCGCACCGAACAAAACCGAGTGGACGTATACAGAAGGTTTGTATACGGTTCCTTCCGCGAGTAGCACCGTCACCGGTCTGCGTTTGACCATCGTGCTGGATAATGCGGCTGGTACCATTTGGATTGACGATGTGTGGTTAGAGGAAGTGTCGGGTGAAGTTGCCAACAGTTCTGCGATCACTACACTGCAATCGACTGTGACCCAGCAAGGGAACACGCTGACTGGACAAGCCTCGCAGATCACTTCGCTGACCACGAGCATCGCTGGCAAGGCTGACGCCTCCATCGTGACCTCGCTGGAAACCAAGGTGAATGCGAACATGAATGGTGGTGGTAATCTGCTGGTCAATGCAACGTTCGCAACCGATATTAGCGGCTGGGGATTTGCTTGGAACCCAGGCGGTTGGTGGCTGAATCGTGACACAGCGGGCGCTGATTGGACGCCGTACGGTGGTCACACCATCGGTATGAACAAGGCTGGTGTGCTTGCGCAGGGCAATTACGGCGTGGTGTATCCATCCGTACCGATCCCGGCTACTGCTGGTAAGCGTTACATGTTCTCCTGCAAAACTGCTGGTCATCGTAGTCGTCGGATGATTAGTATGAAGTTCATGGACGTTAACGGTAATAACCTTGCCGAACCACAGTCTACTTGGACCGATAGCGCTCAAACCGGCAGTAATGGTGGTAAGGCGTTGTCTAACTGGAACGATCAGGTGGTCACGGCTATCGCTCCGACAGGAACAGTGGCAGTTGTTGCTGGCTTCTGGGCTGACGGTCGTGGTGAAAGCGATCCGTACTGCTGGTACACGCAGCCGATGTTGGAAGAGGTGCCGTTGGACAAGACAACACCAAGTCCATATGCCCCCGGTGGTGCGGATGCCTACGCCAGCTACTCGGTGTATACTGACGTTAACGGTTACATTGCCGGTATTCAGTTGAAGAACAGCGGCACTCAGTCCAGCTTCACCATCCTTGCGGACCAGTTCCGTATTGTGAAGCCGGGCAGTAACCTTCGGACGGAGTATTCCGACGGCAACTGGCGAGCTTACGACGGTAACGGTGTGTTGCGAGTCCGAATGGGTGTTTGGTAACATAACGGGGCTCCCTAGGGAGCCCCAACTTTTAGGAGGTTAATATGGGTGTAGGAATCGAAGTCTATAATGCCGACGGGTCCTTGCAGTTCGACATTGGTACCCGTGTGTTCCGAGCGCTGGTCGTTGATTTCACAACCGGTGGCTCAGCGGGCTCGATCACCGTGGACAACAGTATTGGAACGATTGTCCCACAGGTCAACGTTGACGGTCAGGAAGGCACCAGTAACGATGGCCCAGTGAACGAAATAACGGTAAATGGTGGTACTGTGTCTTGGGGTTCAGGCTCTGGACAGTCAGGCTCCATCCTAGTCTACTAAGGAGTAAACCATGCCAGCAGGCATTCAAGTAATCAACACGGCAGGCACTGTCACCATTGACGAGAACTACCAAAATCTGGCACTACGAGCGTCGGGCGGTATGTACTTTTCTGAAAACGGTACTCAGTTGGCGTCATTCAATTATGGCTTGACTCTCAGAAAACCGCTTTGTGCGATCCGAGTTACCGGTCAACCTGCTGGTGTTGCCAGTTGCAGTACGTCGGGTGGCGTGACCAACGTGCGAATCACCGGCATGGCTGGTGCCAGCGTCACCTGGTATGTATTTGATGTGCCGTATGCCGTCTCAAATGCCGGTTTGCAAATCTTCCGGGGTGACGGTACGTTGTGTTTCGACGCTGGTAACAAGTACGCGCGCGTAGTGGATTACTGGACAGCCAGTCAGCGCAACCAGTGGGAAGGCATGACCAAGTATTACACTGACGGGCGCGTGTACGCTTCGGCATTCTTGTCGTCTGCCGAACGTAAGCAAAACCAATTCACCGCAAACTTGTGCGGTCGACAGCGGTACCGTCAAAACATCACTTGGTACCGTCAAATGTGCCAGATCACTTCCGGCACAAACAACACCACGTACAGTTTCCCAGCGTGGCGTGCTGATGGTGAATATGGCGACTGTGAAGTATTTCGTGGGAGTTTCTCAAAATACTCCACAGCTATCGCCATGATCGACGTTACCGGTTACTGACAGCCACGCTTCGTGCGGCTGTAACGGGCGTCGATGTTCATTGCGCCGTTCTTGGACTTGAACGGGTCTTCGTTGCGGATGTAATCGCGCAGATGACGGTCGAGTTCGGGGGTCAGTGCCTCGCACAGCTTGTCGCGTGCAACGCAGGACTCCTGATCGCCTCGTTCGCAACCACGACCGGCGTCGATGAAGTTTCCGATGAAGGCGTATTCCTTGGTGAACTCCTCGCGCCCCTGGGCGCTGAAAGCTGCGAGGGCGAGAGTAGCGGCAATGAGGATCTTTTTCATGATGGACTTCTCCTGTGTGTGCGTATATTATAAACGCTAGAAATCTCCCCTCCGCAGATGCCCGACAAGTTGATTGTCGGCTAGAATAAAGGTAGTATCCATGTCAACCCCTAACCCTTATGAGGTGCCCATGCAACTTCGTCTTGATTCCCGTCAGGAGTTTTCATTCAACCAAGGCAAGGTCCAGCTGACCTTCGTCCGTGTGGATGGCACTGACCCCATGCAGTTCAGTTACTTTGACGAGCCGGCGTCTGCCTTCGCTCTGTCAGTTGGCTCGGTCTATGAAATGACCCTGACCAAGATTACACCTCCGCCTGCTGAATAAACCCCAAATCCAAGAGGCCGAAAATGAAAGGACAAGAGAACGATCCGATCATCAATGAGGTATCTCTGGCTGCGATTACCGGGGTTAACGCCCCGGATGGTTTAACCATTGTGATTGGTAAACCGCCCAAGCCTGAGAAACTTATCAAGCGTACCTTTAAAAACAAGGTGCGTAAGAAATCTACATAATCTGGGCCCGGGCTGGGTTTACTGAGCGTAAACACCAGTATAATGCTTTTGACTCTAACGCTTACAAGGTTAAACCAACATGTCTCAAAACCATAACGCTTTAAACCTTCTGGTTGCTGCCAGCGAGAAGTACGCTACCGGGCTTGATGAACTGGCCCAGCTGCTCGTCAAGGATCAAATCCGGGTCGCACACCAAACTCTGAATGAGGTTCTGAATCTCAACGAATCTCTGGCACACGAAGTATCCCGGCTCCAGGAGCAACTTACTTCGCGTCGTGATCCGGTTATCCCTGACAAGAAGGGCCCGGACTACGCTAACCAGGAACCCTTAGTCTTTGAAGAGGTCACCTAATGTTCTCCAAGATCAAATCGTGGTTCACTGAACCGCATCTGACCCAGCATCAGATTACCCCGCGTCATGTACGCCGGACCGGTGAAGTCGTGGAAGCAACTACGGCTGAAACTGAGACGGTCAAGCTCAAGAAGTGGGTTAAGTCTACTCTGGGCACGGCACCTTGGGCTGCTCTGGCGATTATCCTGTTCGCTCTGTTTGCCCACGGCGCGGTTGCTTCCGGCGCTCTGATGTATGGTCTACTGAAAATGGCTATTGCTGTGCTGGCAACGGTCATTGCTGATGAAACCATGTTCAATGGTCTGTCGCAGCCTCAGGAAGGTTGGGTGCCTATGATTCGTCGTAGCGCCGTGTTCCTGGGTATCTGCTGGGTTCTGGCAGTCACCTAATGGGTATGCTGACCAAAGGGTTAGCAAAACTGGTACTCAGCGCAAGCCTGATCCTTGGGGGTCAGGCTTTTGCGTATGGGCAGACATTACCCGCGAAGTCATACCAGTACAAAGCCATTGTCATTGCCAACGCTCGACAGTATTGGGGTCCGAACGCTAACGTGGCCCTGTTCGCTGGTCAATTCCACCAAGAATCAGGTTGGAACAATGATGCCAAGTCAGCAGTCGGCGCTAAAGGTCTCGGTCAGTTCATGCCCGGAACTGCTGCTGACGTTCACCGCAAGTATAAAGACCTGAACGAACTGCCGATCTATTCACCGCTGTGGTCTATCAAGGCGTTGTTTTTGTATGACCGCGAGTTATACAATGCCATCAAGCCGATCCGCAGCACTACTCAAATCCCGGATTGTTCTAGGTACGCTATGATGCTTTCGGCGTATAATGGTGGACTGGGTTGGTTGAATCGTGATCGCCAGTTGACCATCAAAGCAGGCATGAATCCTGATCGCTGGTGGGGCCACGTCGAGAATTACTCTGGTCGCGCAAAGTGGGCCATCAAAGAGAACCGCGATTACCCCGTCCGTATCATGTTGCGTCACACCCAAACGTACTTAGCCGCTGGCTATCCAGGAGTGGATGTATGCAAAATGCCCTTCAATCCCTGAAAGACTTAAACCCAGTCGCCCTGAAAGCTAAAGCCATTAAGGTTTTAGCCTACACGGGCGTACTGGCCGTCTTGCTGACCTTATCGTATTGCACTGGCCGGTATGACGCTGCAAGCGCGTGTAAGCGCGACGCATATAAAGAAGCTGCGCAGACACAGCAGCAACGCGCGGACAACGCTACAGACGCAGGGAAGCGCTTTGGGGACTATACCAAGACGCAAGCGGAGTTAGATGCAGCAGTAGCAGCGGCTAAGAAAGAGGTCACCGACTACTATGCGAAGAACCCACAAGAACCCCGGGTGGTCGAAAAGACCAAGCTCGTACCCGTACCCGGCAAAGAGGAGTTAGTTTATGTTCCGATTGGCACTTGCCCTAACGATCTGTTTGGCTCTGACGAGTTGCGGCTATTTAACAAAGGCAACAAACGTTCAGACTTTAGTAATCCCTAAAGAGTACCTCGTAAAATGCCAGCAAGACTTGCCTGATGCAGCGTCTGGTAGCAAAGAGGACGTACAGCAGAATCGCAAGGACCACCAAGCAATCTATCACCGTTGTGCCATTAAGGACGGCGCGTTGATTGATGAATTAACCAAACAAGGCGTTAAAGGATCCTAATGACCATTCCATCCAAAGACTACATTATTGCCGAGTTCAATCGGCTCCAGTCGATGCTTGATCCCGGCAAGGTCTTAACCCGTGAGCAGTTCCGAAAGGGCGCAGCGGTATCGACCAGTCAGGTAGAGCATCAATTCGGTTCGTTCGCCGAACTTAAACGTGCCGCTGGAGCCGCTCCGACCCGCGCCGATACGAAGGTACTCAACGCTGTCGCCAAGATTGCGACCGTTTCACGACGCGACGACCTGATTGCCGAACGTGAGACTTATGGCGAAGACTACTTACGCACCGACGAATCGCGCTACAAGACCATGCTGGTCGCTACGGACTTACACGACAAGGAAATCGACCCGTTCTTCCTGCGTGTGTTCCTGGATACCGCGAAGCGCGTACAGCCGGAGACTGTAGTCCTGGGTGGTGACGTGTTTGATCTGCCGGAATTCGGTCGCTACAACGTGGACCCGCGTGAGTGGGACGCAGTAGGCCGCATCAAGTTCACCCATGAAAACATCCTGGGTCCGCTGCGTGAGAACGTACCGGATGCGCAGATCGACCTGATCGAAGGCAACCATGAATGCGTCACGCCAGATACGGAAGTGCTGACTGACAAGGGCTGGATGACTGCACATGACTTCTACGAGGCGCACACGCGTTTACGGACAGAAGACGCCCCCAAGATCGCATCGTTCGGCGACCCGAGTTTCAAGGGCTTCCCTGAGCGTCTGAGTTACGCGCCACCAATTGCTGTTGCTCGCCAGAACGCACGCAAGGTCGTTGAACTGACCGGCTTATTCAAGCGCGAAAAGGTTACTCTGAATCACAACCTGGTTACTTACAATGGTCTGAATTCAGTGGAATACATGATGCGAGAAGGTAGCCTGCGCGGCGAGAACCTGGTGCAGGCTATCGACAAGAAGACCGAAGACCAGGACCTGGAGCTTGACTGGAGCATTGTGCGTTTAGCCGTATGGGTTTCCACGACCGGGTCGGTGATGCGTGATGAAGAAGGCGTTCCGTATCTGCTGTTCAATAAGGTTCCGCGTCGCATGGTTCGTCGTCTCAAGTCCATTGCAACCAACTGCGATCTGAAATGGCAGACCAAGAATCAGTCCGTCGAACTGTTTGGCTCCAAGCTGCAAGGCTTACTGGAAGTCATCACTGGCGATCCAAAAGTCGAAGGCCGATGGGCAAAGGTACCGGACTGGATGGAACGTCTGCCGTGTCATTACGGCATGATCGTTGCGGAAGAACTGACTTGGGCCAGCACACTGGGCTTCATGTCGAGCCGGACCAATTACTACAACGGTCACGGTCATGAAACCGCAGACGCTTGGCAAATGTTCCTGGTGATGCGTGACGTACCGTGTACGGTCAGAAAGCTCCCGCTGGGCCAATACACCCTGATCTTTAACCCCGAAAACATCATGGAACGTTATCGTGGTAACAAGATCAAGGTCAGCAAACCCGAACTGGCTCAGGTGATTTCGATCCAGACCGAAAACAGCACGCTGGTTACCCGTATGGATGGCTGCATCAACTTCACGGGTAACTGCCGACTGGTCAAGCACCTTGCTGATTTCAGCCCTGCAACCCGTAGTATCCTGGGTGATCTGCATGGCATGACGATTGGTGATTTGTTCGGTCTGCGGAAGTTTGAAATCAACTATGTCGCCAAGGCAGACCTGAAAGCGTACAGCGCCAAAGAACACGACAAGGAACTGGAAAACAACTATCGGGTTTATTACGATAACGTTCTGATCCATCACTTCCCGCACGCTCGACACATGGGTATGCCCGGCGTAAATGGTCATCACCATCGTCATCAGGTTTGGCCGATGTTCAACCTTCATCAGGGTGCGTATACGTGGCACCAGTTGGGTGCAGGACATAAACGATCCGCGTCGTATTGTGAAGGTGAACGCTGGCACACCGGGTTCGCATTGATCCATGTAGACACGATGACCAAGTCGGTCAACATCGAATATATCCCGATCACGGATATAGCGGTCGTAGGTGGTAAGTGGTACGCGCGTGAAGCGACAGAACTGGTTACCTAACATGAAGTAAAATCTAGGTATAACTAGGTATCAAATGAAAAGCCCTGATGGTATGCTACGAACATACCCCGTCAGGGCTTTTTCATTAGAGGATCTACCACATGGCAAAAGGCCGTAACACCACTAAGCCGCAGCGTAGTAAGCAGGATCGCAATAGCGCCAACAAGATGCAGGAGTTAAATCAGCAGGCGCAGGATGAATATCAGTACCAGCGTAAGCGTAAGCCAGTTAAGCCCCTGGCGCCTATCAATGAAGCTCAAGGTCAGTACATTTGCGCCATTGATTCCAAGCAACTGACCTTCGGTCTGGGTCCTGCTGGCACTGGTAAGACGTACATTTGCACCCGCATGGCTTGTGACGCGTTGGATAACAAGGAGATTGACAAGATCATTGTGACCCGCCCGGCTGTGGAAGCCTCCGACGGTGGTATTGGTTTCCTCCCTGGCGATATCCATGAGAAGTTCGCGCCTTACTTCGCACCATTCCGTGCGGTCTTTGAAGAAGTTTGGGGTCCAGGCAAGACTGAGTACCTGATTAAGACCGGCGTGATTGAGATTGCCCCGCTGGAATTCATTCGTGGTCTGACCTTCAAGAACGCCTTTGTGATCCTGGACGAAGCGCAGAACACCACTCCGGGTCAAATGAAGCTGTTCCTGACTCGTCTGGGTGAAGATGCTCGGATCGTTATCAATGGCGATATTTCGCAGAAGGACATTCCGGGCAAGTCAGGTCTGGAAGATGCGGTGAATCGTTTGAACACCGAATACATGCGGGATAATTACGTGTATATCCATGAGTTCACCGAAGATGACATTGTTCGTTCCGGTATCGTAAAACAAATCCTGCTGGCTTACCGAGATTAAAGAAAACCAACCCTGACCATGCGTATACTCTTGAAAACAATTCACAGGGTATGCGCATGGTCAATGATTACTTCAAGGGTTTAGAAATGTCGGCATTGACTGCCGATAAGTTCACTCTTACCAACATCGATCCTAAGGTCATCAAAGAAGATCGTGACCTTTTGGATTGCAAGTTCTGGGATTACAAGATGTGGCATCCAGCTGTTGCCACTATGTACTTCGTCCATCGCTATCACATCATCGCCGAGAAGGTGATTGAGCGTGAAGTGGGCGAGAAACAGGCTGCGAACTACAGGCGTATGGCAGGTCGTTATGATCTGCGACATATGCCACTACGCACGATTCGAGCCTTCTGGAAAGCCCGTATGCACGCAGACGCCATTGGGTGTACCTATGACGTGTATATCCGAGCATCCATCCGTAACTTCCGCGCGAACCATAAACTATACGCTACGGTGAAAGCCAGTGGTGGTAGACAAGTCATGCCCTACGCAAACCAAATGACCAACAAGTTTGTGATCGAACAGGCGATTCTGGATTGGACCCAAGAAAAGAAAGCACGTTTCCCGTTACCTAAGTCTGAGGGGATTCGCAACAACCCGGACTTATGGTTCCGTCCTGAAATGGAAAAGTGGTTAGAAGAAGAAGCGAAGCGGTCCGAGTTTGTTAACTCACGACTCCGCGAAGCTAAACGGGAAGGGTTCATTCTTGAACCAAATCATCCCGTCGTATAATTGTTGCAACGTATGGAGGTGTCTATGACACAAGAACCGGTATTGGACGGCTACTTAGGAAGAGAAGTCGTCGTATTCATTGATGGGCACGACATTGCAGGCGAGTTTGCTGGATATGACCAGTGGTCCTACTGCATCAAACTGTATGAGGAGCTAGTCACTATCAACCGACGTGCGGTCGATATGATTATGCCAGTAGCAATCTGGGAAAGAATCAAAGAGGAACGTAATGACTAAGACCTATGAAGATTTCGGTGAGGACTTCCAGACTCAGATTCTGGCGTACCTGTTCCGGGATACTCATTTCCTGAACCGTTGTGAAGGTCTGGTGCAACCGGAATACTTCACAACGGAAGTTCACGCATCGCTGGCGAAGGTTGCTAACGATTACTTCGCAGTTCATAAGGGCCCGCCGTCCCGAGCCTCGATGAACCTGTTGCTGAAAGATGCCTTCGACAAGAAGCGCCTCAAAACGGAACTGAAACCCGAGATTATTCAGGTAGTTAAAGACGCATTCGCCGAAGAACTGACCGACATTGACTTCGTGGCTGAGAAGGTCACGAAGTTTGCCCGTAAGCAGGCGCTTGAAAACGCCATCGTTACTGCGGCTGAAAAGATCGACAAGGGCGATTACGAAGGCGTCGAGGAGTTGATCCAGAAGGCGCAGTTGGTCGGTCAGAAGGACGACGAAGAACAGGTCGACTTCTGGAAAGAAGCTGACAACCGCATGAAGCATCGCCAAGCAGTCGAAGCGGGTTTAATCAAGCCAAGTGGCATTACGACCGGCTTCCAGTTGATGGACGATGTTATGTATCACAAGGGTTGGGGCCGTCAGGAGTTATCCCTGTTGATGGGTCCAGCAAAGTCGGGTAAGTCGATGGCGCTGGTTACGTTTGGTGTCAAGGCAGCGCTGGCAGGATACAACGTCCTGTATGTGTCGCTGGAAGTTTCCAAGCGCATCATCCAAGATCGTATGGATGCAAATCTGTCCGGCGTCAAGATCAATGACCTGTCGGTGCAGATGAAGAAGGTTCACGACGAGGCAGTGATTCACGGCGCTAAGGCTGGTCATCTGAAAGTCCATGACTATGCTTCTGGTACGTTCACGCCGAACCAGCTGCGTCGTTTGCTGGCACGTTATGCAGCGGCTGGCATTAAGTTTGACGAGGTAATCGTTGACTATGCCGATCTGATGGCACCGGACAAGGTGTCCAATGAGCCCCGAGAAAACTCCCGCATGATCTACGTCGCCCTGCGAGGTATCGCCCACGAATACAACTGCGCTCTTTTGACCGCAACTCAGACCAACCGCGCCGGTTTCAAGGCTGCGATGGGTGACATGGAGCATGTCTCGGACGACATTAACAAGGTGCGTACTGTGGACTTGATGATTTCTCTGAACCGCGACGACGAAGACAAGACCAATCACACAGCCCGACTGTACTTTGCGGCGTCACGTAACCAAGGTTCGTGCATCGTGCATGTGGACTCGGACATTGCAAGCGCCCGTTACATTGCAAAGGTCAACAAGGTAGAAGACTAATGAGCCAAGAAGCCTTAGAAGATTTGGATATCGAGTGGGTAATTCAAGACGAGGGTTTGGACTACAAGGAATCTTGGGGTCACAACGGTCGTCAGTTGAACCTGCGGCATTGTCCCTTCTGTGGCAACAACAAGTACAAGGTGTATATCAACGCCGATACTGGCTTGGGGAATTGCTTTGCGGGCTCTTGCTCGCAAGGCTCTTTCAACAAGTGGCAATTCTTGCGGGAAGTGTATGACCTAACCGGTCGTGACCTACATCGCAAGATCGAGGACGCAGCAGGTGAGCAAGGGTGGAAGCCCAAGCAAGCCGTGAAGAAGTTCGATCCGGGTCCGTTGAATCTGCCTGACTGTGACGCCGCATGGACCATGTCCCCGATGCCGAAGTATCTGGTAGATCGTGGTGTGACGGCTGAAATTGCCGAACACTTCGACCTGGGTTACTGCGAGTCGGGTTGGTTTGTTGTGAAGGACCCAACGGGAGAGGAGATTAAACAGAACTATGCCAAACGAATTATCATTCCGGTATATGACGTTAATGGCGAAATTGTGTCTTTTCAAGGCCGCGATACGACAGGCACATCCGATAGACGCTATCTTTTTCCACCAATGTTTAGTGGCACCGGTACCCAGCTTTATAACATCCAAAATTGGAAGGCTGGAATGGAAAGTGTCGTTGTTGCAGAAGGTGCTTTCGACGCCATCGGTGTGTACCGAGCGCTCAAGGCAAAGAAGCTGGATTCTAAGATACTTGCAACAGCCTCATTCGGCATGAGTTTTACCGAATCGCCCACTGGCAATGATCAGGTCACGCGCTTGTTGGAGCTGAAAGATCGCGGACTCAAAGAGGTGATCTTCATGTGGGATGACGAAGCGCCGGCGATCAAGGCTGCGCTCGCAGCGTGTAAGAAGGTGAAGCGTTACGGTCTACGTGTAAAGATCGCCATTGTCAAAGGCGCCAAAGACCCCGGTGATGCGACAGTGGATCAGATCATGGATGCTTTGCGTGAAGCCCAAGAAGTAAGGTCAGACATGCAAGCCATGTTGTTGGAACGCAAACTTACCAGTTGATCCCTGGATATATTCATTACACGTACACAACGGACACAACAATGGAACACATGGAACTTATCGACCAGGCTGGCATCAAGCTGGACGCGATCAGCCTGAAACTGATCCAAGACGAGTATCCCTTGGACGCATCGCGTGGTGGATGCAATACGGTATTCCACCACTGCGACGTGTATCAGGGTCGTCCGTCTTACGCATCGTGTCTGACCGTCATGGACCAGGCAATGGAAGGCAAGAACTTCGACCTGCGTCCTGAATGTCACAAAGCCGTGGCAAACAAGACGTGCCCAGCGATGAAGCTGCGCAAGGCTGAATTGCAAGCCGGTCGAGCATTGTTCTTCGTGGACTATAGAGACGTGGTGCGTGAGCGCAAGCGCCTCGCAGATGAAGCCGAACCGGATATCTTGTTCGGTCGTCGCAGCAAGGAAGTCGCACCGCGAGGGAAGTTCGTCCCGACGGTGTTCGACAAGAAGGGTCAGCCGATCTTCGACAAGCAAAAGGCAGCCGAAGTCGAACTGCAAAAGCAGGAAGGCCCTGACAACAGCAAATTCAACAAGCCGCAGAAGTCGAAGACCAACAAGATCGAACGCGTGGGTAACGACGAAATTGGCATCATGCAAAGGGTACTGGAGAAAAAACTAAATGAAGGCTGAGAAAATCTATATTTCCGCATCAAATCTGGGACACGCTCGCAACATTGCGAGCCGTGTGTCTGAAATCGTTCAGGGCGACGCTGACACGCCGGTGTATTGGAAGCGTACTTTGTGGTACGCGTACAACCCGTACATTCGATTCGGCGTCAAGATGACACCCGGTCTTGAGGTTCAAATCATCGATGCTTCACAGAAAGGCTCGGACGGCTGGGACATTGATGCGCAGGAAATTTGGGACCTGTTGGATGAATTCTCCAAGTCCACTGAAAGCGCATCCAAGAAATCCGATCGCCTGATTACGTTCGCCAGCAATCTGAACATTCATGCCGCATGGACTCTGGCGCATATTATTGCCAAGTCGATTGCGGTTGGCACTTCGGAATCGACCGTCAACAAGGCGTTCAAGGACTTCATCCCGGTATTCAACGTGCAGTTAGCCGCGAAGTTCTCGGAGAAGAAGATCAAGGCTACTTTGCCAGCATACGTGGAAATCAAACACGATGGTATGCGTGCAATCGGTAAGGTCTTCCCGACCTGGGAAGTTGAAATCGTCACCCGCAAGGGTCATCCGATTCCAGCGGCAGCGCCGATGCACAAGAACCTGGTCAACTTAGCCAAGGCTTATAAGAAGCTGACGGACGGTAAGATCGAATGGCAGGGCATGGTGTCCGACGGTGAACTGATGGGTGGTTCGTTCAATGAAACCATGTCGGCATATCGTAGTAGCACCGCAACCGATTCGGGCTTCTATCATGTGTTTGACATTTTGCCGATGCAGGTGCTGACGGTTGATGGATATGTTACCGACCCGTTCCGTGAACGACGCGAGCTACTGCGCCAGGCGTTTGAGTTGGCTGAACAGGTGACACCGTTTACGGACGTGATCCGGTCGAAGTCATTCGTGGCATCCAGCGTCACCGAAATCTACACCATGTACGAACAGTTCCGCGCCGACGGCCATGAAGGCGCGATCATCAAGACCGGTGACGGTACTTGGCAATGCAAGCGCACGTCGGATTGGCAGAAGATCAAAGCCTGTGAGACCGAAGACCTGCCGATTATCGGTGCGTTTGAAGGCGAAGGTGAAATGGTCGGCATGTTGGGTGGCTTTATCGTTGATCGTGGTGGCGTGCATGTGCAGGTTGGCTCAGGCTTAAAGCTGGCAGACCGTATCGCTTGGTGGGAAGCCGTGCAGCGTGACTTTGCCAAAGCCCGCACGGGCATCACGGACCCTGAGGAGTTTGAAATCATCGGGTGTCTGGCCGAAATCAACTACCAAGAGGTAACTCCGGATGGTTCGTTACGCCACCCAGTCTTCATCCGTCTCCGCAAAGACAAGAACGAGGTGTCCTTCTAATGAAGAAATTGATCCTGTTGGTGGGTCCGACTTGCTCGGGTAAGTCCACGCTTGAAAAGGAACTGAACAGCCTGGGTGTGCCCAGTGTTATCTCTTACACCACCCGTGCCCTGCGCACGGGTGAAACGAACGGAGTGGATTATTACTTCGTCAGCCACGAACAAGCGAAGGCATACGAAGAAGCTGGCTTGACCATTCAGAAGGTCGAGTTCTCGGGTTACTCCTATGGCTCTACTGTTGGTTCACTGAACGAGGCTTTCCGCAATTCTGAGGTCGCGGTGATGGTTGTAGAACCAACCGGTGTTGCCCAGTTCCAGGAAGTCGCAAAGCGGCTTGGATGGTTCAAAGTGGTTTCGCTGTATGTGCATGGCGAATGGACCACTTTATGTGACCGGCTTATCGCTCGCTACAATGCAGATAAGAACGCGCGCGATGAATACTATTGGCAACGCTTTATGCAAATGTCCCAAGCGTACCGTGAATGGCCAACGTATATTGCATACACGGATCGAATCGCGTCGATTGATGATCGTGACCCCTGGCGCTCCACTCACAGCTGGGCACTCCGCATTCTTGACACGCATTGCCGTTAACATTCACGCCAAGGTTTACACTGGCGTTAACACTCACGCTATCATTACAACGCGTTGACGATCAGCGCACAAGGAAAAACGTGACAAACAGGGCATTGAAAAACATTGCGGAGATTGCGGAGGTCGTGGCTCGTGTCACGCGCATCCTGTCGGGCCGCAATATTCAGGTCATCCAAGAGGGCCTGAAACTCGGCGTGGAGTACGATTCACAGGGCGCTCCCGTCCGTGTGTATCTGCCCTCGCTGGTGGACAATCCGTCCGACGAACTGCTGGTTGCAGTGCATGGCTTCCTCGACCGCGAAGTCTCGACCCTTTTGTATACGGATCATGCGGAGACCCATCGTCGCCGCATGTCTCCGCAGTACGGCAAGAAGGGTATGCACCGTGCGATGCAGAGCGTCGTTGAAGAAGTCCGCACCGAGCGCAACATGCGCCAGGACTTCGTGGGCTCGGCTCACAACTTCAACAAGAACCACGAATTCGCAATCGATGAAATCCTGGAGCCGGAGTACAAGAAGCTCCGGGGTACGGATCGTATGGCGTTGCTCGCAATGCCCGCGATCCGTGCAGCAGCGGGTGATCCGCGCTATCAGAAGTTCATGGACGGCAAGTGGGAGTCGCTGGGCAAACTCGGTGGTTCGATCCTGCATTACGCCGATGACATTGCTGAGTCGAAGACCACCAAGGACACGTATGAGCTGACCGAAAAGATCATGCGTCGCTGGGAAGAGGAAGAAAAGAAAAACGGCGACGACGAAGGTGATGGCGACGGTGACGGTAAGGGCAAGTCGAAAGGCGAAGCTGGTGCCGATGATGCCGACGGTGGCATGGGCGCTGGTGGTGGCGAAGACGACGACAGCGAAGCTGGTGAAAACGGCGAAGGTTCTCCGTATGAGAATCTGGACAAGAAGAACGAGCACCTGGACAAGCGCCATGAACAGGATGACGCCCGCGACCCGAACTCAGGTAGTTCTGGCCAACAGCAGGGTCTGACCGAGTTCAAGAAGGACTTGGAAGATTCGTTCGCCGCTTCTGATTGGAACTCCAAGTATGAGGAGAAGATCAAGAAGCTCGCCAAGGATGAACAGTCCACTGCGCCGTATGTGCCGTATTCGCGGCAGTACGATTATGTCGGTCCGTTCCCCAATGCCGACAAGCAGATCGCCCGCTTCTCGACCACGCAGACTGCGCTCAAGGTGTACGAGCAGGCTGTCACCAACTCGCATGTGATCCAGAACCAGATTCAGAAGTTGTTCATGGCGAAAGCTCTGGTGCGCTGGGAACCCGGTCTGCGTCGCGGCAAGATCAACGCGACGAGCCTGCACAAGCTGCGCACTGGTGACCCGCGCGTGTTCCGTCGCAAGATTGAATCGGACGACCGTAACATTGCGGTGTCGTTGCTGCTGGATATCTCCGGCTCCATGTCCGGCTCAAAGGTTCAGTACGCAGCCATTGCGGCCTTGATGTTCTCGCAAGTGCTGTCGAAGCTGAATATCAGCCACGAGATTTCGTGCTTCTCCACGTACTACGGATCCTACATGGGCAGTGCCTTGCCCGACGCCGATGCCATCAACAAAATGCTTTCGGGCATTGGTGCAAGCCGTGGTTGGGGTGTGGGTGCAGTCAGTGGCATCACGTATGGTCGCTATGCGCCCATCACGAACTACATCGCCAAGTCCTACGACGGACGACTCGATGAATCCACGAAGCGCCTGATCTGCATGATCCCGGATGGGTTCAGCAATCTCCGCGCCAACAACGTCGATGGTGAATCCGTCGCAACTGCGGGTCAGCGTCTGCTGGCTCGACAAGAAAAGCGAAAGGTGATGATCGTAATGTCAGACGGCAGTCCTGCTGCTGACGGCGATGGTCGCGCTCTCGCAAAGCACCTGAAAGATGTGGTCAAGTCATTGTCACAGCAGGGTGTCGAAATGCTTGGGCTGGGTATGCTGGACAGGTCTGTCACGCATTACTATCCCAAGTCTGTAGTGGTTAACGAGGTGGAAGATATTCCCACCAAAATTCTGGAACTCACCAAACAACTGGTCGTCGGAGCGTAAACAACAATGTCCAATGAAGAAATGATTACCTGTCAGGTTCCGGGGTGCGGCGAAACTGCCCACATCATGGAACAGCATCTGGCGTCCAAGCACCCCGAGTACAACCTGGAACGCTATCAGGCGGAATTCCCGGGAGCCCCGATCATCTCCGAGAAGGCTCGCAAGGTTCTGGCAGCCCGTACAGCGAGCGCTCGCCCCGCAACGACGGCTGAACCGACAGCAACTACCGTCGCTGTCGCCAAGAAGACCGTACAGCGCAAGCCGTTCCACGAAGTCTTCGGCTTCTCCAAGACGGATCGCGCTGCATTGTCCGCAAAGGGCGCTCCGATCGGCATCCGCGTCTTCGAGCCGGATGAACTGACTCCGGAAGCTCGCGCAACGGTGCCGGACAAGGATTCGGACTACGTGTTCAACGTGGACCTGACCAAGACCGTTGTGATGGCTCTGGAAATGAACGTGCCGATTTATCTGCACGGTCATGCCGGTGTCGGCAAGTCGACCCTGCTGGAGCAGGTCGCGCATCACACCTATCGCGGCTACACCCGCGTACAGCACACGGCCAACATGGAAGAAGCCGACGTTGAAGGTCGTTACATCGTCAACGCGAAGGGCGAAATGGAATTCCAGAACGGTCCGCTGACCGACGCGATGGAGCAGGGTCTCCTGTACGTCGCCGACGAATACGACTTCGCTCCTCCGATGGTGCTGTCGGTGTATCAGGCAGTTCTGGAAGGCAAGCCGCTGTTCATCAAGGCTGCGAACAAGAAGGTTGTACCGCATCAGAACTTCCGCTTCTGCGCAACGGGTAACACGAACGGTGCCGGTGATGAATCGGGCCTGTACCAGGGCACGATGGTCCAGAACGCGGCCAACTACGAACGCTTCGGCGTCGTGGAGAAGGTGCAGTACATGCCGCAGAAGGACGAAATCGAAATGCTGGTGCGCAAGACCAGTATCGCCCACGAAGATGCCAAGCGTATCGTGGACTTCGCCACCAAGATGCGTGAAGGCTTCGACAAGAACGACGTGGATATCCCCATGTCGCCGCGTGCAACCCTGAATGCTGCGAAGCTGGGTATGGCACGTAACGACATGTCGTTCGGCATCAAGGTCGCGTACATCAATCGTCTGCCTGCTCGCAGTGCGGACGTTGCACGTCAGACTTCCCAGCGCGTCTTCGGTTCGTAACTTCTAGCAGGAGAGTAACAATGCGGTCTCATCAGGCAGATGAGGCCGCACTTGCTCAGTGGGCTCCGCTGATTAACAAATTGGCGTTTGCGGCTGCGCAGCGTGCGGCAGGTCTTGGACTGGAAATGGATCACGCAGATTTCGTACAGGAAATCAGCATCGTGGTTCTGCGTTGTCAGGATTCGTTTGACCCGTCGAAGGAAGTCAAGATGATTACCTTCTTGTACCGGTCCATCTACAACGAACTGAACAAAATTTTCGCCAAGGAAGAGTCACGTCGCAGGATCGACCTGGAGTGTGAGGAATACATTGACAAGGATGGCAAACCGTCGAAGCGTCTGAAAAACGTTGTCGGCTTTAAGGTATCTGGCGATACAACCTGGTCGTCAGAAGACGGCGACGAATCCGTTTGGGGACATATCGAAGACGAACAGGCTCAGCCTGATGAAATCGCCGAAGATGCCCAGCTGATGGACTTCGTGCATCGTCACGCAACGGATGAAATCTCATCCATTCTGACCCTGCTTGAATCTGGGTCCCCAGTTATTACCGCTCAGCTCCAAGCGTATAATTTCGGAGTCGAAGCGGACGCGAACGCAGGTGGCATCCGGAGGTTCCAGTTGGATATGGACTTCTCGTTCATCTGCAAGCTGCTCGGGTATCCGCCCAGCAAGACTTCGCGCCTCGCGTCGCAAGTGAAATCCATCATCGCACAATACGGGAATTGATATGACCACGGTAGGCTGCTTTGGTAGCGTTGTCTACTTCGATCCGGAAGGTCGTCGTTGCAACGCTTGCTCTCTGAAAGGAGACTGTCAAGTCAAGGTGACCGAGAATGAAGCGCTGCTGGGCGATCTGATGGCTCAGCTGCGTGGCAAAGACAAGACGACCTCGAAGGCGCGTAAGCGTGCCATGTCTGCGGTCGCATCCACTGACGATGGGTTGAAATCTGCAAGTGACGATAAGCAAGAGACGCGCGAAACGAAGCCGGTAATCAAGGCAAGCGATACGTCCGGACTTAACGTCAAGGCAGCAGAATTCGTCCATCGCTGGGAAGCAAAGGGTATTGACTTCGGAGCAACGAAGTCTGGGGTCAATCCCTTTACTGGTTCTGGCAACAAGTTTGCAGTCGTTGCCGTCGACCTGCTGTTGCAGCGTGGGTCGTGTACCAAAATGGAGATGACGGATCATCTGATCGAACACGCCGGAGCGCGTGGACCGTGGGGGTCGGGCACCGCTTGCTCCCACACCAATATCGTATTTGAAGCCTTTGCACACCTTGGGATTATTGAGGTCTCCGGTGGCAAAGCATACTTGAAGAGGTAAAGATGACAGACAAAGTAATGTGGGGCTTCCAGACGCACTTTAGCGTCGGAGAATCCATCATCGATCCGGAGGAGGGCGTCAAGCTCGCCTCCGAAAACGGCTATACGCACGTTGCCCTGGCGGACACAATGTCCGTCTCGGCGCTTATCAGTGCGACCAAGCAGGGCAAGAAGTCCGGGGTGAAGGTTATCCCGGGTGTGACCCTGCGCGTCAAGAATCCGTATGTAGAGTGGGGCTATTTGTATCCACGCGTGTACGCCAAGACAGAAGCCGCAATGAAGCGGCTCTATGCGTTGTTGTCCGACACCGAAAAGGACCGCGACTGGCATTACGTCACGCTGGAAAAACTCTGCGATGCGCTCGCAGATGACATGACGGTTGCGTCAGGGGTAGTGTATGGCCTGTTTGGGTCGTCGCTCACCGTAGCGCAGCGCGATGAAGTGATCGCTAAGATCGAGGATCGCGTGGGCCGCAATTCCATCAACTTCATGGTTGACGTTGCCGCAATCGAGACGCCTGCTTATGCGATGCAAAACGCCGCTGGCATTCTCGCAGCGCGTGGTAAGGAATGGGTGACGGCGATCAACCCGATTGCGCTGTACGCTCGTCCAGGCGATCACGATGCGCGTGACGTGATGGGCGCGCTGTTGGCTCGCCGTAAGATCAGCATGGGCACCATGCGTTGGTTCCCGTCGCACAACCGCAATATCAAACCTTTCGGTGAAGTCGAAAAGGAACTGGAGAATTCGCTGGTTCTGGCTGGTAGCATTGGTTCGCCAATCGTTCACGCTGATTACATGGCGACGTATATAGCGCCGGTATTCCCGTATGAATACTACTGGGAAAAATCAGGCCCTGCCATGCCGCAGATGGCTCCTGATGAATTCGAGGAACTGAAATCGCAGTGCAAGGCCCGTTTTGCCGATCGCATCATGCGACCGGTGTTCGGCTATCAGCCCGACAAGGCTGATCTACCCAAGTATGTGGAGCGCCTGAAATATGAATTGGACATTCTCGGCAAAATGGGTTTCTCGGGATACTTCCTTCTCGTCGCCGACCTCGTACAGTGGTCCAAAGACAATGGCATTATCGTGGGACCTGGACGCGGTTCTGTTGGCGGGTCTCTTGTCGCCTTCATCATGGGTATTACGGAAGTTGATCCTATCCGCTTCAATCTCCTCTTTGAGCGATTCATCAACCCCGGACGAAAGGACTTACCCGACGCTGACTTGGACTTTCAGTCTGAGCGACGCCATGAAATCATCGGGTATCTCCGCGACCGATATGGACTGGACAATGTTGCGGGGATTAGTAACTACAACACTTTACAAGGAGCTGGCTCCCTTCGCGATGTTGGCAAAGCTCTCGGTCTGACGGAGAAGGATTATGAGTGTTCAAAGCTTGTCCCGAAGGTACACGGTATACCAGTCGCACTTGCGGAAGCGCGTCACACCGTCGCAGACATTGACCAGTTCGCCAAGACTCACCCCGAAGCCTTCGACATTAGCTGCCGACTTGAAGGTGTTCTCCGAGCTATGGGCCAGCACGCAGCCGGCGTGGTTGTTTGCCACGAGCCTCTGACGAATCGTGCGGTCGTAGAAACGCGCGCCAAGGATCAGTGTATCAATTGGGACAAGCGTGTGTCGGAAGAACAAGGCTTGGTCAAGATCGATATTCTGGGTCTGTCCAACTTGGACGTGATCGAGAAGGCGTTCAACAAAGTCCGGGATGAAACAGGCAAGAAGATCGATATCCTGGATATTGACCTGAACGACCGCAAGGTCTTGGATGCGTTCGGTCGTGGTGAAACTATCGGCGTGTTCCAGTTTGAGTCCTCGGGTATGCGTAAGCTCCTGAAAGACTTGCAAAAGGGTGGTGATCTGACCTTCGAGGAACTGTCGGCAGCAATGTCGCTGTACCGTCCGGGTCCGATGGATTCGGGCATGTTGTCCGACTTCGTTTCGATCCGTCAAGGCGCCCAGGAACCGTACTACGACCACGACAACATGCGTCCTGCCCTGGAAGTAACGGGTGGCGTGATTATCTATCAGGAGCAGGTCATGCAAGTGGCCCGCGACCTCGCTGGTTTCAGCCTGCAAGAAGCTGACGACCTGCGAAAAGCGATGGGTAAGAAAGACAAGGACGCAATGGCTGAACAGCGCGACAAGTGGGTCGATGGTTGCGTTGCGCATTCTGGAATGAATGATCGTGTTGCAGGTGCCTTGTTCGACAAGATCGAAGCCTTCGCAGGCTATGGTTTCAACCGCTCCCACTCGATTGAGTATTCCATTATCTCGTTCGTGTCCATGTGGCTGAAGGTCTATCACCCTCTGCAATTCTACGCAGCGTCCTTGGAGGTTCTTGGCGAAGATAAACTCCTGGGTCTTATCGAGGACGCGGCCAAGCGCGGTATTAAGGTGTTACCTCCTGATATCAACGGGAGCGATGGCAGCTTTAAGCGCGATGGGTCTGGTAAAAACCTCACCTGCCCCTTCAACCGACTCAAAGGCTTGTCCGACAACACCCAAGCCGCGATCCTCACGGCCCGCGAAGCTGGTCCATTCAAATCTAAGGCTGATTTCATCGCTCGGGTGGAAAAGCGCAAGTGCAACTCCCGGCACCAAGAAATCCTCGACCGGGTCGGTGCGTTTGCGTCGGTAGAACCAGGCACGCCACCAGCAACATCACCCACTCGCGTGCGTGACCAGTTGGAACTCATGCCGGGGCTGGTCTCAGCCAAAGTAAACGTGGACCGTGAAGTTGTGTGGGATGAATTCACAAAGGAACAGATCAAGAAATTGGTCATCGATCCGGCAATGGACATTGCAGCTTCGCCCGTGATGCCCCGTTCGTCCAAGCAAATCCGGGCAATGGTTATCACCGACGCTGCGACCAAACAGGAAGAAAAGTCTGGCGCGTTCATGAATGGCAGCAATGCTGATTACGTCCGCGAAGCCGTTGAAGAAGCTGGTGGTAAATGGAACAAGGGGTTCTACTATACGGCGTTGTGTAAGGTGCCCAAGAAGGATAAGCGGTTGACTGGTAAGGAAATTTCCGATTGGAAGCCCTTGCTGATGAAGGAAATCGCCATCATCCAGCCACCCATCATCATCGCCCTTGGCTCCGAAACGGCTCGCATGTTGGTCCCGGATTTGAAGGGCCCAATTAAGGAACTTGCCGGTAAGGTGGTCTATAATAAGGAACTCGATGCGAACATCGTTATCGGCATCAACCCTGGCATGATCTACGTGGACGAGTCCTCGATGGAACTGTTGGTGAAGACTTTTGATACGGTGCGAGAACTGACCGAATGACCCCTCCATATACTATAGGTGCAAGCAATGACAACAACGACAACGATTCCCCCGATCACGGAGTATTACGACCGCGAACTGGCTAAGAAGCATTTATCCACGTTCAACTCGGATTTATCGGTTGACTTCATGCGCCAAGCTGCGCTGTATGCCTATTGGGCAGCGAAGCTGGTGCAGGCGGAATCACAGTATGATCGGTTGCAGGATACCCTGCGACTGATGGAGGCGAGACTGGACAGGGTTGTCCGTGATGATGCAGCTAAGGCTGGTACCAAGGTCACCGAAGCGCAGGTGGCTAAGACTGTCGCGCTTGACAGTCGGGTTATCACTATGGGTCAGCGTGTGCGTGAGGCGAAGGAGCAAGTTGGTTACTTGAAATCCACTTGTATCGCCTTTGCGCAGCGTAAGGACATGTTGCAGCAGATGGGTTTTGCCAAATCGAAGGAAGAAGCAGCTGCCGGGATGCACGTCAGGTCTTCCGCTCAGAGTAATCATAACGCCCGTTTGGAAAGGATGAGTCATGCTAGATTAGACGATGATTTGGGAGCGGAGGAAGGTTAAATAGTCCGCACTCAACTAGGCTATTAGGGGAATAACCCCATATTTATGATAGAAGCATCCGGACCTAACGGTTAATTGTGTAGCTCTGTCCAGGCGGTGAAAGCCGGCTCGTACATCACGCAATTCAAGGCCACTAGCGATAACCCGCTGGTGGCCTTTCTTCGTTTAGGAAGATTTATTTTCAACCCAGTTGCAACATTTCTCGCTTCCCGAGGTATAATAGTGACACAAGCGAGACACTCTCAAACACAACAAAAAGGAACACAAATGGCCCTCTTAGACATTATCAAAGCCAATCGCGCCAAGCTCCAGCGTGGTGCCAACAACCGCACTGAGAAGCTCCAGTCGGGCAAGAGCACCGTTCGCATCCTGCCGTCCTGGACTGGCAGCGAGGACGATGAATTCTCCCAGGCTTGGGGTCAGCACTTCATCAAGGACACTGGTGGTAATCTGAAGGCAGTTTACATCTGCACCAATACCATCTTCGATGAAGTCTGCCCGATCTGCGAAGCCATTGCGCAAGGCATGGCCACCAACAACGACGAAGATATCCTGAAGGCTATGAAGGATGGTCGTTCCAGCAAGCGTATCCTGGTGAATGCGCTGTACCTGTCGGGTGGTAAGAACGAGAATCCGACCACCAACCCCGTCGTGCTGGAACTGCCGCCGACCGTTTTCGAGAAGATCCTGGCTGCTGCTGCGACCTTCCTGGAAGAAGGCGTCAACGTGTTCAGCCTCAAGGAAGGCCATAACTTCATCATCGAAAAGACTGGTGCTGGTATGAACACGGAATACTCCGTCACGCCGTCCCCGCGTGGTAGCGCTGTCAGCATCACCACCGATAAGCTGGTGAACCTGGAAGATTGGGCACGTCAGGAAGGTGAAGCTGACAAGCAGAAGGCTCTGGCGTCGGTTCGTGCGATTGCCGGTGTTGCAGAAGTCAGTCATACCGCTCCGCGCCTGGCCGCTCCGACCAGCAACTCGGCGACCAATGCTCGACTGCGTGATACCAACGTTGTTGACGCCGACTTTGAGGACGTTGTTGAACAGAAGCCGGACTTGTCGGGTTCGGATAACATCGACGACTTCCTGGGCGAACTGTAAGGAGTAACAAAGGGCCTCGCAATGAGGCCCTTTTCATTTATGGCTAATCATTACCTACTTATCGACGCCAACAACCTGATGTATAGCGTCCAATACGGTGCGCGCAAACTGACTGCCGGTGAAACGGAAGTAACGTCAGTCTTCGGTGTGCTTGGCAAGGTTCGTGACTTGATGTGCAGGTATCCCAACGCAACTCCTATTGTTTTGTGGGATTCAAGCCCATCGTTTCGCGCTGACATTTATCCAGAGTACAAAGCGAATCGCAAGGAAAACAAACAGGTAGCAGCCATCACTGCTGCACTGCGTCCGCAACGTCCCATTCTGAAAGAAGTCCTGACACACTTGGGCGTCCGTCAATACACAGTCCATAAGTATGAAGCGGATGATCTAGCAGCAGACTTGTCCCGGCGTATGTCGGCAGCAGGTCACAAGGTCACGCTTGTCACGCGTGACGGTGACTGGCAGCAGTTGGTAGACCACAATGTCACTTGGTTCGATCACAAGACCGAAGTGTCGTTGACGCCCGAGAACTTTGAGGAAGTGACCGGCTACAAGACGCCGTACCACTTTACAGAAGGCAAGATTATTCAGGGTGACGCAGGCGATAACGTCAAGGGTGTCGGTGGGCTGGGTGAAGGATCGGCAGCCATGATTATGCGGGACTTTGAATCGCTGGATGATCTATACAACAAGTGGCATGAGTTTGAGCCTACGATTCAGAAGGGCACCGACTGGTCACGCAACAAGTTCCGGGTCGTAAAAGCCTTTGAGGACAAAGACTTATGGGCGAAGTACGATCTGAACCGCGCACTTATGGATCTAGTGTCGCGTCAATATACCGGGATACAGTACCAGACTGACGCCCAGTATAATGAGCAAGCGGTTAAAGCAAAGTTTGCCGCACTAGGGTTCCATTCGATTCTGCGTAAGTGGGAGCCCTGGATTGAACCATTCTTACGCACTGCCAAAAAGGAAAAACAATGAGCCTTGATATTGATAACCTGATTAACGACGCTATTGGTGAAAACGATCCGCAGCAAGGAGTTCCCGGGTGGCTGGACACCGGTTACCCGCCTCTGAATAAGGCAATTTCCAGCATGTGGGACGGTGGTCTGCCGATGGGTCGCATGATCGAGATTTTCGGTCCCCCGTCATGTGGCAAGACTGCTGTGGCTACGAAGGCAATGGCTAGCGCACAGGCTATGGGTGGCGTTGCGGCATTCATGGATCACGAAACCTCGTTCGACATTGGTCTGGCGAAAGACCTGGGGCTGGATCCGACTTCGCGCTGGGTTTACAAGCAGCCCACTACGTTTGAGCAGTCCATTGATATGGTGAAAATTCTCGCCAAGCGACTGCGGAATGTGGATGACAAGCTGCGCCCATTGAAGGGCAAAGCTCCGTTGCCAATGGACAAGCCGATTGTGGTTGTGTTCGACTCACTGGCTTCGATGGTTCCTGATTCCAAAATGTACGACTCCAAGGGCAAGATGAAGGAAGCTGGTGATAACACCATGCACGACAAGCTGGCCCTGGCAGCTGCAACCAGTTCGCATTTCCCCCTGCTGGTTCAGATTGCCAACAAGTGCAATATTTGCCTGATCTTCCTGAATCAGGTCCGTACCAAGCCGGGTATTGTTTACGGCGATGCGACGACTACGCCGGGTGGTAATGCTCCCGAGTTCAACGCGTCCGTTCGTATCGGCTTGACCCGCGAAATGATTAAGGACAAGGACAAGAACATCATCGGTCAGACCGTCAAGGCGTTTGTTCGCAAGAACAAGGTCTCGGCACCTTTCAGGAAGGCTCAGTGGAACTTTATGTTCCGTGAAGATGGCTCGGGTTACTTCGACGTTGATGGTTCCCTGGTCGAACTGCTGGCTGATAGCGGTATCCTTGAGCGCGACGGCAATGGTTACATTTGGACCGACGGCAAGAAGTACATGAAGCCAGCGTTGAAGGAGAAGATCGAGAAGGAGAATCTCCGTCCGGAACTGCTGCGACTGCTGCAAGGCGTCGAACTGGAAGAAGGCGTCCTGGGTGATACTGTCGCCGACTTCGGTCTGGAAGAGAACGACCACGAAGAAGGCGACGAGGAGTAATCAATGCCTACGGTCTTGAAGACCGTCAAGTCCCAGTCAGGCAAGCGTGTGCTTGGCTGGGTTGTTCACACGGACCTTGACGGCGTTTGTTTGGTCTTGAAGCGTATGCCTGCGAAGATCGCAGTGCGCACCAAGCGCAAGGAATACAAGTCCATCAATGATTCGGCAGATCGTGAAGAGGCGGGTTGGTCATTAGACCACCCGCTTATTCGCGCAGTCCAATCTTTCAATGTGGACAATGTGGTTGTCTACGTCCCCAAACCAGGCATTGTGTATACAACACCTGCGTCCAATTACTTCACTCCCGGTATTGTCAAGTTTGTTCCCCGCACCAAAGAGGGCGAAAAGATTCGGTGCGTAGGTCTTGAACACTTCACACGTCGCCAGTTCAGGGTGAAGCTATAATGAAAAGAAAGAGGCAAGCATGACACGACCCATTCTCATTTTCTCCGATCCGCATTACCACGATTTCTCCCAGTTCAGCACCATCAATGCGAACGGGTTGAACTCACGGCTTGCGGATACTTTGCGTGCCACGGTTGAGGCGTACAAGAGCGCCAATGCTCTGGGCGCATACACGGCTATTTGCTGTGGCGATATTTTCCATGTACGTGGCAAGGTCAAGCCTTCGGTTTTAAACCCCACGATGCAGACATTCCGGAACCTGCATGATCGTCTGGCGTTCCGTACGCACGCAATCAGTGGCAATCATGACCTGGAAACCGATAAGTCTTCCGACTTGAACTCGGCGATCACTTCGCTGCGGTCGATTGAAGGCTTTGCGGTGCATTCTGAAAACATCTGCCACACGATGCTGGATGAATTCAGCGTGCAGGTGACTTTCATTCCCTGGGAGCCTGACCTGAAAAAGCTCCGTGCGCTTATTAAGGCTGGCCCAAGGAGCACTGACAAACCTACAGCGCTGGTCATCCACGCGCCCATGAATGGAGTTATCAAGGGCTTACCGGATCATGGTCTGACGGTCGATGACTTCAAGGATTGCGGGTTCGACAAGGTATTTATTGGGCACTATCACAACCACAAGTCATTCAAGGTTGGCAAGACCGAAGTAATTTCAGTAGGCGCCTTGACCCATCAGAACTTCGGTGACGTGGAACATCGTGCAGGTTATCTATTGTGGTATCCCGACACGGGTAAGGTCGAGCAGTTCGCGACCAAGGCCCCGAGGTTCATACACGTCCCGGCTGATCGTGTGCAGGACTTGGTACCTGGTGCTGCGGCTGATAACTACATCAAGGTTGTTGATGGTGAGTTTGAGAACGAGGCAGAAATCCAGGCGATCCGTGATGAACTGATCCTGAAAGGCGCCAAGGCTGTCGTAGTCGAAGGGATCACTAAGCGTCCGGCAGTCACACGCGGGACCACTACGACTTCGGCAGCACCAACGATCCATTCGATCTTGGGTGATTACGTGCAACGGACTTATCCAGGTGATGAAGCTGCGTTGGCTGAGGCTATGGATATTCTCAATGAGGTTTATGTATGAGTATGGTTGAATTTGATCTGCTGGAAGTAACCTCGTTCATGGCGATCGGTGTTGCTCAGGTCAACCTGAAACAACGAGGTCTGGTATTCATTGAAGGCGAGAACCTGGATGACACCAGCGCACGGTCAAACGGCGCTGGCAAGTCTTCATTGGTCGATGCGATCAGTTGGTGCTTGTATGGCATCACTGCGCGTGGCGTGTCCGGTGATGCTGTCGTCAATCGCCAGGCGGGTAAGGGCACCGAAGTTGCCATGAATGTCTGGATCGATGGCAAGCTGTGGCGTATCGAACGTGGTCGCAAGCACAAGACCTTGAAGAACCGTGTACGCCTACTCCAGATGGACAGTGGTACGTGGCACGACTGTACGTTGGGCACGGATAAATTGACCCAAGAGCGCATCGACGCCTTGCTGGGTTGTAACGCAAAGACCTTCAACGATGCCGTGTATATGGGCCAAGAGCGCATGGTTGATCTGCCCTCGATGACCGACAAGGTGTTGAAGTCCACGTTGGAACAGGCGCTGTCACTGGACCGGCTCGATGAAGCACAGTCCATTGCTTCGATGCGGTTGGAGAACGCCAACATCGCCCATCGTCAGCATCGCTACGATATGGACGACCTGGTCCAAAAGGTCGTAAGCAACACCGACAAGCTCAAAGCCGCTGAGACCACAAAGATCCAGTTGGAATTCGATATGACCAATATCGAAGAAGAACGCCAGCGATTCCACAAGGATAATCTCCATACAGTATCGATCGCAGCCAAAGAAGAAGAGGCTGCAACGTTGGAAGTGGCGCAGTGTATTAGCGCCGTGCGTGATGCGGAACTAGAAGTCGCAAAGGTCAAGGAAGAAATTAAACTGGTTGCTGCCGAGTCCAAGAAACTATTGGCCAATACCGACAAGCTCTTGGACGTGCTGACTGACATTCGGGCGTCACGTAAAATCCTGCACGACCACATCAACAATCCTAGTTCATGCACCACATGTAAGCGTCCGTTTGATGACCACGAAGACATTGAAGCCAAGCGTGCCGATCATCAAAAGGAATATGCTGCATTGGGTGTCAAGCTGGAGAAGGTGGTTCAAAAGCGTGCTGAACTGGCTGACAAGAACACGACGATGGTGACTGCGGCAACACGGGCTGAACTGATGGCTGTATCCGCATTGGAATCGGCGCAATCGAAAGTCAAAGCCGCTGAGACCCGCTTGTCGAACGCTAAAGAGATACTGACAAAAGCGCGAACCAATGATAGGCTGTTGACGTTGGATCGCTGGCTCAAAGAGAAACAGGATCGCCATGATCAAATCGTCCGGGACATGCTCGTTATTGGTGAGGTGATCGCTGACGCCACAGGTGAGGTCAAAGAGATTGAGGCGCGTCTGACTGAAAGCCAGGAGCGTATCGATACCTTGGAGCGCGTCAAGCACATCCTGTCACGCAAGGGTTTCCGTGGTGAAGTCCTGGATCAGGTCACGCCGTATCTGAATGCCCGGACTCAGTATTACCTAACGTGGTTGACTTCGGACAACATCACTGCGACATGGAACACTGTAACCGTAACCAGTAGTGGCGATCTGTCTGAGAACTTCCATATCAAAGTCGCACATCGTGAAGGCGCAGAGTCCTTTGAGGGCCTGTCTGGTGGTGAAAAGCGTAAGGTTCGCCTTGCGTGCGCAATGGCTCTGCAAGACTTGGTTGGTACGCGTGCGATCAAGCCTATTAAACTCTTTATCGCCGATGAAATCGATGACGCCATTGACGAGTCCGGATTGGAGTTGCTGATGGGCCTACTGGAAGAAAAGGCGAAGTCAGTAGGCACCCTGCTGATTATCAGCCACAATGCGTTGGGGGATTGGTGCAAGGAAAGCATCACGGTTACCAAGAAAGACGGTGAGACGACCATTAAGTAACCGCAATATGATATGTGAGCGCAGATAAACGAGCGCTCACATCCCTAACCAAGAGTACACATCATGGCAGTCGCCAAGAAAGCAACCAAGAAGACCACCAAGAAGGTCGTGAAGAAAGCCGTCGCCAAGAAGACCGCAGCGCCGAAGAAGGCAGCCACCCCGGTCATCGTCAAGCCCGACCTGAACCTGGCCCGTCGTCAGCTGGCCCACGATTACGTCAACCGCATCAACCTGCGTGTGGGCGATGAATTTCAGGTGCTCTGGGTCGGTGACTTCAAGACCGACAACCTGATCGGCCAGCAGTGCGACGACTGGCGCAACAAGGAAGACGAATACGTCATCTTCAAGGGCATCAACCACGAAGGCTCGCTGATCTGCGCCGACATTGATGACGAAGACCTGACCTACGAACTGCCGGCCGAGTCCGTCAACGTCGATGAAATCGACCGCAATGGCGGCAATGGTTCGGTCCGTCTGAACCGTGAATACACTGCCGATCTGTCGAACGTCCGCCACGGCCGCATCGAAGTGGGCTGCCAGAGCATCGAAGTGTCCGTCGTCCTGGCCCTCGCCGATCGCATCAAGGAAATCCAGGCTGGTGCCACGCGGAAGAATAGCCGCGACGTGACCCTGGTCGCCGATGGCACCTACGCCGAGCTGGCTTTCAAGTAATACCCCAAAGGGCATGTCGCAATGACATGCCCTTTTTCTTTGAGGATCATCCCATGAACGAAGCCTTTGAAGTGTTCGGTTACGACGCTCATGATTGCGGGGTCTTGCCCCACGCTATCATGTCATCGATGACTGAGACGCTGCTACGGAATGCCAATGATGGAGTCCGTACTACATTCGGTCGTCACGCCGAGTTTTTCTACGACAACATCCATCCGAACATGCGTGGAGCAGAATACCCCGGCAACTCAATCAATCCGGATCACCAAGCATTCCATCGCCCAAGGAGCTAAGTATGACCCGTAAACTTTCTGCCGAACAACAGGCAGCCCTGCTGGACGCTGCGATGCGCGTGGACGTTTCGCACTACCAGCCATTGCAGACCTTCATCGATGCCAACGACCGCGCTCCAACCGTTACCGAGCTGGCTGAATACATCGCCGACATTCGTGTGACCGAAATCGTGGCTGTGGCGAATCGCATCGCCAAAGTCGTTGACCGTCCGGAGCCGGAAGATGAACAGGAAAGCGTCTGAACTGACCGAGGATAAAGTTTTCCACATCATCCGATCCAAGGGTGAGTTTGTGGTGAACCCTTATCGCACGCAAGGTTACCAACAGAAGTTGGTTGAACAGATGCGCAAGCAGGGAAAGCTATTGCTGTGCCGTAAGTTCCGCGACCATTGGGTGTATACCCTGCCGAAGGTGGTGCGCTGATGGATTTCTGCGTGAAGCGACCTGTTAGCGCAGTGGTCACGCTGAAAGATGGCCGCATCCTGATCGGTGGGAACGTTTGTACCAATCAACAACCAACATGCCCCCGACAACCAGGAGAAGGCTATGAAAAATGCTACACCGTCTGTGGACAAATCGGACACGCCGAACAAGTCGCAATCCGGCTTATCGTCGCCGAGCAACTTACTGGGTCAGCAGCTAACCATGTCACGAGTGTGGACGTCTATGGTCACCATGGACCCTGCGATGCTTGCAAGCGCATGTTGGTTGCTTTCGGTCTGGATAAAGTAACAAAGTTTCATCCGCTGGCCAGCCCGGTCCCACTCGATAAGGGTGACATTGACGCCATCAATCGAGAATACGGGCTGTACCAGCTTGGCTCTCACTCAAAACAAAAAGGGGATTGGTAATGCAAATGCTGTTTTTCGTCGTACTTTGGTTGGCGCTCGCGTGGTACGCAGCCCGACCCATTGCTCGCAAGGCTTTCCAGGACTGTGATTCGGACAACATCGCGGCGTTCATTGGCTGGTGGGCATTGTTCGCTCTGCTTGTTGCGATCCCGGCACTCATCCTGACTGTTGTATGGCCGGTTACTCTGGTTGGTCTGGCGCTGGGTGCCCTGTACGTGTTCGTGCCGAAGGTCAAGTCCGTGGTTGATGCCAAGCTGGCACAGATCAAGGAATACGCCGAAGCATGATCTTCCGTATCCAAGATGAACTGCGGCTTATCACGGAAGAGGAAGCTCTGATTACCCATGTGTCAAACGGCAATGTCTTTTGCTGGCGTACATGGCGTCGTGAAGTGGTGCTGAACATCAAGACGACCAACAACTGGTCCATCGAGGTGATCTACGATCAACACGGCGTCCAGTTCGTTCGCAAGGCTGTCGGCCCGGACGGTAAGAATCATGTGGGTTGGGCTTCGATCCCAATCCATAACTTGCTGGACGACGCCGAAATTGCAGCACTGAATACCGAAATGAAATCTGCACTCGGTAGTCTGTTCCCGCTCTAAACTGTTCATGTAACAGACAAGCACGTCACACAACAATCACCAGGATCACTCCAATGAACCAACTGAAAAAGCTGTGGGCCCGCCTGCTCCAGCGTTTCGATACTGTCGATGACCTGCTGGCAGGTTTCGACAAGCACCAGCGCAAGCTGCTGGAAATGTCCGAGCGTCTCCGCGCCCGTGCAGCCAAGCAGGAAGCTGATGCCCAGCGTCTCGTCGCCGAAGCTGCTGCGAAGTCCGCAGAAGCCGAACGCGCGGTCACCGTGGCGGATCGTTTCGCCAACCTGTTGTCCAAGTAACACCAACCAAGAGAGCCGCAATGAAAGTCACCTGCAAGTGCAAGCATGAATTCCAGGATGCAACCCTGGGTAAGGGTGTCCGTCACACCACTCCCGTCAACAAGTCCAAGAAGGACGGGAAGGTGATCGAACATCGCTGCACGGTCTGCGGCACGACCCACCGGTCGTAATCGCATCAACAACCAATTCAACACAAAGGTATCAGAACCATGAGTAAGAACAACGCCAAGTCCAACTTCGATCCGGAAGTGAAGTTCATCCACATGCGCTACCGTGATGGCGCCGGCAACATCCTGTCCTCGGGCGGCACCACGTTCGCGTACCGCGCAGTCGAAGGTGGCATCCAGTACGCCCACGCTCGCTGCCATCCGAACGACAACTACGTCAAGTCCCTGGGCCGCGTCAAGGCGCACGGTCGTCTGGCGTCCAAGTCCTCGCACACCTTCGCCGGTGTCGAGCAGGACTTCCTGAACACCCTGGAAGCGCAGGCTGAAGGCTGGAACAAGGCCGAGCAGTTCACCGTGTTGCAGATGGGCTACGATCCGGGCGACGCCGTCCAGATGTTCCGCAAGTTCAACGGCAAGCGCAAGGGTCGTGCGCTGACCGACGCCGATGCCGCAGCCGATCTGGCTGGCGAACCGCGTCCGGATGCTCCGAGCGCCTAAGGTGTTGACGCAGGAGGGCTAGGGCTTTATACTAGCCCTCCTGTATGAAGTAGGGCCGTAGCTGAGTGGTTTAGCTCTCGCCTTTTAAGCGAGTTGACGTGGGTTCGATCCCCACCGGCCCCACCAACATGAGTATCTTTAGGTGTGTGCGTTGACTGTATTGGTTCAGTCGCCTGATTGTGAGTCAGGAGCATGTGGGTTCAATTCCCATCGTACACCCCTAAAGGTATTTAGGATAATTAGACGTTTAAGGAGAACGCCCCGGCTGTAACCCGGGTACCCTAACGGGTCCGCAAGGTTCGGTACCTTGATTATCCACCACATTGGACGTAAACGAAAAAGGCGTTATAGTAGGTAGAGTGCCGAGAACGCCTGAAAGACCCGAAGGTCTACGGACTAGTGAAGCTCTAGGCTCTACACGTCCAACCACACAGTAGGAGGTAACATGCTGATCGTACAAGGCTTATTGTTCTTTGCCGTGATGCTCGCTGCCTTCTACGCCGTATGGAAAATCGGCACAACGAAAAAGTGAGGGGTCTTTATACCGTTAGGTGATTAGACTGTGGATACAAGTCGGGCTCTGTTGTTCACCCGAATCCTCACGAATGTTTAGGATTGTAAGCACAAGTGGTATATGCACCGGCCTGTTAAGCCGGGGACAGATGGTTCGAGTCCATCACAATCCGCCAGCCCGAATAGAGTCCGCATACAAAAACCGGGTAGCTCTCAATGGTTGTAGGTGACGATGGGTTTGTATAGGAACCTTCATGAATTCATAGGCGCGTGGTGAAGTGGTCCAACACAGCAGACTTTGACTCTGCCATTCCTAGGTTCAAATCCTAGCGCGTCTGCCAAACAACAAACGAGGACACTATGAAAATCGGTGACATTGCAGCACACGGGCGTTACACTAACCGGATTGGTTTCGTTACTGCGGTCAACCACGCATCACATGGTCCGATCAGTTCCTACGAAGTCGAGTGGCTGAACGGCTCGCAACAGGGCAAGCGGGATACGATTAGCGCATGGAACGTTGTTGACATGCAGGAAGCTCTGGAATCAGCGCGTGCCGAAGTCAACCGTCGTGAAAGCGACCTCATCAAGTGGTGTCACGCAGCAGCAATCGCAAAGATCGCCGTCAAGTAACAAAGTTTGGGTAGCTCAACAGGCAGAGCGCTGGTCTCCAAAACCAGAGGTTGTGAGTTCGACTCTCACCCCATTCGCCAGTAAGAGCCGAAGTGAGAACTGGGGTACGCCGCGAGGTCCCAGCGAGTCTGTTCCGACTATAAAAGTGTCTCACAAAGGCTCGATGTATCGCCGGTATAGCTCAGATGGTAGAGCAGCGCACTTGTAATGCGCAGGTCCTGGGTTCGATGCCTAGTGCCGGCACCACAAACCCGCTGTACGCCCCGGGGATAACGGGTGTACGACAAATTACTGCGGGTTAGCTCAGTGGTTTAGAGCGTTCGGCTGATAACCGAGAGGTCGGGAGTTCAAATCTCTCACCCGCAACCAAAAGAGTCAGCGTGCGGGGTTCGAGACCCCGGTAGTCCGCGAGAGGGCTAAGTATTGCGGTACGACGTTGCACCTAAGTGACTATACTGGTATAGTCCGCTCCGGGGTCAGGCGTTATTGGCCTCATGTATTTAACCGAGTGTAGCTCAATCTGGTGGAGCAACGCGTTTGGGGCGCGAAGGCTGGGAGTTCAAATCTCTCCGCTCGGACCAAAAATGGAGGTGGTCTGCTAGGTGGATTAGAAACCCATCGAGCATTGTTAGCCTCCAGATAAATGAGGTAGTTATTAGTAACGGCTGTAGGGCCGCCAACGTAAGACGCCTCAGATAAATAGGTGTTGAAACGGCCTTGTGTGGGCACTGTTCTGTTCCAACCTAGTTGCTAACAGTTCCAGACACCTAGATACAAAAAGGCCCCTCATTGAGGGGCCTTTTCTTTTACGAGCCTTGTGGCGGCTGTGCTTCCTGCAACTGCTGCACTTGGAACTCCAACATCTGAATACGACGAGACAGGTTAACAATCTGTGCCGGTGACGGGTCATCCCAGTTCGTCAGGGGTACAGCGTTGGGATCAAAGTCAAACGGTAAATCAGCCATCTCTACTACTCCTACTCCACGAATACAAGTGTCCATTGTCCCGCAAAAGTACATGCAGGTCAAATGATTGCCACGTCATCCCTGTTCTATACTTGTCGCATGTTGATATACGCACGCACTCCAAAATCAAAACGCTACAAGCGTCCGGGCATGGGTGATGTAGCCAAGAAGTTACCCAAGCAGAAGTTCAAACCCAAAGCTGCGCCGAAAGAAACAAAGTTCCGCGCAGAAGGTACTGAAAAGTATCGCTCCAAGATTGACGAACACTTGGCGAATAACGAACCGGTCAACAAACAACCGTTACGTTATGAGGATGCAGACATGGCAGCACGCGAAGCGGAAGCGCAAAAAGAAATCAAGCGCAAGTCCGAATGCGTAGCGCCGGCATTCAACAAGGGAAATCTTACTTACATCGCTACCGAGGAACAAGCGAAGTGGGTAGGTAGAAAGTAACAAATCATCCGCAAAATCTCACTGAGGCTCGGTATAATGCGTACCAACAAAGGCTTTACCCTCATCGAACTGATGATCGTGATGGCTATTATTGGCATCCTGGCGTCGATCTTCTACCCCATGTGGCGTGATCGCAACCTGACGGACTATCAGCGCCAGCAAAAACGCGAAGCCCTGCAACGTGAGTACGCCAACACAGGCGTCCGTTGCATCGGTGGTTACAAGTTTGCACAACCGGACTGGAACAATCCGCCCGTGCAGATCAAGGACAACACTGGTAACGGGATTCCGTGCCAGTAAGTAAATGGTTAGAAGTGGTCGTCTAAACCTCCATGCAAGTCGGGAAGAGACTTGGGCTATTCGGATCAGGACACTGCCGTTTGAGGCAGAGATAATCTTCAACCAGATTTAAACGGGCCGTTGGCGAAACAGGCATACGCAGCAGACTTAAAATCTGCCGGAGAAATCCATGAGGGTTCGATCCCCTCACGGCCCACCACTTTAGGAGATACACGATGGACCTGTATGAAACGCTGGGCTTGAAGCGCCCAACCAAAGAAGAAATGGAAATGCACCACGTCGCAACGATCGGCGACCTGGAAGTCAACGCGTCGGAACACCTGGTCAATGTCAAGTGCGACGGCGAAGTCATCCTGGCCATCATGCGCCACGATGGTGGCTTGCAGGAGCTGGTCGATGCCCTGCAATCGCAGGTCAAGCCGTGACCAAGGAAGAGGGCGATCAGATTCGCCTAGCGTATGGCAAGGTACTGACATACGCGGACAAGGCGATGAAAACTCCACCAGGTGTGCATCGTCGGATCGCCTTGAACGAATACTCCAAGGCGAAGAATGAATTCCGGGCGTTGTTGCGATCCCTGGAAGGCAAGTAGGGAGTTCTAGTAGCTCAGTTGGTAGAGCAGCCGCCCTGTAAGCGGTGTGTCGGGGGTTCGAGTCCCTTCTAGTGTTGACAAGGACACTTGTCATAGTAAACCCCGATCAGGATGATGCGTCCCTAGAAGACTTATTCATCCTTCTTAAGTAGGGTCAGATAGTTTAACGGCGAGAACGCCCTGCGAGCGCGGGGAAGTAGGGTTCGAGTCCCAGAAAACAGGTGTAATCACCTGGATCCGATCAAGGCGTATAACTATTGTGGTTATACGCCTTTCTTTTGTTCTAGGGCAGTGAATTGTTCAATTAACACCGTGCGATTCTTAAACGCGCCGTGTAAATATTCTCTAAAATCACTGCACACAGACGAGAAAGTAACATGGATCATTTCAAGGACGTGAAGGTTGTTGATTCATCCGACACGAACGTTTCCAAGTATGTGTTTGACATGGGCTCGGCAGTCGCCGAAGCCGTACTGTATAAGTACGGAACCTATGAAGAACGTACCGTGATCTGTTGCTCCACCCAGTCAGGCTGCCCCATCGGTTGCCGTTTCTGCGGAGCCGGTGATGCGTTCGTTCGTAACCTGTCTGCGGAAGAAATCGTCGCGCAGGTGGATCATTTGTTCGCGGATCGCAACATCGATCCAACCCAGGTCAAGCGTGGACAGATCATGTTCATGTCCATGGGTGAACCGTTGCTGAACCTCAAGCAACTGATCCCGGCGATGGAGGTCCTGTACGCCAAGTACCCCAACTTCGCGTTGCTGATTTCGACCAGCGCTCCGCGAGTGGATTTCACGCCGTTGTTCCGGGCAGCCGCGCTCATTCCGACCATTGGTTTGCAGTTCAGCGTCCACGAATCTACCGACGAGGCGCGTGACCGGCTGATCCCGTTCAAGAACAAGTACACCATCGCCGAGATTGCCATCCTCGGTGATATTTTCCACACCACTACGGGGCGTCAGGCGTTCTTCAACTACTGCGCCCATACGGACAACACCGCGCAGGAAGATGCTGACCGCATCCACGCGCTGTTCAATCCTGCATCCTTCCAGGCAACGGTTTCGGTCATCTGCGAGCGGGATGAGTCCATCGCTGCTGCGAACGAACGACAGCGCGAACTTGCTACGGGATTCATGGGTAAGCTCTTGCAAAAGGGTTATTCCGTTCGCACATTCGACCCTGCTGGTCAGGACGACATTGGAGGTGGCTGTGGTCAACTCTGGTTCGTGCAGGATTGGATGCGTCAACACCCTGATCTGGCCCGACCGTCCGTCGGTCGCGGGCTGCCCACTGTTCACACTCCACGAGCCATCGACGTAAAGGTGATCGAATGACCCAAGAAGTAGAGGTATCCGATGACAGCGAGCCAGCTGAAATCGAAGGCGAAATCCTTGAAGCGGACGACCTGACGTACTTCGTCTCCGGACCTTCGTGTGGCTTCATCGTCCAGGGCAAGCAATACATCAAGCCCATGACCATTGCGGCGTGCATGATTAACGGCGACCCCGAGGAAGCATACACGCACCAGCAGGTCAAGTCCGTCGCAGTCGTTCCGCAACAGCCGTCAGTCCATCTGATGACCCGTCGCCACAATACCACCTTGCATTGAGGCATTCATGTTCGATCCCGCAATTACCGACCTTTACAAGCGCGCCCATGAACTGCGCAACGCCCAGCGGAACTACATCGCAGACGGCACGCGCAACGAAATCCTGGGCCGAGAAGTCCACAACGCAGCCGAACGTCTCGATGCGGCGTTGCAAGTCGTAGAAGATGAAGGCTACATTGCGGAGAAGGATATCCGCGACGTGCGCCCGGTGACGCCGTAATGTGGGTCTTGATCCTGACCCTGGCGATGCGTGGTCAAGCTGTTACGGTAACCACGCAGGACGGCTTCGCGTCGCAGGAATCCTGCATGATCGCCGCGAAGGCATGGACGGAACAGGTTGAAAGGATGCCACTCAGCAATCTGCACCGACGCGCCCTTTGTGTCCGCAAGTAAGCCCGTTACTTAACGCTTCTAGGTCTTCACGAAACGCGTATACTAATCACATGTCGCAGCGATCTACATCCGCTGCGATAACAGAACCAAGCGTGATGGCTTGTGGTTGTCACAGAGGGTGACACTAATGACCGGGGTAGTGCCCGGGTACCCTTCGACTCTGGTGGGAAGCCAGAGACCATAAGAAGTTCTGCTGTCCAACACCCGCATTAACGTGATGCCGGTGTAAGCAAAGTCCTAGTCGATTACCTCCTAGTTGCCGAATAGGACGGACAGGGCAGCAGAACTTCTTATGGTCGAGGAGATTCACATGTCTGCCAAAGAAGTAGAACTGCCGCGCGGGGATACGTTTGATTCCCAGATGCGCAGGTACACCTTCAGTGAGGGTCAGGTGCGTGATATCCTGACCATCTATACCCAGAAACAGCAGGATGAAATTGATCGCCTGCGTTCTGAGGTTGACGGTTTGAAAATGAGTATCGCCCTTGCTGAAATGGGCGATGAATAACCACAGACGTTGATGGAAAGAAATCATGTCAAAGCCTGATGCGGCGTTGTTCGTTCTGGTAGGCAGGAAGCCGGCCTACAACAAGATTTTCTTGGCGCCAAAGTCCGCGTTGCAGTGGTGCTATAACGCGGACTACGGTGACCAGCCAATACCAAGGAACGTTCTTGGTGATCTGACACCGTTCCTGGACTCGGATTACGATGGCGATCCTGCAACGGACACGTTTGACATTACTCCGGGGTCTGCCGATAATGACGTAGCGCTGGCGTTGAGCCAAGTATGCCGCGCGTTCAAGAGTCCGATTGAAGCGATGGAATATGCGTTCGCGCATTACACCGTCAATTCGGCTGACTGCTACACGGGTCTGGAATATTGACCTAGGTTTATGGTTGTATGACGTGAAGTGAAGGGTGCTTGGACGGTGGTTCAACTCCACCCAGGTCCACCACAAATCAGTCTTAGTCGAGGTGCCGGCGTTACTGGCTGAGACTGATTTGTAATGGGCCTGCCGGGTTTCGACAGGCGCAGATAGCAGAACCGACAACTAAGGGTAGGCACTCCTTGACGCACACGCGTCGATAGTCCACAATAAAACATAATCGCCAATGACGACATGTTTGTGGTGGCCCTCGCGGCCTGATCCACTGGGGTCTTGAACGACCTTATTACCCAATAGTTCACGATAAGCCCGAGGTCCGCCTCGGGCTTTTTCGTTGTGCAGCATCCCATATTTAACCTAGATATAGTGATTGCACACACTGGAGAACGTCATGACCACGTATGCAGTAGTTGATCCACGGGATATCCGTGACGACGCGGAGCAGGCTGAACTGGGCCTGACACGACTGCTCGGTATACGGTTCGAGGAACTTGCCGATGAAGTCTACGAGGACGAAGAAAACAATACCTTCGGATGGTTCGGTCTGCGTAAGGTCCAGAAGCGCTACAGCCGTCGCCAGATCGGTCAGTGGATGCAGGAAATCCTGAACGACGCACCACGCAGCAAGGACAATGGCATCCGCGATTACTGGTCAGCGCAAGGCACACAGTTCTCCTACGCTGGCTACAAGCATCACGTCATCGATCCGGTACGTGACCTGATCCGTGCGGCGCGTGACCTGAACACGCAGGAACTACGCGTTGACGCGCGTACCATGCGTCTGTTTGAGGATGCGTATGCTGCGGGCGCTCGCCGTTACGAGCCCGAAGAATAATCAACACACAATCACACGCACATACAAACCATGAAAGCCATTCAGAAAATCATCCTCGACGGGTCGACCACGCAAGTGAACCTGATCGACAACGATGCGGTCGAGGTCCACCACGTACCGCTCGCAGAGCTGCCGTTCTTCCTGATCGAACTGGCAGTGACGGACAAGGGCATCGATGCTGCCGCCACTGCGACGATCACTCACTCGCCGGAAATCGTACAGGCTATCCAGGACGTGAAGACTGCCCTGGCAGGTATCGGACTGGATGCAACCACAGCAGGCGTGTTTGCAACGACCTTCTGCGGCGATACCCGGGACGAAATCACTGCCATGTCGGACTCGGTATTGAACGCCATCGCCAAGCTGCTGCGTGAATCTGGCTTCAAGTCCAAGGCGTTCGATGGACGTTCGTACACGGGCAATCTGACCTGTGTTGAATGGCTGGAAGGATTCCGTTACGGTTTCATCCGTGCGTCGGATGAAAAGCTCCAGCAGGAACTGGAAGGCATGTTGCAGCCCGAGATTGGTGCATGGTAATCAACCGTCATTTCATCATGACGCCGTTTGTTACCAGTACATAATACTCACGCAACGCAAACAACTTAACGGGTACGTGACTGAGCTAGGCTTAAGGTGCCGGTCTTGAAAACCGATGACGGGGTGACTCGTCCGTGGGTTCAAATCCCACCGTACCCTCCACTACAAGGTGTCCAATGGCTGTCAATCTGCAAGACCCGCACTACAAACTGCACGGTGATCCGAAGCAGTTCCCGCGTTACGCGACCCACGCATGGCGCAATGGTTTCTCTGACTGCGCTGGCATCGTCCAACGTTCGTCAGGTTCAGGTCTCCAGCGTGTCATGTGGGACGGTTCGTTCCAGCCTGCAATTGATGCCGGTACAGACCTCGACGCATGGATCAGCGACATGATGGGTCGTGCCCGTCAGGTCTCGGGTCTCGCCATCGCTGCTCTACTCCACGAACACAACCAGGGGAAGTAAACATGGCACAAGCATTCAAGTTCTTCGGCGCGATTCTGGTGGGCCTGTTGTGGCTCTACGCAATCGTGATTGAACTCCCGCTGTTGCTCACCGCAGGTGGTCTCAGCTGGCTGTTAGGTGTTGCGCTGGTCGTCCTCAGCGTGACCGTCCCGGCCTTCATGGTCTGGAAGATTGTCAAGGGCAAAACCAAAACCACCTCCAACAAGGAATGATTCCAACCATGAACAAGTTCATGCGCCTCGGCGCTCTGCTGGTACTGGCCCTGTCGGCTGTCGCCTGCTCCAAGGTCGAACCGGGTTACGTCGGCGTCCGCGTCAACAACTTCAACGAACGCGGCGTGTCCGGCGAAATCGTCCAGCCGGGCAAGTACGTCTACAACGGCCCGGGCTACCAGCTGTATGAGTTCCCGACCTTCAAGCAGAACCACGTCTACAAGGACGACACTGCCATCTCGTTCGGCACTGTCGAAGGTCTGACCGTCACTGCTCCGATCGGCGTGTCGTACCGTGTCGAAGGCTCCCTGGCTCCGAAGCTGTTCCAGGACTACCGCAAGGGCGTCGATGAAATCACTGCCGTCGACCTGCGGAACATCATCCAGAACTCCTTCGTCAACGTCGCCGGTACCCGCAAGATCGAGACCGTCTACGGCCAGGGCAAGAAGGACCTGATCGATGAGGTCAAGAAGCAGGTGACCGCGCGTGTCAAGGTCTCGGGCCTGACCATCGATGACGTGTACTGGGCCGGCAATCCGCAGCTGCCGCAGTCGGTGACCGCGAGCATCAACGCCAAGATCGCCGCGACGCAGATGGCTGAACAGCGCCAGAACGAGGTCGCCCAGGCAAAGGCCGAAGCTGAAAAGCAGGTCGCAACCGCGCAGGGTGAAGCGGACTCTCGTCTGGCAGTCGCAAAGGCTGAAGCCGAAGCGATCAACATCAAGGGCGAAGCGCTGCGCAACAACGCCAACCTGGTCGATCTGACCATCGCAGAGAAGTGGGACGGCAAGCTGCCTGAGCAGTACCTGGGCGGTGGTGGAAACGACGGCAAGATCCTTCAGATCATGCGCAAGTAATCCAGCACAACGTCGGTAGTAAGACCGAGCCCTGGGGCTAACACCCTGGGGCTTTTTGTTGCCTGTAAATTATTCAACGCCCGTTTAGACCCTCACTTATACTTACATTGTCATCACGCAACAGGAGTAAATGACGTGGCTACGTTGTTGGAAATGAAACAGAAGTCCACCCGGGAACACATGAAGATCATGCAGGCGTGGCTGGACGGCAAGACCATTCTGGTCCGTCTGATGGATTCCGACAAGTGGATCGAGACTCGCTACCCGTCGTGGAATTTCACTCACTACGAGTACCGTATCCTGGGTGAAGAACCCGCAGGTAACGACGCTGAGGAGGATGCCCGTGTCGCGTAAGGAATTGCCGTTGTTGAACAAGACCCTGGCTGAGGCTGCGGATATCCTCAACGATGCCGGTCATTCGTTCCGTATCGTCAAGCGTGACGGCGTGCCGTACGTTGTGACCTGCGACCACAATATCAATCGTTGCAACCTGACCCTACTGAACGGGAAGGTTGCAGAATACAAGTGGGGTTAATATGGCATTGCAGCCAATAGACTTCGTGGACCAGCCTGAAACGCAGACTGGTCAGAAGCAAGTAACCGTCATGGCAGCAGCTGCCGTGTATGGCCAGTCGTACAACGCCGCGCGTGCAAGGGGCTTGACTCCAGTTGACTCACGTGCCGAAGCCCGTGCAGCAGCGCAGGACTTCCTGCACATGGAGTTTGAACGTGAGTAAGACCATGTGGAAAATCTGGTTCTCTATCGTCTTCGCTCCTCTGATTATTGGCTGCGCGCTGCTGGGCTGCACGCGCCAAATCGATCCGACCACCGGTCGTCCAGTCACTACGCTGGATGGACTTCCGAACCCGGTTGATCGTGCTGCTGAGGCTTGCAAGGCCGGTGGTAAGACCCTGAAATCCTACAAGGACACCTCGTCGGGTGTCGAATTCACCTGCGAGTAAGAAGTCCTTGAAACGCGCTAAGAAGCCTGCATCGAATCACCCTTGGCGTGCCAACTTCGGCACGACCAAGCAACACCATGCCAATGACCGTCGTCGTGACGCCATTATTCCCCTCCACGCTAAACCGGTGAAGTAAGTGTCCCTTTCCGAACTCGATCTGCTCCGCGCAGAAAATGCCATCCTGCGCGCAGCGCTCACCAAGATTAAAGATGGTGTTGACTTCCCTCAGCAACTTGCGCTCCAGGTTATCGACCCTGAGGGTTACGAAAAATTCCAGGACTCGCTGTATGCCGACATTTTCGGCAACGGCGACGGCGCCACTTCATAAACAAGGAGTAGAACGTGACCGAGAACAAACTCCACACCGCAGTAATGGAAGCTGTTAGTCTCCTGAACGGAGTCCATATGGGCGACGATAAGACGGGAGGGATATTTTCTGCACACAATATCCTGCGCAAGGCTTTGATTGATTACGCCGACGAGGCTTTGCAGATCAGTGACCAGCCAGCTGGTCACGAAATGGTCGTGATGCTGTACGAAACTGGCGCGCCCAACTACTACGTGGAACGGATCGTGACCGACCATGACCCGCGTGAAGTCGAGGTCATCGCCCGTTACATCGACGGTGAAACTCCGGTTGAACAGTTGGCTGTAGCGAAAGCCAAGCTGGACAACTACGAGAAGACCTTGGGGCGCATCGCAGAAGGTCACGCCGCACCCATGTTGCTCGCGCGGGCCGTGTTGTCGGGTGCGAACTGGGACGTGAAGTGATGGACGACGCGCATCCCAACACCATCAACGACCTGTTGGCCATCATCCATCGTGATGGTGGTCACTATCAGGAAGAACACGGTCTGGAAGAAGCCTTGCGTCGTGCTGCGGAAATCGTGGTCAACGAACGCGCCCGCTTGGAACTCCAGGAGCGCATGAACGGTCAAGCGTTTCGTTCCGGCATGACAACTGGCCGAAACATCGCCAACATGGAGCGCCTGGGTGCACAGCCTATCAACGGCGAGGTCGAAGAACTTACCGCTCGCGTCAACCGTTACTCCAATGCGCTGTCGATCATTCGCAATGGCGATCCAATGCCGGAACGTATCGCGGACGAAGCGTTGTACGGCGAGCAACGTGCAGCCATCGGTGTAGTACGTGGGTAAGCCGACACACTACTTGGTACGCTTCGCACGACCTGGAGGTGGCATCGACCGTCTGATCGTAAAGAAGCCACGCAACGCTAAGAAGGAGGTTGATCCCAGCCTCATTCTTAGCGTTGTTCCTATTTGGGAAATCAAAACAGGCAGGGCATACAAGTGACCATCAAGATCACTCCAATCAGTGACACCCATCAGGAATTTGGCGAGTACGAAGCTGGGTTCGGTGAAGGCGACGTGTGCGTGCTGGCTGGTGACAACAACGTCGCCTTGCATCTGGCATCCAACAACGAAATCATCCTGGCCCGTGACATGCTGGGTCGTGCGCAGCGCCAGATTGCGAAAGCATTGGAGACGCACGATCATGTGGTGATGATCGCTGGCAACCACGAACACTACGCCGGGTTCTTCAATCTCACCCATCGGATCATGCGTGACAAACTGGGCTCCGAGCGCGTGCATATCCTGGACAAGGAAACCTGGCACCATAAGGGCGTTGATTTCTACGGCGCTACCATGTGGACTGACATTGCCGGTGGTAATCGCAAGGCGATTGATCGTGTGCATCAGGGCATGATGGACTATCAGGAAATCTGGATGCACGATTCGTTCCAGTCCCCGCCTGAGCGCAAGCTGCATCCCTTGGACACCATTGAGGATCACTTGCAGGCCATGATTGCCTTGCAAGAAGCGCGCGAAGCAGCACGCGAGAATTCAAACCGTCTCGTGGTTGTCACGCATCATGCTCCAAGCCCTAAGTCATTGCTGCCCAAGTATCAAATAGGTGGCAAGTACGCCGCGCTGTCCCCTGCGTATTATTCTGATCTGGAACACGCAATGCCCGGTGTTGATCTGTGGATTCACGGTCACATGCACGACACGTTTGACTACCGGGTGGGTGACACGCGTGTGGTTTGTAACCCATGTGGGATTCTGGGTCACAGGCTGAATCTCAGTTTCAATCCCAAACTTTCTATCGAGGTATAAAATGACAAAGCAAGAACGGCGCCTGAACCTGGGCCTGGGTATCTTCGCAGCAATGGTCTTCGCAGGCAGCATCTTGCAGTGGAGTATCGTTGCGTTCCTGGTGGGACTGATTGTTGCCATCGCCATGATCTTCTGTCTCATGGGGCTGTGGGCTTCGATGGACGATGAATGGGTTGCCAAGCAACGCTTCCAGAAGACACCCATCTGGAAGTACGTGTACGACCTGGCGATCCTGGCCATGTTGAGCGTGCCCAGCACCAATGCAATCGCCATCATGTACGCCATCAACTTCGCAATGGCTTTGCACATCAAGTACCGTTACAACCGAGTCAATCGGATCGTATCGAGCAAGTAATCTGCGGATCGATTTTAAAGCGCATGGGGCTCGCTCTGTGCGCTTTTCTTTTGCGCGACGATAAGTGATCGCAGTCAGCACAGGAAGCAGCTTAGAACGCGTCCCACGAGCTTGGGCCCGGGCTGGGTAAATTCTATCACCGGACCAGTATAATGCTTTTGACGTTAACACCAGTAAGTTACCTGTTTAAACTACAAGCAACTAACTACTTACTGGAGCGGTTTATGCGGACCCGGTTACTTGCAATCATTGCGGCGCTGGCAATCTCCGGCGTGACCCAAGCTGCTACGGTGTTCAAAGCGACACCTGCACCCGGCTCCAAGTCTGAACTGGAGCTGACGGACGAACCAATCATCCAGTGTCCGGCTGGGACCAACTACGCTTTTGGAAAGCTGCACGACGGTACACCCGTCGAAGGCTGCTGGGTCTACAACGCTCGGCAAAATGTCGTGACGTTCTTCCGACTGCCTGCTTACACCAAGATCGAAATTCCTGCCTACGTTTTCAAGCGAGTGGAGCAACCCATCTAATGTTCACCACCGGTTCTTACATGTTCCCGCGTGTGTCGATTTGGGGTGACTGGATCCTCCCGACACTTGATAAGGTACGCAAGTGGCTCACAACCGGCCGTACCAACTCGCGTGGACCCAGCGGTCCACGTCATTATCGACCGGCATATCGCTAAATCGTCCCGCGCCGCCGGGCACTTTCCCGCAACTCCATAGAGGATCACATGACTGAAACTACCAAACCCACCCTGCGTGAAGAAACCGAATTGGCTTTTGTTGAGTACGGTTTCCAGTTCAATCAGGCTGAATTCTTATCCCGGATCGCCAGCAACCCGTTGTTCGCTGCCATCCAGCGTGAGCAAGACCGTCAGGTTGCAAAGTGGGGCGTGCAGGATCACCCGTCATTCGATGCTGGTGCTGACCTGGAAGAACGTCAAGGTCTTTCTAACACCATCAAGTCGATGGTCGACGCCAGTGCCAAGCGAGGGACCTTGGTCTGGGAAGAAATCATGTCCGAAGAAGTCGCAGAGGCCCTTGCGGAACTGAACGACGACGAAGCTCTCAAGACCGAACTGATCCAGATTGCAGCCGTTGCGCTGTCGTGGGTCGAGTCCATCAATCGCAAGGAGTCCGCAGGTGGCGATCAAGTCCCCGAAGTTCAAGCCGCCGAGTAAAACAACGGGCGCTAACGGCGACAAGATTGAGATTTACGGGTGGAACAAGACCTGTAAGTATTGTGGCAAGGCTGATCTGCGTTGGGTTGGTGTAACCAACGCAGATACCGGCACCAAGAAGTGGTCGCTTGAAGAACGGGACTCGACAACGCCATCTGGTGTGCGAGTCCATCGTTGCCCTGCGTACACTGCAAGAGACAAAGCGCGAGAAGAAGGACTCGACCCGGCAACGGTTGTTACTCCTAGCGCACCCACACAAGAAAACTACGGAGAGTGGTAATGAACAAGGTTTTGATCGCATTCCAGGCCGATTACGCCGATGAATTCGACGTGTACGGCTGGGCTGTGCGTGACCAGGATTACTGGGAGAAGTTCCAGGCACAAGCTGCCGCGTGGTTTGCAAACAACCCCGGCAAGACGCTGGAGTTCTGGTTTGGTGGCAATGAAGTCATCGAATTCGACAGCCTTGAGGACTTCCAGGCAGCGTACGCTGCCAAGCCCATCACTGACGAACAGGCAGATGGGATCGTCGGCGTCTGGGGTGATCTGGCGACACAACCTCGTTTGGGCGTTACTTACGGCCACTTCTGTGAGCCATCGGAGTTCGGCGAATGAACGAGAACATGATGCTGAACCCTGGCGAGTCCATTCTGTTTATGTCCAACGGTTCGGGCGGCAAGATGGTGAACACCACGCGCGTGTTCACGACTGTGGAAGAATTCCGCAATTACGTGCGCGAGAACGCCAACATCATGGAGGCGTACCCGGGCCGCAAAGTCGGCGACACGGTTCATTCGTACACCTACACGTATGGCCCACGAAAGGGCTCGACCAGTCATACGATCCTGGTTCGTGAAGGTCATCATGTGTCGATGTGGGGTCAGTTCTACGTCGCCAGCCCCGACAAGCCACCCAAGCGCTTTGAACTGACTGCCGAAATGATCGGAATGGTCAGTGTCAAGACCAAAACCAAGAACATCAAGCCGAGTACCTGATATGACCCGCGTTGTCGAAGCTCATCCGAAAGTCCTGGTGATGCGCAATCCCAAGACCGAATCCAAAGAAAAGTTCATGGCTCGTGCCGAAGAACTCGCAGATCGGCTGTACGAGGAGCCGGTTGAGGCTGAGACCGTGGAAGAGTCGGTCGAGGAAACGATCCAGACCATACGCTCGGTGAAAACCGAACTGGACTACTTGCGTTGGTGGCACAACAACTTCGGTTCGGATGACACGGACGTGCGAGCAACGATGAACGCCCGTTACGTCGAGGCAGGTGGGATAATCCCCGAAGGCTACCAAAATGAGTAAGTGGACGCCTCGTGTTGGTCAGCGCGTGCAATTGAATAAGGTGGGGTATGCAACGCTTCACCTGACTTCCAACGAAGCGCATGAACAAGCCAAGCAAATGGTGATTACGGATGTGGAGAACCTCGGGTACGCACATGCGCCCATCTGGGCCATCGAGGTTGACCAGCCGCTTATCAATGTTTTCCTCCTCGACTCGTCAATGGTCGACCCACTCTTTTGAGGTGTCTATGATCGGCTTCATCAAAGCAATCATCCAAATGATTCGTGACGGTTTCGCGCTGCATCATGCGGCTCACCGTCGTCACGGTGGCAACCCCTGGAAATAAGGAACCAATATGTGTATCTCCGAACTGCATGGTGGCCGTATCAAGCTGTGGACTCCGATCCACGAGGTTGAATCGGCTGCCCTGGACCAACTCAAGAACATCGCCAACCTGCCGTGGATGTTCAAGCATGTGGCAGCGATGCCGGATGTTCACTTCGGCAAGGGTGCGACCGTGGGCAGCGTCATCGCCATGCAAAACGCCGTGTCGCCTGCTGCGGTAGGTGTTGACATTGGTTGTGGCATGGGTGCCGTGCTGACGAACCTGACTGCAAAAGACCTGCCGGAATCGCTGCGTGAAATCCGTGCGCAGATCGAACGGGACGTGCCGGTCGGCTTCAACCGTCATGATTCCGGTCTGACGTTGGGTGCCAAGTCTGTCATGCACACCTTCAAGGACCTGCGTGCGCCCGTATCCACCGTCGAAAAGACGGCTCACTGTCAGATCGGTACGTTGGGTGGTGGTAACCACTTCATCGAAATCTGTCTGGACACTACCGACCGCGTGTGGGTGGTGTTGCATTCGGGTTCGCGCAACATCGGCAAGACGTTGGCTGAGCATCACATCGCCATCGCACGCAAGCTGATCCACAACGAGACCCTGCCGGACCGAGACCTGGCTGTGTTCCTGCGTGGCACCAAGGAGATAGATGATTATCGCCATGACCTGATGTGGGCGCAGCAGTACGCGTTTGAGAACCGCGCCCACATGAAGGAACTGGTGATGGCTGCGATCAAGCGGCATATTCCGCATCTGTCCGAAGTGGATTACATCGCGTGTCACCACAACTACGTGTCCGAAGAAACTCACTTCGGCGAAGACGTAATCGTGACCCGCAAAGGCGCGATTTATGCTGGTCGTGGCGTGTACGGGATCATCCCGGGTTCAATGGGCACCAAGTCGTACATCGTCCGTGGCCTGGGCAACGAGGAATCGTACTGCTCGGCATCACACGGCGCTGGTCGTCGCATGTCGCGTGGCGCCGCAAAGCGTGCGTTCACCAAGGAAGACCTGGCCGAGCAAACCCAGGGCGTTGAGTGCCGCAAGGATGAAGGTGTGATCGATGAAATCCCGGCAGCATACAAGGATATCGATCAGGTGATGGAGAACCAGAAGGACCTGGTCGAAGTCGTGGCTGAACTCAAACAGGTCATGTGCGTAAAGGGGTAACCATGAAAGCATCTGATGCCAAAGCCCTCTCGGAAAAGAACACCATTCCGACCGAACTGGAAATGCAAGCCATTTACAACGCCATTCGTGGGCGTTGTTTGATGGGTAAGCGTGACCTTTACATCAATTGGCCCGGAAAGGCAGTCGCCATCATTGCCATCCTGCGCAACAAGGGCTACAAGGTTGATATGAGCCCCACCCGACAGCCCGGTCCCGACCAAATGCGAATCTCGTGGTAAAACATCCCGACGTATAGTAATTACACACAACGGAGACAAAACGTGACAAAGAAACGCCTTTTCGTGGACCTGGACGGTGTATGTGCCGGGTTCGATGAACATTACCTGGCCACATTCGGCAAGGACCTGCGTGAAGGCGCAGTTTCGGACGAAGAACTGTGGGCGAATGTGGATTCGTATGAAGGTGACTTCTTCTACGATCTGCCGGTCTTACCCGGTACGCAGGAAGCCCTGCAAACGCTGCGTGATTGCGGCTATGAAATCGTCTACCTGACTGCGTGCCCGGCCAGCAATTACGGTTACGTAGCACAACAGAAGCACGACTGGGTGCGGATGAAGCTGGAAGATCAGGATGCCCTGGTCATTCCCATCGTCGGTGGCAAGAACAAAGCCAAGCTGATCCAATTCCAGGGCGACGTTCTGATCGATGACTTCCACAAGAACACCCAGGCGTGGGCCGATGCTGGTGGCGAACCGATCCTGCATACGGATTGGGCCAAGTCACTACTGACGCTGGAAGCCCTGCACGCGTAATACGCCCCGCGCCGCCGAGACAAAAACGATAACTCCATACAGAGCAAAAGATCATGCCGCATCTGCAAATGTTCAACCACAAAATTCGTCGGATGGATCAACCGTTCGATGACACCAAAGCCAAAATTATGATTTCGTTGGCCTACGAATGGTCCGAAAAGTGGTATTGGTGGTGGTTCGCCGATCACCCGAACGAACTGGCGTGGCGTTGCGTTGGTAACGATATCCAGGTCAAGATCGAAGGCAATTGGACTGATGCGATCTGGCTGGGTTCGGAAAGCTCCGAGTGGGTCAACATCATTCGGAGCGACACGTACACGGACGCTTATATCCAGATTCTGGACGGTCGCGTGCATGATACGTGCTTTGCCATCTGGGAAAAGAGCGACATTGAGTCCAACTACGGTGCGCTCAACAAGGAATACTTCGCAACGGTCGGCAAGACCCACAAGGGTCGGGGTTGTAAGAACATGCCAGACTTCACCAAGGATCAGCTGGAAACCCTGCGCAAGAAGATCGGTGACCGTTATCTGGAGTGCGCGAAGCGCTGGTTTGAGCGAAACGACGTGGATGCCAAGTACGAAATGGAGTACCACGCTGGTCGTCTGGCTGAAATTGGCTTCAAGCCTCCGGAACACAATTACACCAAGCCCGACCCCATTGTAGTCCCGGTGTATCATTACGAGGGTGCGACGTTCATCACTGATCCTGAGGAAACGCATAATGGCGACAGTGCTTGCGAATGCGCCAAGTGCGACCACAGCCAAGATGCTTACGAGGACGAGGATTCGTGCAGTTGCGACAATTGTATGGATAATCTGGACCACTGGACGAGCAATGGTCGCAATCCTGACCACTGCAACTTCTGTAAGGAGTTCGCCAAGCATATTGGTCATGACGAAGAGGAGGACTGATGGAAGAATGTTGTAATTGTGGTTGCGAAGTGTACGAGGAAGATGTAACTTGGGATGACGACGGCCAGCCGTGGTGTCCTGATTGTGCCGAAATGCACGACATTGAACAGTACGACGAAGCAGCCTAAACTACAGAGACGCAATGGTTCGCTACGGGTTGCGTCTCCGTTTATGTCATCGTAGCGAGCTACTGCAACAACCCGGCAATAAAGGTAAGCGCATGGGAAAGACGTATCGCAAAGAAAAGCCTCAGTACAAGAAGGCCCGTGAGGACGACGCCGCACACAAAAAGGTCGATCATGACCACGAGCGGACAACAGCACGACGCCAGATGCGTGAGGTTTTACAACACGACTGGGAGGATGAGGAAGATGAGTGAGAAGGGCACAGTGATCGACAACGGCGTTGAAGGCTAAAAAGTCCGATTAAATCTGGCTTTTCAAATCATCCCGCGTTATTCTAGGACTTTAGTTCTAGGAGCGCGGGATGAAGCTTTGTAAGGATTGTGAAGTAGAAATGACAGAGGAGAACACCTATAAATCAGGTGGCTCTTACTGCAAACCTTGTGCGCAAGCGCGGACTCGCAGACACTACCACGAAAACAAAGAAAAGCGGGTAGAGTACGGCAAGACGTATAAGAAAAAGACCAAATACCATCAAAGGACTTGGTTAAAAGAAAAGTTAGCCTGCCTTGAGCATTACTCGGGCGGCAAGCCGTACTGTAAAGGTTGCGGCATAGAGAACTTAGAGGTTCTCACTATCGACCACATTCACGAAGATGGCGCTGCTCACCGAAAGGAAATTGGGCAAAGCGTTCAACGCTGGTTGATTGCAAACAAATTCCCCGAAGGTTTTCAGGTGCTTTGTTGGAATTGCAACAACGCCAAGCATCGTCATGGCGAAATTCCTCGGTATACTTATCGGCAATTAACCGGAGTATAACCATGGCCACAATCAAAGTAATGGGCATCGACGCGGCTTTCTCAAACGTCGGATTCGCCCTGACAGAAATGGACTTAACGAATCCCAAGAAAGCCATTGTGAAATTGCTTGATCTGCATATTGTGCAGACAGAGGGATTAAAGAAACGCCCGAAGGGTGTTCCTAAGTCCGCAGATGACATGCGCCGAGCGCGTGAATCCATCGAAGCGATCCGAGCCAAGATCGCAGAGTGGCAGCCCGACTACATCGTCGCGGAAGTTCCATTCGGCTCACAATCCGCACGTAGCGCTTGGACTCTAGGTATCGCCCTGGGGATTTTGTCGTCCATTGATGGCTTGATTCAAGTCACCCCACGACAAGTCAAGGCAGCGACCGGTGAGGCGTATGCTGACAAAGAGGAAATGATTGCGTGGGCAATGGACAAATTCCCGGATGGTCCTTGGAAGATGCGCAAGTTACACGGCAAATACATCCAAGTGGCATCAACCAACGAACATATGGCCGACGCAGTTGCCGCCACGTTCGCGGGAATTCCAGAGATTTACGGGAAGATGCAAGCATCTTAAAACCCCACGGTATAATGACAACGTAACTGTGAAGCTCTACGAGGGTTCCCTGATATATCAGCCTCAGACCCACTGATATAACATGGGAACCCTTTTCAAAAACGACCAGAGGAAGAAATGACAGAGAAAGATTACACCCGCAAGCGCGCCCGGGATATGCGTGCAGGGATCAGCATTGATTACACCCGCGACAGCCTGTTGACCGATTTCGGCAAGGCTACCCTGGATCGTTCGTATCTGATGGCTGATGAAAAATACCAAGACGCCTTTGCGCGAGTTGCCGGTTACTACGGCGATGACGCTGCACACGCACAGCGGCTCTACGACCGCATTTCCAAGCATCACTTCATGCCAGCCACTCCAGTGTTGTCCAATGGTGGTACTACGCGTGGTATGCCGATCAGTTGCTTCCTGAACGACGTGCCGGATAGTATCGAAGGCATTCAGGATACTTGGAACGAGAACGTGGCTCTTGCGCGTCATGGTGGTGGTATCGGTACTTATTGGGGCGATGTGCGTTCGATGGGCGAAATCGTCGGTGGCAACGGTAAGACCACTGGTGTCATTCCGTTCATGAAGGTTCAGGATTCGATGACGCTGGCTATTTCGCAGGGTTCGCTGCGTCGTGGCTCAGCGGCCATGTATCTGCCCGTCTGGCACCCCGAAATCGAGGAATTCCTGGACATTCGTCGACCAACTGGTGGTGATCCGAACCGCAAGGCCCTGAATCTTCACCACGGTATTGCCGTCGATGACGCCTTCATGCAAGCCGTTGAACGCGGTTGTGATTACGACCTTAAATCCCCGAAGACTGGCATGACTATTCGTACCATTCCGGCACGTAATCTGTGGGCGAAGATCCTCCAGACGCGCATGGAACAGGGCGAACCGTACATCCTGTATATCGATACGGTCAATCGTGCCTTGCCAAGCCACCAGTCCATGTTGGGTTTGAAGGTCAAACAGTCCAATCTGTGCGTGGAGATTACACTCCCGACCGGTATTGATCCGTGGGGTAAGAAGCGCACGGCTGTTTGCTGTTTGTCCTCGCTGAACCTGGAACGCTGGGACGAATACGCGGACGACATTGAGCAGGTGGTTGAAGACGCACTGCGGTTCCTGGATAACGTGCTGGAAGATTTCATCCAGACGGCTCCGCCCGAGTTCGCCCTGGCTGTGTATTCGGCTATTCGTGAGCGCAGCGTGGGTCTGGGTGTGATGGGCTTCCATTCGTATCTGCAATCCAAGGGTGTCGCGTTTGAGTCCGAAGAAGCCGCAAGGATCAACAAAGATATCCATGTGCGAATCGCGCGAGCCGCCGAAGCTGCAAACTACAAGCTCGCAGTTGAACGTGGCGCGTGTCAGGATGCTGAACAGTTAGGTCACATGAAGCGCTTCTCCAACATGACGGCACATGCTCCGACTGCGAGCATTTCCATCATCGCTGGTACGACTTCGCCCATGACTGAACCGGTGTTGACCAATTCGTTCTCGCAGAAGACCTTGTCTGGTACGTTCAATGTCCAGAACAAGTACCTGACGGCACTACTGGATGCAAAGGCTCAGAACACCAAGGCTGTGTGGTCAGATATTGTGGCTAATGGTGGTTCCGTACAACACTTGACCTTCCTGACGCCGGATGAAAAGGCTGTGTTCAAGACCGCGTTTGAGATTGACCAGTGGTGGGTTGTGCGTCACGCCGGCGACCGTCAGCCGTTCATCAATCAGTCCCAGTCGGTGAATCTGTTCCTGCGTCCCGATATCCACAAGCGCGAATTACATAGCCTACACATGCAGGCTTGGAAAGCCGGAGTAAAATCTCTGTACTACTGCCGTTCGCAGGCTATCAAGCGTGCCGAGGCAGTTAACGTGAAAGTCGCCAACTACGAAGACAAGGCTCTGGAAGCAGCAGCCAAGATCGAGGAAGAAGATGACCAAGCAAAGTATGAGGTTTGTGCAGCGTGTCAGTAAGTGGATTGATGACCTGATCCATCCCAAGAAGGTATGCAAGAAGTGTGGCGTTGAAAAACGCTGCACTCTCTTCCAAGAAGCGCGCGGCTACGATCATCGTGGCCGCTGTATCGCACGCATACCTAGCGGCATTTGCTTGGAATGCTGGCCTGAGGTTGCTAAGGCAACCATGAACATGATTTTAAAGAGGAGTTAAAATGTCCCTGTTTGAAGAACGTATTGCCTTCAAGCCGTTCCAGTATCCCTGGGCATACGAGGCTTGGCTGACTCAGCAAAAGATGCACTGGCTGCCGGAAGAAGTTCCGATGGCTGACGACGTGCAGGACTGGAAGAACAAACTGTCGCCCAACGAGCGCAATCTGGTTACCCATATCTTCCGGTTGTTTACACAGTCCGACGTGGAAGTTTCCAAGTCGTATCATATGGTCTACATGCCGCGCATCAAACCCATCGAACTCCAGATGATGCTGGCTTCCTTCCAGAACATGGAAACTATCCACGCTGCGGCTTACTCGCACTTGCTGGATACGCTGGGCCTGCCTGAAACCGAGTACAACAAGTTCCTGGAATACCAGGCCATGAAGGACAAGTGGGAAACCTGGCAGAACTACATGGACCCGCAGACGGATGAAGAACTCGCCCTGTCGATGGCAGCGTTTGGTGGCTTCACCGAAGGCGCACAGTTGTTTGCATCCTTTGCCATGCTGTTGAATTTCCCGCGTCACAACAAGCTCAAGGGCATGGGTCAAATTATCACTTGGTCGGTTCGTGACGAAACGCTCCATTGTGAATCGGTAATCAAGTTATTCCACGCGCTGTTGGCTGAAAAACCCCATCTGAATACCCCGCGCCTGCGTGAACTGATCGAAACCCACGCTCGGCAGGTTGTTGAGCAGGAAGACCGGTTCATTGACCTGGCGTTTGAAATGGGCGATCAGGAAGATTTGACCGCAGAGGATATGAAGCAATACATGCGGTTCATTGTTGATCGCCGTTTGATCCAGCTGGGTTACAAGGGCATCTTCAAGGTCAAGGAAAACCCCCTCGACTGGATGGATACCATGCTGAACACCGTGGAACACGTCAACTTCTTTGAACAGCGTGGCACTGAGTACGCCAAGGCTGCGACGCAGGGCGAATGGGGCGATGTGTGGGACATGGTTGACAGCGTTGGTAGCGACGAGTGGGTGGTTTACAGCAAGGACGGTTGTGGGTTGTGCGTTGAAGCCAAGCGTATGTTGGCTGATCGCGGTATTCACCCGACGGTAGTAGACCTGACCGATGATGCAGAACGCGCGGCGTTCTACGAGCGCACACCGGGCATTGACTACATGCCGTTCGTAACCAAGAACGGTCGTCCGATCGGTGGTTGCAACGAGCTGGATGAATTCCTGGCCGGCAATGAAACTTACCTGGAACTCAAGCCTGTATCTGAATGGGTGGTTTACAGCAAGACAGGCTGTCCGGGTTGCGTTGTAGCCAAGCGCCAACTTACACAGATGGGCTTTGAGTACGAGGAAGTGGTCTGCGATGAAGAAGACACCCGCAAGGACCTGTACGCCAAGACCGGACTACGCACGATGCCTATCGTGATGCACCGTGGTCATGTGGTTGGTTCCAGCAACGACCTGCGGAACTACCTTAATGCTCACCGTGAAGAACTGACCAAGTAACCCCTCGGTATAATGAAAGAGTCGCTGACAACGGCGACTCTTTCTTTTGGAGGGTACATGAACGAAATGCCTTATGATCCCGAGAACCACTACGATGATGGTGAGTTCCCCGAAGAACCTTAATGGAGAAACAAATGACACAAGCAAATTACCAAATCCAGCTGGATGCACAAACCGCGATGATTACTGGCTTGCAGGCGCAAGTGGCAGTCCTGGCTGACCAGCATCAGGTGCAGTCGAGCACCATCAAGGTGGTTGTGACCGACGAACGCGTGGGTGAAAATCTGCCAGAAGTGCAGACCGTTGATTCTGCTGGTTTTGACCTACGTGCGTATCCGCGTGGCAGGCGCCACTGGGTTGACATTGATGCGGCAAATCAGATTGTCAAGAAGGGTTTTGAGGATGATATGCCGCTCGATTCGATCGTCTTGGGCCCGGGCGAACAAGCGATAGTATCGACCGGTCTGCGTGTATGGATTGACAAGCCGGGTTACGCTGGCTTTATGTTCGCTCGCAGTGGCATGGGCGTGAAGGGTTTGGTGCTGGGCAACGGCACGGGCGTGATTGATTCGGACTATCAGGGCGACCTGAAAATGTGTCTGTGGAATCGTAGTGATGAAGCCATCACCATCAACGCTGGTGATCGCGTTGCACAGTTGGTCATCATGCCGGTCTTGACTGGCTACAAGATGGAAGTGGTTGAGTCTTTTGAAACCGAGACTGAACGTGGCACTGGTGGTTTCGGTAGCACAGGAGTTCAGTAATGTCCAATAACGAAATGCAGTACGAGGGAGCCTTACGATATGTTTACGAAAACGGTGTTGAGTCTGGCGATCGGACTGGCGTTGGCACGCGGCGTGTATTCGGGCTTCAATACCGCTACGACCTTTCAAAAGCGTTCCCACTTATCACCTCCAAGCGCGTCCACTTCAAGTCGGTAATCGCTGAACTGGTCTGGATGCTGTCCGGCTCAACCAACGCCAAGGAGCTTAACGAACTGGGTGCGACCATCTGGGACGAGTGGGCGAACGAAGACGGCGAACTGGGTCCGATCTACGGCAAACAGTGGCGTGCGTGGAATCATACCACCGTGCAGCCCCTGGGTTATGGTAAGTGGATTCAAGAACAGCAAATCGACCAAATCAAGTGGGTCGTGGATGAAATTCGTCGCAACCCTGATTCACGTCGCCTGATCGTCAGCGCTTGGAACCCTGCTGACATTCCGGATATGGCTCTGGCTCCGTGTCACACGTTGTTCCAGTTCGTCGTGATCGATGGCAAGCTGCATTGTCAGTTGTACCAGCGCAGTGCGGATATGTTCCTGGGTGTGCCGTTCAATCTGGCGTCTTATGCGTTGCTGACGCATATGGTCGCGGCGTGTACCGGTCTGGAAGTTGGTGACTTCGTGCATACCATTGGCGATGCCCATATCTATTCCAATCACATGGACCAGGTCAAGGAACAACTGTCACGTCCCGTCAAGGACCTGCCACAGTTGCTGTTCACCAATCCGTACGAAGGTGTTGTTTATCCCTGGGAGTTCAAGGTCGAAGACTTTGAAGTCGATGGCTACAAACCCCATCCCGCGATTAAAGCTGATGTAGCCGTGTAAGTCCCGAAGTATATTGACTACACACAAGACACAGCAGGTATCTGAATGAAGTTCGCACCCACAGTAGTTGGAACAATGTTACGCGCGGCGATTAGTCATCATGGCTACACTGCAACCGAAATTGCTCGTCAGATTGGCATGTCCCAGTCTTTCATCAGCCGGGTACAAGGTGGTCGTGAAAAATTACCAGTGCATTACACGGACGACATTCAGAACCTGCTGCCAGTCTTGGAAACGCTGGATTTCAGACAGAAGGTATTGGAGCAGTATTACTAATGGCAACACCCGTCAGACACGGGGCGACAAAGGAAGTCACCCGAAGAATTGCAAGGAGCAAATTTGCCACGGACGTAATGTTCAGGCTATGGGATGCTCACAATTCGTGTTGGGTGTCCATCAACTCTCGCACGGTCTGGTCCAAGCGATCCAGTGTAGACAAAATCCGCACCGGATTGATCGCTAAAGGTCGTGATCCTAGTCACCTCACGGTTGAGCGCGTGATGGTGGAAGTCAAGTAAGCTCACCTATCAAACAAGGAAACCAAATGTCAATCAATCTCCAACTGCAAGAACGCCACGCGCTGCTGCTGACTGTGGCTCTGGGCCTGCTGGTCATCGATTCCAACAAGCGCATCGAAACTGGCGAAAGCACCATGCTGCGTGGTATGTCGGTCACTCCGGCCGAAGCCATCACGCTGATCGGTCTGATCCGCAATGCGCTGTTGGATTCCAAGGGTGCCCCGACTGCTGATCCGGAAATCCTGACCAATCGTGAGAAATTCCTGCTGGGTGGTGCCCTGGGCGCCATGTTTAGCCAGATGGACGCGGTCGCTATCACCGATGCTGCCGCTGAAAAGGTCGGACAGATCAAGCTGGAACTGACCCGCGCTGCCGAAAAGCTGTCGCTGATGGAAGGATTTGCTCCGGGCGCCGTCGATTTCCTCAAGGATCTGAACTAATCATGGCCGGATTTGGTATCGCAGGCGCTCACCGTAGTGGCAAGACGACCCTGGCTCGCGCAGTAGCGCTGACCCGTGGCATTGAGTACCTCGATGCCAACGTATCCAAGGTCATCACTGACCTTGGGTATACCCCGAAGCAAGAGCTGCCGTTTGAGGAGCGCCTTAAGGTGCAGAATGCAATCCTCGAATCGTTGCGGTTCAAGTACGCGATGATGGGTGACAAGCCTTTCATCACGGACCGCACGCCCTTTGACGTGCTGGGCTATACTTTTTCGGAAGTGTCACGGACGACACTGACTCCGGAACTGACCAAGGCTTTCGCCGAACATGTTGCGTTGGCAGTGCGTATCTGCTTGGAACATCTGGCCGGCGTGATGCTGATTCGTCCAATCCTGAACGCTCCCGAAGCTGAGACTTCGGCTCAGGCTTGTCCGATCTATATGCAGCATGTGTACGTGTGCATCCGGGAAATGTGTGAAACGCTGGGTCAAGAAATGTTCGGTCGCACCCTGGTCGCCACGACGGACTCAATGGAATCTGAGGATCGCCAACGAGACTTGATCCAATTGATGAACACGGTTGATGACCTGAACAAACCGAGGACCGCAGTGTGGACGCCCAAACCCTGATCGATGAACTCAACCTCAAAGTCGCAACATCCGTAATTGGTATTTGCGACGACGAGCGGCGAGGTCTTATCACGAAGGCTCAGGCCGGTACAGCGATCAAGGCTGTATTCGATGCAGTCTCAGGCTTGGTGTCGCAAGACAACTTTGACCTGATTTCGGCTGCATCAGAGGAGTACAAGCGCGAAAAGGGCATGGAAGCCACGTTCGTTAAGAATGGTGACGAAATCGTAGGAACCATTCGTATTTGCGGAGCAGGTGCCCTGTTGAGTTACCGGGGCGGCAAACCCATTCGACTCCCGCAAGATAATACTGAACGTGAAGTCGATGCAGAAGCCAAGCAAGAGCAGGCTGAATGGCATCGCAAAGTAGTGGCGCACTTGCAGAAGAAACAGGAGCAGGGAAAATGGTAATTGTAGGACTCGATACTGAAACAACCGGATTCTCTTTCACCGATAAGAAGGATCGAATCGTTGAAGCCTGCTTCGCCATCTACACGTATGACGGAAAAGTGCTTGAACACAAGCGAACCATCACGCAGCGAATCAATCCTGAACGGTCGATTCCTGCTGACGCCCAGGCCGTACATGGGATCAGTCTTGATGATGTGAAAGGTTCGCCGAAGTGGGCAGAGTTCGCGGATACTGCCAAGAAAATTCTAGACCGCGCTGATATGGTTGTAATCCACAATGCCGCATTCGACGTTGACTTCTTGGTTAACGAGCAGCTTGCAGCAGGACAACCATTGACCGGATCGTTGGCTGACAAATCGTTCTGCACTATGGTGAACGGTCGATGGGCAACGTTTGACGGTAAGAGTCCGAGCCTGAAAGAGCTTTGCTGGTCCCTGGGGATTGAATACGATCCTTCCAAGGCTCACGCAGCGGAATACGACGTGCATGTGATGATGGCGTGTTACGAGAAGGCAGTCACGTTGGGACTATTCACAAATCCAACCAATCAATAAGAGGAAGAACACATGGCTAAGACTGTCAAGACCAAGAACCGCACCCTGGGCACCGTTGCCGGCTGGGGTATCGCCACCAATTTGAATGGTGGTCTGGAGCTGGTTGAAATCTCCAGCAACCGTCTGGATATCCGTGCCGTCAAGCGCAAGGATTACCCGGGCAAGGACTACAAGGTGGTCAAGATCGACGCCAAGTTGACGCATTACCTCAAGTAATGCAACGGAGACTAGTTCCTAGAAAGACTAGTCTCCCTAACCCCGGCCTGCACGCGTGTATAGGTGCGGTTCGGGGTTAAACAAAACTTAGGATTCACCATCCATAAAGCGGCTAGCTGAATAGCCGCTTTATTTTTGTGTAGACCAAATGAATCCCAAGTCAATGGGGAATTGAATTGTAAAGTCCCTGATACACATTCTTGGTGCCCATAACAAAGTGCTTGCATGGTTCGCTTGAAAGTCAATACTGCACATGTCGCGTAACTTCTTAATCCCCTCGCAGCGCGACACTTTCAACGGAGAACAAACATGCAAATCGCCCAGGCTCGAATCAAGGCTGAAAAGATCATCCATGACCACATCCAGATCAGCGACACCAAGCGCCCAGCTGCCGATGAAAAGGTCATGGTTCGCTTCCCGAAGCCGAACTCTCCGACCATCATCATGGCTGCTTCGGAAGCCGAACTGCGCGAAAAGCTGGCAAAGCGCATCCAGGCTGCCGAACGTCGTAAGTCGGCGCACTAAGTTCAACGGTCCCCTATAGGGTTGGGAGGTTTTCCCGGGGAGCCCTATAGGGGATTTTTCATATATAAGTACCAACACGTCTAGTATTAGGACTCGGCACCGTCCCGGTGCCTTCACAAAGCTGAATCAAATGGCGTGGCATGGTGTGGGTCGAACACAGGGTTTATCGGGTACCGATATAAATCGCTTGTGTGCCGTGTATGTACGTGTTACGCGTGCGCGCGTTCATTTATATGCGCTGAGTCCGTATGCACCACATACCCAATGTCGGCTGGAACATTGACGCATTTAACGCCACGTTCTATGCAATATCCCGGAACATGTGACTTGTAGCCGTTCGCAGCCAGCTACAATATAACGACACTCTCACGGATTTAACGAAATGTCGGACTCTTGCTGCGGTGAACCTCTGCACGTCCACGGGACTGATCCCAAGGCTCACAAGAAGCACCATTGGGCAGAGCGTTTCAAGTGCCTTGCATTCTGCACGGCAGCCCACGTGGTATATGAATTGGTCATGTACTTCGGCTTTAACCACCATCACTGAGAACGCCATGGAAACTGAGAACGCCGTCAAGGCAGTAGAAGAACTGGTCGCCAGTCTGAATGAACTGACCAAGCAGCACAACGCCGTGATTCGTGCGGTTCAGCTTGGTGACGCCACGCAAGTTGGTGAAGCCATCGTGCGATACGTCGAGCGGTCCACGGCGATGCACACCAAGACGACTGGCGCTGTGTTGGCTGTCCTGAAAGTGGCTGTCTAATCAAGGAGACCGGTATGTATCTTTGGAAAGGTTTGAAGTCGGTTTGCCGCGCTTGCTGCCACAAGGTATATACCGGTCGTTGGCCCAGCAAGGTGTGGTACTGATGATTCGGGTTGGCGACGCAATCCTGTGGGTGCTTGAGAAAGCGTTGGTCGCTATTGCCTTTGTGGCACTTGCGGGTTTTATCTGGGAAGCGTTCCATAAGAACGCATCGGATGCCGCACAAAAGTCCTTGCAGCCAAGTCCTGACGCGCTACATTGTGATTGTCGCAGCGCTACACAGCGACCGCGAAACGAAATCATCCAATCATGCCCAGGAGGCACGCAATGAACGCTGCAACCAAGTCCCGCTCTGATGAAGTCCTCGCCAACGAACTCGCTGGCGCAACCGGTACCGGTGAAGAACTGCCGAAGAAGACGACCCTCGCCGAAGAACTGGCCCGCACTGGCGAGACCATCGCTGATCTGACCAGCGGCAAGAAAACCACGAAGCGCGCAGCCAAGGTCAAGAACGACGGCGAGGCTCCGACGACCACGACCCCGCGTCCGCGCATCATCCCGGGTTCGACCCCGAGCCAGGTGCTGGCCCAGCACATCAACGACACCGAAAAGCTGAACGCCGCGTGCGTGTTGGAAGTCGGTGATGAACCCTCGGACGCCAACACTGTCGCCGTCGGTGGCATGATGGACAAGCTCGCCAAGAAGATTGGCGAGAAGGCAGTCAACATGTTGCGCAACCGCGACAACATCGGCAACCTCCAGGTCTACACCCGCATCGGCATCGAGCGCCTCGTCAAGGCCGGCACGATGACCTCCAAGGATCTCACCGATCACTACCACTCGGGCGCTGGTGGCAAGACGTACTCGATCGGTACGGCCCGCGCGCAGTGCAACCAGCTGATGACTCTGTTGCCGGCCATGAAGATCGCCACCGAGACCTCGAAGGGCAACCTCGAAATCAACCCGAAGTCGGCCATCCTGGCGTCGCTGAACCTGGTCAAGTAAGTGCAACATGGGCCTGCGACTGAGCCTTCGTACAGAGGGCTCAGTCTCGGCAAACCCAAGACCCCTTCCACATTGGGTACGCCCTACAAGTTCTGCTTGTAGGGCGTTTTTGTATGCGTGACAATGAATCATCAAAGGACGCTTACAAAGGAACGAACATGTCATACACGGTCAAAATCTCGGAAGAACAGCGGAAGATCATCGCAGCGGCACTGATCGTTATGATCGGTACGCGCGTAGGTGAAGATGACTACGAGGAATCTCTGGTCCGGGAAGAAACGCAAGCCATGATCGATATGTTGGAAGAGTTGCCGCAGATCGAAGCGGCAAACCCGGGTATTCTGCACGGCTTCGCACTCTAAGGAAACCATCATGCACACTCTCGATCCCCACTTGGAACACATCATCGCCACTGCCAAAGAGAAGCTGCAAGACCAGCTTATCTACCTTGAGGATACCCTCAAGAAAAGTGGCGACGTGCGTACCACTCCGATCTATGGCTTGATCTTCTTCATCTCCGGCACGTCGCTGCATTATTCGGGTGATCCGAACGGATTTCTGCCCGTTGACAGCGATTCCGAAATCAACGCCGTAACATTGTTGCGTGGGTCGGGCTTCGACTCGGTCGAACGTAACAACCTCGCCAATGAAATCATGGATTGGTTCAACAATCCCACCTTCCAGCACAAGTAACCGGAAGCCATCACAATGTCCCATAAAATCGTCACCATCAGTGTTGAGGTTCGCGTCGCCGACATGGACGATGCAAACATGATTACCGAATCCCTGCGCGAGTTCGCCCAGGATGCTATGGATTGGTGCAAGATCGATCCCCAGCCGAAGGCAGAAATCACTGCCGTCACCGACGTGGAGGAATAAGCCATGCGTATCGATACCAACATGCTCGCGGGTGTCACTGACAAGGACACCATCATGAAGATGCTTCTGCGCCCCAACGTGTCGCACACCCATACGTGGTTGAACATCAACGGCGACCACAAGGTGCTGATTGTCCGGGTCGATATGCTCGACGCCAAAGAGCAGAATTACCTGATCGAAATCTGGCGCATCAACGCAGAAAACCCGAACATTGGCTTCCAGCATTTCGATCGCCATGCGGGTATGCCTTTCGATGACCTTATCCACACGCCGATCAACGGCTGGCTGTATCCGGACCGTGCAGCGATGATGGCTGACCTGATGCAGTTCATCGACGCCAACGTACACAGCAGCTAACCCACGCGCGCCGCGTGTCTGAGTGCTACGCTGATAGCTCAGACACGCGCGCAGCGCTCACAACGTCATACAGAGCGTCCCATGAGCACTACCATCAAGAAGATAAACGCTGCTTTGAAGCGTGATGGCTACAAAGGCGAAATCGTGCGTGGTGATGGTTATCACTACTTCGTGGGTGATGATTTCGACCATGCCTTTTCTTCGTCGGTTTGTGTGCCCTATACCAACAGCCTCAGCATCGAACGATGGCTGTGGTGGGCCCAAGTGGTTCGCACCGAGTCACACGAACGCCGTGATTTCAACGCCGAGCAAGTGCAGGCTGCGACCTACATTCATTGATTGTAGGGACTTCGTGCCGGACTTAATCTATACGTACTGAAAGTCCATCACGCAAGGAATTTACACATGAACACCATTCAACTCGATCACCTTGGCATCGAACTCGACGCATGGTGCATGTTGCAGGGTCTTGAGCCGCAGGACGTTGCTGAAATGTTGGAAGATGGAAATCTGACCGACTATCAGCTGGCATGGCTGAAAGACTTCGCCAATCGTTGGTGCTGGTTGGAAGACGGTAAGTTCTGGATTTCGGGTCGCTTGCGCCACCCGGATTCTTTCACCGAACAGACGACCTGGTACAGGTCCCAGCAGTTTGAAACCCTCGTTACTGAGTGGGGTAAGCCCGTCATCCCGGAAGGCTACGAAGCTGCCCGTGTGGAGATGGTGAACGCTACTCATTGGGTTCTGTGATGGATATCACCTACATGGAACATTTGGCGCTGCTGAATGCCTATCTGACTGTAGGCAGCGAACTGAACGACCCGCCGTCGTTCAATCCTTCGGGCAGTATGTTGCTGCCCGATCCCCGCAATGAGCCGTATCGTGAACTGCTTGTCACGATGCGTACCGAGGAGCGTTCGCATGGTTGAGATTTTGTTTTCCCTCATCCTGATCGTAAACGGTCACACCTACGTGGTGGACTACGATATGACGGCAAGTGATTGCTTGGCTGCGATCACCGAACGTTATGAAGCCGGACTCAGCCCCGAGTACATGCGTTGTGAGGCGCAACCGAAATGAACCCGATCAACAACGATTGTCTGGTGTCGCACACCTTCGATGACAGTCGCACCATCGCGGTGTTTGACAATGGTGATTGTTTTACGGTCACCAAAATGTTCCCTGCTGGTGGAGCCGCGTGCTTTGTCGTTGAAGACGGCAGCGTGCAGGGTCCCGAACGTGAGTTCGTGGTGACGGTCAACTTTGATTTCTACGGCGACCGCATCGAACACGAAAACCCGGCAGAAGTCACTGGTATCGCCAGTGAGTTCGTGTCGGTGAATTATCTCGATTCGCATTACCTCAACCAGTACGTGGCTGATCGTAAGGCGAATCTCATTACCACCTGCGCACTCCATGAGGCACACCACAATGTTTGACCCCATCAAGCGCAACGACGCCAACAATCGTCCGCTGTCCATCAACGGTGGCCTGGCAGCGATGACCCCGCGTGCGACTTCGCCACGTATCACCAACATGCAAGACCGGGTCACCGATCTGATCGCTGACACCAACGCTGCGCTGGCTGATCTGCCGTCGTATGCGCCGGAACGTGTAGCGCTGACCACGGCCCGTGTCGCGTTGATGCAGGCTCAGCGTGAATTGACCACGCTGTAAGCTCGCGCCACGCGCAACCCACGATATAACGCTGCAAGTCTGTACGATTGCAGCGTTTTTTATTGGCTATTGAGGGTTGAGCGCATGACAGAAGAGGAATTAGAAGCCACAGCGCTCGCTACGATGCGAGCAGTAATTGAAGCCGACAAAGAATTGACGGCCATCGCCGCGTTGGAAACCAAGATCACTACCTTGGAAGCGAGAATACCGCCGGGTGTGATGGCAACGCCGGCTCCATCGCGCTTTATGGAAACGACATTTGCAGATGGTTCTTGGGAAGTCAAAGATTTAGATGGCGTAACCCGTGTACGCTTTGGCGTGTGGGGAGAAACCCAAGAAATACCGGCTGATAATGATTCAACACAACAGGCACTCACAATGGATTTCAACAACACCGACATTCTGAAACAGCGGTTATTCCGCGACAAGGCGATCATCGCCATGCACGTATTGCGGGTGACGAAGCCGCAAGGTGATAAGGGTAAAGGTATCGGCCCGAATCGTGAAGATCACCCCCTGTTCCGCGAAGTGGTGCATATGTGGATGCAGGGCGCTGAAATCACTGGTGAGAATCTCGACAAGGTCGAACAAGCCCGTGAACGCGTCACCAAGTACGCCAAGCAACTGCGCAATAGCATTTACTTGGGTCCGATTGTCAATCCGGATTACAAACGGGCAGAAATGTTGGAATCGGTCCAACATGCCTACAAAGAACAAGCCGAGGCTGAACTTGCCCAGGCTCTGAGGGAGGAAACGTATGGCGGCTGGTAATATCACCGAACAGGTAGCGATCATCGGCAAAATTGCAGCCGAAGGAGACCTTCTTGGTGTGGAAGAAGCTCGCGGTCAGATGATCCGAACATTGGTGTTGTCTGATCCGCTGTCCTCGGTCCGTGTCGCAGCAGGTGAAGTGGCAGGTCGGATTGGCGTGTTGGCAGCATATCTGCCACCGGAACTCGGCAATGAAGCCCTGCGGTTGTTCGACGCAACCCATCCGATCTTCGGCAGGGTCATCCCCGACGACCTGGAGTCGGCACTTACTACTGGCAAGCAGCTGGGCAAGCAATTTGCCCTGAAAAAGCAAATCGAGGCTGAAAACGCCAAGAAGCTCAAACAGGCTGCTGAACTCGGCGTAGTTCTCCCCGACGGTGAAGAAGAAGTCACCTCGGACCAGGCAGCCAGGATCCTGAATGCCACACGCAAGAAGCGTGCGGAATCCGGTGATGCAATGGCTGTCAAGGAAATGGAAGAACTCAAGGATTGGGAAACCGAACGCGCAGCCCGTGTCCGAGCCGAAGAACTCGCAGCCATGTCTGATCCTGCCGAGGAAGAAGAGGAAGAAGACGACGAGGGAGAATACGAGGATTGCCCCGAATGTGGCGAAGATTACTACCTCAAGGCTGAAGGTTGTCACGGCTGTGGTTACAGGACCCCTGAGGTTGCAAGCGCAGAAGAAGCCGCACGCAAAAAGGAAGCTGCTGCCCATGACGCCGCAATCGCAGCCGCTCGCGCAGCACCCAAGGTTGACTACGATTCCCCGTTCTAAGTCCTATACTTAGAACTTTGACCCGACATGACCCTCTTGTATGATTGACTTACACACAGTCATCACGCAAGAGGGTTTTTGGTATGTCGATTTACATCCTCGTGGACGCCCAACGCAACGTGGCCTTCAATGGCATTCGGGGTTTGCGTACTGCGGAAGGCAAGATCATCGACCATGTGTATGACTGGTCCGATCTTGACAACGCCGCAATCCAGTCCGTCATGATGGACCAGGAAAACGCCGAGCGTTTCCAGCAAATGCTGGCTAACAGTGGTTACAACACCGAGGTCGTCAAAATGTCCCAGGACTCAAAACTTTCGGTGCTGTGGATTATTCCGGGTGCAATGATCGTCGGTGCGTTCGTCGCAATGGTTTTCAACTGATGCGTACCTGGCGTGGATACTTCAATGGCCGTGATTGCTTGGCTATCCTCGCAATCATTGTATTGGCTCTGATCTGGATAGGAGTAATGCCATGACCCGTATCATTGACTTGACCAACGACGGCAAGCGTATTGACCCGGCTGGCTGTGGTTGTACCGATTGTATCGTCGGTGATTCCACGCCCGCAGATCGTATCCCGAATCCACAACCAGGCGACGTGATCTTGGTTGGATACACGCGCCCCATGGATATCGCAGCCATCACGGTTGAACGCACTGGTGGCTGGGTGATGCGAAAAGATGATCGCTACAACCTGCCGGTGTATATGCGGTACGAAGACTTGCACCCGTATGTTATTGGCAAACTCCAGGGGAAATACGAATGACCCGTGAAGAATTTGAAAGGCAATTGATCCGCGTTGCCGAAATCCAGCGTGAACATGGTTGGTCGGAAGAATCCATTCAAATGTACGCCGACGAACAGCGTCATTTCGCCACTGATGCCACCCTGGCTTGCACCGTGATGATCGGTGCGGGATTGGCCCAAGATAATACACGTTATGGAGTAACCACATGATACCCGAAGATTTTGAGCGTATGTCGGAAAAGGATCGGTATATCTACGTCACCATGTATGATTTCCCGGAGGAAATGTTCTTGAAGCACGCCTGTAAGCAGCCGCTTTTAATCATTGGCATTATGTCCGCGATCTACAATATCGGACAACTCCCCGAATACAAGGCAGGAGCCTAGCACTATGTTTGTTACCAAGGGTAAGTATCGTGCATTGCAGCAAGCCGCGATTTCACTCGGCGTGGAAGCTATGACGACCCGTATGCAGTTGGACCGCATGACTGAAAATTGGCAAGAAGCCAATGATGAAATCAAGCGGTTGTTGATCGCTAACCAGGAAATGCACGAAACCTTGCTACGCACCCAGCGTAACAACCCCTCCGCACTCACGACACCGGGATTCACGCGTGCGCACCTGCAATACATCCGTAGGCAGTGTCATCCGGATCGTAACCAGGATTCTGTTACTGCCACTGAAATCACCCAGATTTGCAACCGGGAATTGTCATGACCGAGTGTCCTCATTGCCGTAAGCATTATGATGCCCATACCAAAATTTCACCCCAGAAAAACACATGGGTGCAAATCGTCTTGGCTTTCATCATCGTTGTCATCGCCGGGACTATTGCCGGTATCGGTGCAGCATCGTTGGCAATCAGTGTGATCCAAGGTAAGCCGCAAGTGCATTATCCTGGGGAATCACTCCCCGAAATCATCGACAACCACGAGACAAAACCATGAGCGAAACCACCACACCCACCATGTACGCACGCGTCACGGCATATAAGAACATCCTGGTCATCGAATGGCTGACGGAAACATCCGATGACAACGTGGTCACGCCGTATGATAAACCCGGTAATCTCGGGTATGTCTGCAACGACACCAATCTGATCGGTGTCAGTGACGAGGCTTACCAGATCCTCAAGAATCAGATCAAGCGCAGTAGTGACGCCATCGGTGAAATCGATGCTTTCCGTTGCGATGATGGCCGGTACGCCTTCGCAACACTGGGTGGTAAGTACAGCCTGGTGGATCCGAAACACGCCGCAGGTAGTAGGACCTACGAATGCCCGGATCGTGGATCCTTCCAGGTCATTGACAACGAATCGCCCCAAGGCGCGCGTGAAGCAATCGACGCCGAAGTCCCGGACGAAGCATAACCGGCAAGCCACAAGTAAACACCGACCCGGCCTAAAACACCGGGTTTTATGTTCCACGTGAAACACCACCCCAAACCACATAAAAATCAAGATCATACACACCAAACCCGCCCCAGGTATAAAGTACAACCCTAAACCCGCGTGAAACACATGGCGTGGAACATTTTCCGCAAAAAGACATATACCGTATGTAGCAGAAACCTAAATACGAAATCCCGGATCAGACTCAAAAATTTTCCCCTATATACATACAGGATCATAGGTAAGAGCAAATTTTCAAGCCAGAAAAACAAGACATATCAGTAATCACGTACATATCGAACCATGAAAACCATGTGTAGTAGACATAGCGAAATTCCTTAGGGAGGTATGATTCCGGTATGTACGTGTGTACCTAGAGAGGGAAGAATCATATAGGGGTGAAGTTCCGGTGTGTATGTATAGGTGTAGTGTAGAAAGAAAAACCTTGCCGTGGCCTATAAGGAGTGTACCGTGTCCTGACCATAAGGCGGCATGGCAAAGTAAGGTAAGGCCAGGAACCCGTCCCCACGCCACCCCGCCCCAACCCACACCAATCCTAGCCACCTGCACGGTAAGGCATGGCATGGGCCTATTAGGTAAGCCGTGAAACAAATCCCAGCCCAGCGTGAAAAATCCCTCTCCGGCCCAGTATATAATCTGTTTGTCAGCTTTTAACACACCAAGGAAAACAACATGACTGAAACCGTACTGGAATCATACGACCCCGTAACCCTGCTGGAACTCCAGGCAGCTTTCGGGATGCTGATTCAAAATAACCCCTCTCTGGTACAACTTGTCAACGCCACCGCACCGGTACTCTTTGCCACCATGCTTTTCAGTGCCAGTTCTGATTACCGGGTCACTGAAGACGGTGAAGGCGTCGAAGCCCAGCTTAACGCCATGGAAGCACTTGAAGTCGCCCGGGGTCACCTGGAATCGGTCGCTCAGGCTTTCGGTATTGCAGAAGGTAGCATTGCCGTGGAACCCAGTGATAGTGAGATTGACCAGGATACAGAAATCAACCCGGTGTAAACCGGGTTTTTTGTTCTAGGGTATGTCTAGCTCCATTTCATCCCTTATGTAATATACATACGTGCAACAAGCACACATCACTCACAAGGAGGACCTCGTGTCCCAGAGCAACAAAATCCGTCTGATCGCTCCGACCATGACCCACGACACCTCGGGCCCGCTGGAAGTCGAGTCGGACTGGAATCCCACCAAGATCGCCAAGGTCCTGGCCAGCCTGCTGGTTGCGGGTTTCCGTGAAGGTAGCATCGCCGACTCGGACCTGTCCAACATCATCGATGAACTGGACGGCGTGGGCGAAGCGCTCGGCGCCAAGCTCAACCTGGATGCACGCTACACCGAGTCCACCTCGGAAGCCGCTCGCAAGATCCCCGGCATCCTGGGCCTGCTGTATATCAGCAACATCACCCAGGGTCTGGCGTTCGGCAAGATGACCCGTGACCCGGCAGTTGCACTGGCGCTGTATCAGACCTGGGCCGAAGCGCACGTCGAACTCACCAGTCAGGATCAGCTGGATACCAACGCCACTGCCCGTCTGCTGGAACTGACCGGCTCGAACGACGAAGGCGAGTACCCCGAAGAACTCGTCGCCGAGTACGTCGAGAACTTCAACGAAGCCGGGTGCGTTTGTGGCAAGGAGCATCCCCGTGCCGGTCAGCTGACCAAGGCCACCGTGCAGGACCTGTCGGGCGAAGCACTTCTGGAGACCATTCCGGAAGAAGTGCGCCCGCTGCTGGGAATGCTGTCGCTGACCACGGGCAAGTCGGAAATCGAAATCACCGAGGCCCTGCGTGATGCGTTCCTGGCTGGTGAAGACCCCGGTGTGGCCATGCAGCGTCTGGTCGTGGAATCCCTGGGCGGCAAGGTCACCAAGACCTCGGCACCGAAGGCCCGCGTCACGGATGTGGGCACGGTGGAAGTCGATACCACCCAGGACGTCGTGGAACAGCTCTACCAGCAGACCGTGCAGAACATGCCGGGCCTGCGTCCGGACCAGTACCAGGCGATTCGTGACCAGCTGGAAGAACAGCGCGCCGAAATCGTCGCAGCCGGTCGTACTGGTGGCGTCCACGCCCTGCGTGTGAAGCTGCCGAAGTAAAGCGTGAGTGGTGGCCCGGTGTAGTAGGCGTAAAAACCTACTACACCGGGTTTTCTTGTTTAACGGGTTCGCTATAATGTAATTACGCAGTCACACAGCAGTAGAGGTGTATATGGAACAAGAACCCGTGTATGTCATGTCCGACAAGCTCCGTGGTGTATGTGAAAAGGCACTAGGGCTGATTTACGATTACCGAAAAACTCGTTCACAGGAATACGTCGAGCAACGCACCCAGGCTTACAATCTGGGTATGGTGGAAAAGAACAAAGTGCGGTCGAAGTTTTCTTGGCTGGGCGTGAAACCCCGGGATTATCTGACGCCATTTGGTATGGAAGGAGTCATTCTTGAAGAAATGGGAGCGCTGTCAGAGCAAGAACTCCCAAATCACCCCATGTGTCAAATCAACAGCGCCTACCTGGAAATGGAGCATCAGTGCAAAGACGCCATGATTCAGTGCGCCATGAACGAATCGGTATTGGTGAGTTCTGATATGGCCCGGGGTATTAGCCATCTGGGAATTCCGTTGGACTTCTGTCGTCGTAGGCCGATAGGTTTTACCCCGTAACATTAGGCTTGTAGGTCGCAAAAACCCTCGTTTACGCTGTATGTGTCATATACAGCAAGCGAGGGTTTTTAGTGGCCAAGAAATCGAAATCCATGGAAGCAATCCGCGCTTTAGCGGAAGCCAACAACCTCAAAATACTAGAGGTGTACCAAAACAAACATATCCGCGTAAAGGTCGAACGACCAGATGGCACGCAAGGGACACTCACATACCCGGTATCCCCGCGTTGTCCCCGTACCGACAAGGCCCAAAAGATGCAATGGCGACATTTTGCGTTAGGTATCAACCTAAAAGGTCAAACGCCAAAAGACTAGTCTCCCTAATCCCGGCCTCACACACCATCACGCACATAAGGGTTTAAACCATGGCTACTCACGTCAACCTCGTACCTGACAAAACTTACGCCAACATGGACACTTTGAATCGTGCCTTGGCAAAGTACCCCAGGGTCGCAGAAAACCCGGACCTCAGGTATCTGATCCTGACCACGCCTGAGGGTCGGCTGTATCCCGTGTTCCTCGGTGAAAAGGCAGTCCAAGCTGGTGTCCACTTCCTGTTCTGTGTAGCAGGGTAAGTAACCTATAGGGGTGGTGAAAAAATCACCCCTATTTGGTGTGCCGCATAGCCCCATGCCATCCCAAGCCAAATGAAAACTTCTCCCTATAGCAAAAATCGTGCTATGTAAGATCACATACCCGGTTATAGCGGGAAAGCTCATGGGACGCTCAACCCGCTGCTTCCTCTGAGTCTACAGCTACACAGCTACATTCATACAAAAGGTGAGCTATCCCGACGCTTGGGCCGAGTTGGGCTGATTTTTGGGCTGATTCGCCCATAGGGAAAAATTTGCCATAGGCGAAAATTGCTATAAATACGAGGCCAGCTTCTGTATTAGGGTCCCGAGGGATGGTCGCACCCCACGGTATAAGGTACGGGATGGGATGGGCCGATCCTTGGCATGGTATGGGATGGCGCAATACGGGAAACGTACCAGCCCGACAAAAAGCGCTTGCACCCATATGCGCGTGTGACACTATATAAGTACATTCACAGCGAGATGCGACACATGTTCAAGTTCAATATTGGTAGCGACAACTGGGAACAGTGCTTTGACGTTGACGTTGTAGACGCAGATGGCAACATCGTGCTCAACGTGGTAATCGACTACACGACTCTTAGTGGGGATTGTCAGATTACGTTGGCAAACTTCGATGATACGAAAGTCAGCTTTACCAACGCACATGCTTTCTACGCTGCTATCGCTGCTGAGATCGAAGCGCAGATTCAACAGACGTTCTTTGGCGGGGAATAACGCATAGCGCCAACCCGACAACATGCGCTTGCAGATACAACGCTGCAAGCGCATTATCATTGCACATCACGCTTACAGAGAACGCAAACATGAAGGCTAAGACGCTAACTGCAAACTTGAAATGGCGCAATAATCACCGGGGTAATCGTGGTTATAGCGTTGGTCGCAAATTACGCCTCTATCGCGGGTTCATGCCCAACAACGTCGTGCTGTATCGTGGGAAAACCCATCTCATGTCTTGCATCGACGGCGAAACGACAATGGTGAAAATCTGATGCCAGCAAAGATCATCCCGGTAATCGACGGGCGCGAAAAAACATGGGCTGACGTACAGGCCATGATGGGTGGTGTTACGCGCCAGCAAGCGCAGGCCAAGTACAAGAAGTTGTCCCAGTTGGGTCCCGTCACCATGCACGCGCTTACCACGCGCTATCAGGCACCTGCTGTCGCCCAGCGTAAGGCTGAAAATCTGAATGCCTACACCCAGCAACAAATGCTCAACCATGCGCGTACACATGGTGCGACACATACCAGCATGGTGTACGGTGTACCCCGGGAAGAAATCGTCAGCATGGTGGCTAAAAGTGATCGTGCCATCAAAGCGTACTACCGGAAATAGGTAGTTTAAATATTACGTGGCCTGGGAAGAGGGGTCTAACTTTTCCCGGCCTCGCATACGCGCGTATATGGGATTTTAAGCGCGTTTTGAGCATAGCCCCATACCAACCCATCCCGTGTACTCAGAAACACTCTAGGGGCTCATATAGAGCCCCTAGTGGGATTTAATCAGCGATTTACCATGTTGCTGATCTGATTGGGGACATATGCGTCGCATTCGTCGGCAATCATCCCCAAATAACACCGAATTGCTGCTCGGGGATGATTGAAGTATTCCCGACGAATATCACCATCAGTCAGCGTCGCCAATACCACTGTGAACTTTTCGGGATCAAAAACGTCTTGGTGCAAATGAATGGTGGTATCACCGTCAACGTGCGTGAAATTCATGGGGATGTATTGGTCAGACATTTGAGTTACCTATGAAGTGCGTTTCAGTAAGTACAGCTTGAATTAGGTGTTTGCCCCTAGCAAGTGCTTTTTGTCGGGTTGGGATGGGCCAATGTCAACAATCGTACAAACTCCCATGCCATCCCAAGCCAAGTTTGCAATCCCGGAATTTTGCCATAGGTGGAATTTCCTATAGGATATAAGGCGGTCTACTGTATAGGGCCTAAGGAGGGATGGGGCTCCCTTCACAAAGCTGAACCATTCAGCTGAGGTTCAGCTTTGTGAATTCACGAACCTGAACCTAGTATGAATGATTCATCAATGTGAAAATTCGTTCAGCGTGCGTTCAGCTTACATGTGCTATGCGCGAGCGTTCAGCGTGCGTTCAGCTTGAGTATGTTAGCGATTTTCGTTCAGCTACAGTTCAGCTTACTTGTGTTACGCGCGGGCACGCGTTCCTTTCTCTGCGGGCAAGAATCCGAATCTGAACCGTTCAGAAAAAAGCCATGCCAAACCAAAAAAAAATGCTTGCAAATATTTCTGGACGTGAGAATATATCTCTGCGGGCAGGGAAACGGGTTGCGCCACGGCGGACACCTAAGACGGCTGGCAAGAGTAGCCCCACGGTCGCATGAGCAAGATTATCCAGCCCCGCCCGCACCACTAACCATCACACAAGAGAGAAGCGATCATGGCTAAGAAGACTGCAAACACCACCACCGCCCGCGCCGCCAAGGCCGACACCGCAAGCGCCGTTCAGCTGGACTGGAATGCGGAATGCCTGCTGATCCAGCAGGCAGCCAAGGAAAAAGAAGGTTCGCGCGGCAACCTGCTTGGCAAGCTGGGTACGCTGCTGGCTGGCAGCAGCGAAGCCGCCCGCGTGCTGCGTGAAGCCGCATCCATGCCTGCCCCTGCCGTCAACGGCGCGCAGGCATTCATCCAGCAACCGCGCAACGTGCTGGACAAGCTGCCCAAGATTGCCCGCGCACTGGCCGATGGTCGCCCGTATTGCGCCCATGATGCCCTTGACGTGAGCCGTGCGGGCGATGCGTCAGTGCCGGTCGCACTGGTGGCATTGGGCGCAGGCGATGCCCGCCAGAAAGCAATCGTCGCAGCGGTTGCCCACCGCTACAAGGGCGGCGGCAATGCACAGATGCCCGCCGCGCTGGAGGGGCTGCGCTTCTTCGGTATCGTGGGCCGCAAGGATACGGGCAGCGTGCGCAATGCCGAGTATGAAATCCTCGACATGGATCGCGCGCAGGCCCTGATCCCGAGCGCACCGCAAGCCTAATGCCCGCGCGGTAGGCCAGGACACAGGGCAGGGACAACATGAACAGAAGATGAACAGGGGGCGTCCTAGCGGGCGCCCCCTTCGCTTTGCGCCCGCATCGAACCTGAACGTAAGCTGAACAGATCGAAGTCTTAGACGGGATTTTTGAAACTCGGGCCGGGTACATCCGTAGTGCCGTGGTTCCCAACTCACTCCATACAGGGATATGTGCGGATACCACCGGAACTGACTCCATACAGGTGCGTCGGACACCATATCCCGGTGCATAAGAAAACCCTGCTCCATACTGGCAGCAGGGTGTCGGTTGTCAATCGTCGGTTGTCTAGGTGACATTAGTCACCATCAGGTGTCCCAAGACCCGCCATGAAAGTGTCAATGTCCCGTGTCCCACCATCGGCAGTCCAAATCGCCACGGGTTGGTTCAGGTCCATCACTACGGCGCTGGTTGTTTCACGAGGCATGTCCCTACGGGTACCCACTTGCGCGCGTTGTAGGGTCCAGAATCTAACCAAAGGATCCTCTACGGTCGTCACGGACGTCCCTTCAAAATCAGCCATCCCTTCGACGGGAAAGTACACATCAGCGTCCTCGACTTCCACGTCAATCTCCGTCAAGTGGATCAAGTCCGCATACGGCAGCCACAGATCGTAGATCGTACCACCCCCGATGATCCATAGTTCCTTGATCCCCGCATGGTCAGCGTAATCCATGACCTCTTGCACCCTGCTGGCGACTTGGAATCCTGGACGTGGGTATTGCCCCGAACGCGTCATCACGATGTTCGTGCGATTGCGCAGTGGTTTCGCAAACCCATCTGCTGTCTTGCGACCCATCACGACCATCTTATCGGTCGTACACGCTACGAAGTGCCGCATGTCTACGGGACAGCGCCACGGTAGGGTTCCTTCCCTACCGAGCGCACCATTGCGATCTACTGCTGCGATCAAGATCACCTTGATATCCGGGTTACTCGGATGTGCCATGTTTGGACTCCTTCTTTTCGCGCTTGATTAACTTCACACCTGATTTAGGATAGCGTACTTCTGAGGTGTACTTGGGCAATCCAAAGTCTTGACGCTGGTGGGGCTTGGACCCTGGGGTGCTAGGCGGATCGTGTTCCCATAAGAAAGAGTGGACGCGCTCGGTCCAGTTGCCAGTCTCATAGGCGATTTCTTCTTCGGCGTCTGCGTATTCGTCCAGCATGATTAAGTGCGCGGGAGGCCAAATCAACCGCATACGATGGATGATCGCGTGCTGGACTTCATGTGCCACGACGTTCACGTTCCACGCGTCCCGGGCGTAGTGGATTTCACCGAGCTTGGGATTGATGTAAACCTGCCCCGTATCGGAATCTACATACCATGGTTCAAAGCACGTCATGGCGAGGGTATCATCATCGACCTCGAAATACGCCTTGAGGTCATCAATGTGTTCCCACAGGAACACCTGGAAGTAATACGGCTTCCGGCTGGAAGCCAATTTCATTTGGGCGACGATCTTGGCCCGATTCTTACGCTTGGACATGGTGGGGACACCCCTGTTTTGTGGTAGGGGTATCATCACACGGGAAATCAATAGGTTACATCCCATGATATGTCACTATCACTTTATACTAGCGCGCAAGTGTGGAGTGTTGCGTACCACGCGCGTGGGGTGTGCGGGTTGACGCTTGGGATATGATGCGTGTATGCACGTAGCGCTGCACATATGGAGCGCGTTACCAGATCGAATCGTAGATGATTTGCGGGATGATGGGCGGGTACAACGCTGTATATTCATCCGCAAAGGCAATATATTGGTCCAAGATATGCGGCAAGTTGGTCCCGTTGCAAAAGAACAGCATTTCTTGGGTGTCTTCGTCCACGACCCGTAGTTCATAGAACCAGTAATGCCCGGTCATTTTCGCCATACGCTTGGAGCGCAAAATATACCGGACTGATCCGTACTGGAAGTTTTTCGTGTAGTCGTCCGTGGTGGTTGGATTGAATTGTTGACCGTCGATCAAAAGCGACTTGACGGCATATAGCTCGGCAAGCTGTGGCATTACCAGTCTCCGTATTGTTCGGGAACGCTATTAGCAGCATGTTCCGCAATGTCCTTTCGGATCGCATTACGGACTTGAACATGTTCGCCACGCCACAAATCATCCTGCTTGGTCATGACGCAATGCGCTCGATCCTCAAATTCCACGATGGATATGCGCCACAGCAACGCGCGTTGGTCCGTGTTGCTGTCCCAATAAAAAGCCGGTCGTATGGTGACTACTGCGTAGCCGTACATCAGCTTGAATTCCATTGCGACTTCGGGCTGTGCGTAGCCGTACAACTGATCCACGTACATGTCTATTATGTGGATCACGGCTTCGTGCAGATCAGGTGTGACGGGATAATCTTCCCTCATCCTGATTTGGCGTGTTTCAACGCGCATTACCAGCCTCCATAGTTGTGCTGGATTTTGGGGCGATTGTAGATATGGTTACGAGCGTCGCGGCATTGGACTTGCAGGACATATTCGGACAAGGAATTCTCCAAGATCAGCTTGCATATCCGCATCAACCCACCCTGAATCGAGTCACCGGGTCGATACGCAGACCACGAAAAACGATGCCGAACCCATACCCACTCGGAAATCATCGTGCGGTCGTGGAATATACGGATGATCGCAGCTTCGCCGATCTTGACGTTCGCCGTTTCGTGGTTGAATTGCAGCCAGGCGCCCCTAGGCAGCAGCCTGCTTTCAGTAAGGTTGATGTTCACAGTAGGCATCCTATACAACGCCTGTTGTGAATACACCAGTTCCTTGGATACTATGGTTTTTACTTGTTTACCATCCACCATATTGCTCCGGCATTGACCGCGACAAGACAGCCATTTCAGACTCCCACGCTACTTGGTCGTTCAGTGATTGGATCGTCGCCCGTAGTTGTCGGCGCTGGGAGTACAATTCGTGCAAGAACGGATCACGCCGATCGGTGTTTTCGATTTCAGCCTGTAGCACCCTAAGGCGACTTCTCAGTTCGGCGTAAATCAAGTCCGTAGTTACTTTCTGGTCACCAGACTCCATACGTTTCTTCTTCCTCCAAGCGTCGAGCGTTCAAGCGCAACATATAACGGGCTTGTGCGGTCGCGTCGAGTTTGCGAAAAAGTTCCAGAGCCTTGTTTTTCTGACGGAAGTGATGTTTTTCGCCAGTGTCGTAGATATGGACGATATAGAACCCATACCCACCTTCGCGCGTTACGCGTCCATTTTCAGTCTGGGTAATCGCTTTACCACCCGCCATATCGTGGATCCTCCTTCAAACGCTGGGTTGCAAGGTTCACGCGCTCTTGTCGATCACGCTCTAAACGATTCACGTCCCTGAAAAATTCGTGCGCAGCTTCCTCTCCATTGAAAATAAAGGCTTGATCGATGCTCTTGACCAAGACCTTTGTGACACCGGACGGATCGCTAATTTCCACGTAGACCCTGGCGAATTCAGATTCATCCAAGGTCATGTCATGGACAGCCCAATCATCACCATCATCGTTATACATCGCCATTACCATTCTCCGTAATTGGGCGCAGGACGCGTTGCTGCGACTTCGCGTAACGTGGCAATCAACTTACCACCGGCAGTGGCACTGATCGTTCGTGCCAAGTGTTCGATTGCCAGGAAGTGCCACTGCCGACGTAATGCTTCGATATGGGCAACGTATGCTTCCGTGATCGTCTTACCACCCACCATAGTTCTCCGGAATCGACGCGATGTATTCCTCGTGGGTCATCTTGGGCTTGATGACGACCGGTTCTTCGGCTCGGGTGTCGTCACCGCGCATGATCGCCTTGTAATCATCCAGGTTCAGCATCTTGACGCCAAAGGATTCAGCTGCGCGGGTTTTGCGTTCGCCTACCTTGGCACCACAGAACAGGTAATCAGTAGTGCTACCGACTGCCTTTTGCACGTTGGCACCGAGGTCGCGGAGCGATTGCTCAACAGCAGGACGCAGCTTGCCCGGGAACGTACCCGTCACTACGACATTCTTGCCACTCACAATGCTTGCCATCACCAGTCTCCGTAATTGTCGTGGGTTTGTAATTTGGCAGCGTCTGCTGCCGCTTGGGCTTCGGGATCGTACTCAGCGTAGGGTCGTACCATTTCGGAGAACTCGTCTTCGGTTAAGACTTTCACGTCGCACTGCCTCGCTACTGCTAGTTTAGCCCGGTGTGCTGCGGACTTCATGCCGCCTTCTTGTGAGGGTTCTCCAGAAACAAGAAAGCTGGTGGACCTATCGACGAATTCGACGAAGGTTCCACCAGCTTCCTCGATCAGTTCAGCGACTACATGGTGATAGACGCTGAACTTTCCTACGATAGCGATCCGAAGCCCCGCGAGAGGCTTCGGATGCGTCATCGTTACTCCTTGACCACGGTGACCGCGATGTTGCTGGTGATCAGGCCCGGGTTGTTGGTCAGGGCTGCGGTCACGCAGTTCATCAGGATCTGTTCCAGTGCCGGCACCTTCGGCGACTGCTCGTTGCTGCGACGCTCCAGCAGGTCGACGTGAGCCTTGATGGACTCGGCCGCTTCCAGGATTGCCTGCTCGGACAGGTCGGTGATGACCTGACCCGCAGGGGTCCGGGACAGTTCAGCCAGCTTGGCACGCTTGATGACTTCGGCGATGACAGCCGGAATCTGCCCG